GACTGGGAACATCGTCCCGACGACGGACGCGACGTACGACCTCGGATCGACCGGCAGTCGATGGGGTGACCTGCACGTTGCCAATTCGGTCGTGGCGGGACCAGTGACCATTTCGTCCGGAAACGTGACGGGTGTCTCGACACTCACCGTGACGAACGGTGTCCAGTGCGACAACGTGGTTGCATCGGGCACCGTGTCCGCGTCGACACTATCGGGCAATATGGATGCGTCGTATATCACGAGCGGGACACTCGAGTCGGCACGCATCGCAGACGGGACGGATATGAATCCGGCGAACCTGACTGTTTCCGGAGCACTGACCGTCGCGGGATCGACGACGCTGTATCCGTCGGGACACGTCATCCCGCAGTCGAACCTGCTTTACGACCTTGGTTCGCCCACCAGTGTGTGGCGCGACGTGTACCTGTCGGGCTCGACTATATACTTGGGCAACGCGACGATCTCCGAAACCGGTGGCAATGTGGTGATGAACAGATTGGTCGTCGATGGGACCGTGACCGCGGACGGACTCACGCCGCCGCTTTCCATTACCAGCGTGGAAATTACGGATAACGCGTGGACGGTGCTCGACGATACTGCCGTGGGCCTGGATGGTGGGTACGTTCAGTTGCACGGTGTCGGGTTTGCTCCTGCCTGTTTGGTTCAGGTTGGTACTGTGAACGCGTCGAGCACGACGTACGTGTCGTCAACGGTCTTGCGGTGTCTTGTTCCCGCACGCCCGAGCGGGACGTACTCCGTCACGGTCATCCGCGGGGATAGCGTCACTGCGACGCTCCCTTCGTCGTTGACGTACTCGGACGTGGTTTCATGGATCACGCCGGAAAATCTCGGTAACATCTTCTTCGCCGACCCGTTTGTCAAATCCATAGTGGCAACAAGTGACAGTACGGTGACATACGGAAATCTCACCGCCATTCCTAGTGGGACAACACTCGATGCCGCGACTGGTAATCTGACGGGTAACATCTTATTGGAAAACGACAGTATATTTTCCATTGATGTCGTCAGTGAAGACCTGGAGAACCAGACCTCCGAGAAAACGTTCCTACTCGACTACAAGGCACTGAATGTGTCGAACGTCCAGGTGACGGACATGTCATGGTCCGTGTTACAACAAACAGCCCTTGACTCGGATTCAACTGGATATATACTTGTGAATGGTTCGTACTTCTTATCGACCGATACGGTCCAGATTGGTGGGACACCGGCGGCAACGACCTACGTTTCTTCCTCGTCACTTGGTGCTCTCGCGCCGGCCAAGTCGAGTGGATTGTACGATGCAACCGTCTTACGCAACGGAACACCGAGGGGCCTGATTGATGGTGTCAAGTACAGTATCCCACCCTCGTGGAGTACGGCAAGCAATCTTGGCGAAGTCGATGAGAATACAGATTTCAGTTACACGTTTGTGGCCACATCTGACAGTTCTGTCTCGTACACGAATACGACGGCTCTTCCTCCGGGGTCCACGTTGAACACATCGTCTGGAGTATTTACTGGGAACGTGACGTCACTCAGCGATGACCAGACATTTTCATTCGAGGTGGTCGCGACGGACCAAGATTTCCAGACCAACGTCAGGACGTTCTTATTGACTGTACTTTCATGCATCGAATAAATTGATAGCGAGTGTCGAAGGCAGGGACGAACTTGGTGGCATAGGGTTCGATGATAACGTGATAAAGGTAGCATCGAGTTTTATCATTCGAAATGTATCCACAGAACCTCCGACGACCACCCCTCCACCGGGTCCGTCACAGGATCAACTCGATCGTCTGATCAAGGAGTACGAACAGAAAATGGCCGAATTGCGTCAGCAAATGGAGGCCGAGAAGCAGGCGTTGGCGGAGGGGAACGCCGCGGCCGTCCAACAGGCCCAGGTCGCCCAACAGAGTCTGATGACCCAACTCGCGACGCTCAAACAGGCGTACGATCAGTTGACCACTCAGAACACGACCGCGCAAACCACGCTGCAGCAGATGCAGCAGCAGTTGGCGGATACGAAGACTGAGTATGATCAGAAAATGGAAGAGTTCCAGGCGGCGAAACAGAAGGAAGTTGATGCGATCAGTGCGCGGAATGCGGAGGCCATCGCGAATGCCAAAGCGGAACAAACGACGATTATTGGTGAGTTGACGACGTTGAAGACGACGTACGATACACTCGTCGCGCGCATGACGCGGTGTCCCGTCATTCCAGAGGGGACCGTGTTGGTGGACGGTGGCAGCGGCCAAATGTTCAGGTTCGAGAACGGACAACTGCGACCGATGAGCACGGAAACGTACCGTGCGCTCGGGTCGCCGTCGTATACCACTTTCCCGCAGGGATCGTTGACGAGTTGTGCTCGGGGATCTCCCATCATCGCGGAAGTTCCCACGTCGGCACCGACGACACCTGCGCCCACACGTGCCCCGCAGTTCGACGGGACGCTGTTCGTCATCGTGCACGGTGCGTCGTGGAACAGGGACGGTCAACTCAGGGTATTGAGTAGTCGGTTCGGTGGTCTGGCCATCGAACCCTTTGAGTTCAAGAGTCTGGACCAGACGTGGTTGATCAACCAGACGGGGTACGTGCGCAGCGTCACGGGCAAAGGACCGTACGTGACCACGTCACCCGACTGTATGGCCCCCATACTCGATGAGGACCCGCCGTCCGGTGGCTGGCGCGTGCTCCGCACCGGACAGAGTGCGGCCGGGTACAGATTGATCGCGCCGTGTGGATCGAGACTGGTTTCGTCCGGACGTGACGTTGGTCTGGACAAATCCGGGGGTCAGGATGTCAGTAATCAGGAGGATTGGTTCATCATCAGGGTGGGTCGGGCTCAGGTATAGAATTTAAAATGTTGTAAGATACAAATGGCGCAATCGGATAAAGTTGCAACGGGCGGAACGGTCAAGCGGATCGGGTTGACGAATATGTTGACGCACACGTTCACGAAGAGCGATGAGTTGATCATCCACAGACCGACACTGATTCGGTACTTGGTCGTGGGTGGTCGTGGCGGCGGTCCGACTAAGGATACGAAGTCTGTTGCAGGCAGTACCAAACTGAATACCATTGATCAGGAGGGTGGGATCGGTGAAGTGGTAGAAGGAACGACGACTTATCAACTCCAGCCGGGCACGTATACCGTGACGGTCGGGCCCAGATCGATCGAGTTCACGACCAAGCAGATTGCCGGGACCGGGTATTCATCTAGTCCTATGGGGACATATTCAGAGTATTGCGTTCCACCATGGAATTCGAGGGGGAATTATTTCACCGTTTATTACAGTGCAAATACTCCAACTGCATGGACAGCCAATCAACGAAATTTCAGCGAGGGAAAACCTTCCTCGATTGGTGGCGTTGCAACGGCAAAGGGTGGTGTTCCGCATCCTGGAATTTCAAATCAACCCGGGATGACGTCTTCTGGGTATTCGGCGTTATGGAAAGGTTATTATGGACAAGCAACGGGGAATAGGATGATTTGCTTCTCTGGAAATGGAGGAAATTACCATGGTATTGCGAATATGGGTATGGTAGACGTCAAACAATCGTCTAGTTGGCCATATAACCCCGCGACTCAAACGGCATACAATATGGTTGACGATAAGACGTGGAAGGACGCGATTAACAATAGACAACTCGGGCAGGGTGCCGCGCAGGCAAAAGGGAATGTCGCTGCCCAAAAAGAATCCGATATCACCGGGACGACGCAAAAGTACGGGCTCACGCCCATGGTGATCATCAGTTACGACGAGAGCAAGGCTGGCCCGGCTGGTCCGTCTCCGGACGAGATTGCCGCCATCGTCAAGGAGTACGAACGTAAGATGGCAGAGTATCGCGCACAAGTGGATGCCGAGAAGAAGGCGATGATGGACCAGAACCAGGCCGCTGTCTCCGCGGCGAAAGCCGAGCAGGAAAAGTTGGTCACGGAGTTGACCTCGCTGAAGACGAGGTACGACCAACTCCAGAAAACCGCACAGACCACGGAGACCACGCTCCAAAGCACGCAGCAGCAGTTGGTCGCGTTGAACGCCGAGTATACGCAGAAAATGCAGGATCTGGAGACGGCTCGTCAGGCGGAGATCAAGGCGTTGACCGACCAGAACCAGACCGCCGTCGCCGCCGCGAAAGCCGAGCAGGAAAAGTTGGTCGCGGAGTTGACCGCTTTGAAGACGACGTACGACGCGCTGGTATCGAAGTCGGCCGAGTGTCCCATCATTCCGGAGGGAACGACGCTCGTCGACGGCGGGACGGGACAAATGTACAAAGCGGAGAAGGGTGTCCTCCGTCCTCTGAGCATGGACGTATACCGCGCCATGGGATCACCGGCGTATACGACGTACCCGTCGGGGTCACTGGACCAGTGTTCCACGGGACCATCGTACATAATTCCCACGACGACGTCAGCACCGTCGACGACGGCTGCGCCGAGCACGGACCCCCAGTTCCCGGGGACGTTGTACGTGATTTTGCACGCGGATTCGTGGTTGAAGGATAAGCAGTTGAAGGTGCTGGCGTCTCGGTTCGGGTCATTGGAAGTCGAGGCGTTCCAGTTCAAGGCGTTGGAACAGGTGTTTGTGATCAACAATTCGGGGTACATCCGTAGCGTGTCCGCCGACGGATTATACTTGACGAGTGCGGGCGACTGTTTAAGCCCCGTGATGAGCAAGGAGGCACCGTTGTCGCCGTGGCGGATTTCTAGGACGGGAACGTCGCCGCTAGAGTATACGTTGGTATCGTCGTGTGGTGCGTCACTGAAAGCGGCTCTCGGCGCCCAGGCCGCCATCCTGGAGGAAGGCGTGTTCGGCAGCGAGGTGAGCGAGAACTGGTACATTGTGCCGGTAGGCCGCGCTCAAATGTGATAAAAAAAAGATACTCTCCCCGTCCCCGGCAGCGATCGTCCAAATCGAGCCTATCTTTTTTGCCACTACTGTAAAAAGACAGTAAAAACATGCAGTCATACTGGGTGGTACATATGACTGAATGACTGAATGACTGTAATGGCCCAGCGGCAACGTCGCCGCGTCGTAGTTGAGGTACTCACCCGTCGTGGGGAAGGTCACGCGTTGTGCGTCGACGACGGGTGGGGCGTCCCCAGGGACTGGTTCTGGGGCGGCGGAAGGAGAGCGGCAATCGAGTTGGCGTCGAGCATATATCCATGTGATTGATATTACAGTTGGTATTCACACACATTGTCTCATTCACTCGGTCGGAACACGGTCCCGATCATCTGTCTGACGCAGCACGGCTTTGGTTCATCCAAGTCCACGGGGACATCATCTTCACCCTCAAACCATGCCAACGCATCCAGTTTGACACGTTCCCATGAGGCGCGGGAAAGGTTCCGATCATCTTCCTCCGTCATTCGATCCGAACGGACGGCCACCAATGACGTCACGAACGTGCGGGACCTTGTGACACCAACTGTGACGACGAATTTTTCCGGGGTGACGAATGCCAAGTACGATCCGTACCAATTGTAATTCGTGTGCGTCCACACATCATCGACGCGAGACCTTGCACACCATCCTGGATGAAAACATTGCACGGATCCGCCGACGGGACCCGTGCAATGTTATCCGTCGTAAATGCAGCAGCATTTTTTCTCTTGACCGCCTGTACATTATGCCACCGATCAGTCTCTCCTCATTGCAGTCGAGCATCGACACCCTCACGACTGACACGGCACAAATCGACGCCATCCGCGCATACTTGCGGCTACTCGGACCGACCCAGGAAGCCGTACTCGCCCCGTCGGACCCCGAGGCCGGTGGATACTTCGGCTACGGTGCGTCCATGAACGATGCCGGAGATGTCGTTATTATCGGTGCGCCCAATGACGACGGGACTGGGCCGGGCGACAGCGGCGCGGCCTATATCTTCACGAATTCGGGCGGCGTATGGACCGAGACTGTCAAATTGGCCCCCTCCGATCCGGAGGCGAGTTCATACTTTGGATGGGCCACGTCCATCAATTCCGCCGGCGATGTCGTAATTGTCAGTGCGTTCTACGACGACGGGATTGGCGTGGCCGATAGCGGCGCGGCCTATATCTTTTCAAATTCGGGCGGGTCATGGAGCCAAGTTACAAAGCTGGTCCCGTCAGATCCGGAGGCGAGTGCAATCTTCGGTTACAGAGTGTCCATGAACGCCGCCGGAAATGTCGTGATTGTCAGTGCGTACAATGACGACGGGATTGGCGTGTCCAATAGCGGCGCGGCCTATATCTTTTCAAATTCGGGCGGGTCATGGAGCCAAGTTACAAAGCTGGTCCCGTCAGATCCCGAGGCCTCGGCGGCCTTTGGGATCAGTGTGTCCATGAACGCCGCCGGAGATGTGGCCCTTATCGGCTCGAATGCCGACGATGGGACTGGTGCGGCCGCCGATAGCGGCGCGGCCTACATATTTTCTAACTCTGGCGGGTCGTGGACGCAGACGACGAAGCTGGTCCCCTCCGATCCACAGTTGTACGCATCCTTTGGAAACTCCGTCTCGCTCAACGATGCCGGGAATGTTGCGATAATCGGGGCCCCCCTCGACGAAGGGACTGGTGTGCTCTACAGTGGCGCAGCCTATATATTTTCTAATTCTGGCGGGTCGTGGAGCCAAGTGACAAAGTTGCTCCCGTCGGACCCGGAGAATAGTGCACAATTTGGAATCGAATTATCCATCAATGCCGCCGGAAATGTCGCAATTATCAGCGCGAAAGGTTACGACGGGACTGTGCCGAGCGATAGCGGCGCGGTCTATATCTTTTCAAATTTTGGCGACGGGTGGGTACAGACTGGCAAGTTGGTCGCCCCAGACCCGGAGGCGAGCGCATACTTCGGCTCCGCGGTCGCAATCAACGCCGCTGGCAATCTGATGATTATCGGCGAGTCCAACCGCGATTTTAGCGGATCCAATAATAGTGGGCTGAGTTATATATTCAGAGGAGTTGTCTGAGACGCGTTACACGATCAACGCAAAGATCCTGGCGAGGGCATGTAAATTACTGGGGTCAAACCCGAGCTTGGTATTGACGCGCGCATCATCGAACAACAAAATAAGATGGTCAATACTCACGATACTCATTATTACCCCGTCTCCGACCTACTCGACCTCTCGAGATGGTCCACGCGGTCGGCCAACTGCTTGAGTGCTTCGATCATCAGCGCGTGAAGTTTGGTATACTGGATGGTCAGGTACGACTCACCGGAGATGGACTTCCCGTCCTGGTCTCTGTCGAAGGGTGCCGTGGTCACGCATTCATGCAAGCCGGCATCCTCCACCTCCTGTGCCACCAGTCCCATATCATTGCCCCGCATGGGCAAATTGGGCACGTCGTCCCGCCACGTATACCTGTACCCGGTCAACTTCCGCAGGGTTCCGAGTGCATCCTCGATTTGGACCAGGTCCTTCTTCAGTCGGCGGTCGGAGGCAAACGCGACGATATCAGCCGACACGAGACAGTTTCCCGTGATGGTCACGTTTCCATCCGATTCGACGGCCAATCGTTCCGTGTTCTGCGTCGCGAACGACCATCGGTGGTCGGTGATGTCGTACGATGCCAGCGTTGCGAGGTACGTGTTTACATTTGACAGGGCATCAATGGCAAAGTACGAGTCCGTTCCATCCACGTCCCGAACAAACGTCCCGATGGACACGGATTTCCGCGTCGCGTCGTCTGCATTGTTCAGGAGACGCAACGACGAACCGGTATTCTGATCGGCCGACGAGGCGGCGATTTCCAAATTCTGGATGCGGATGTTCCCCTCCGCCTCGAGAATGATCGCGTTCCCGAGACCGATCGCGTTTCCTTCGACGGTCAAGACGTTCGTGGTGACCGAGGTCGAATCGATCACGTCCAATGCCTCCGTGAGTCCCACCACATTCCTCGCCTGGATGTCCACCAATTCTTGCCCGTTTCCCCGGACGTTCTGGACGTCGAGGTTGGCGATGACCACATTGCCTCCTGTTTCGAGAATGATCGCGTTCCCGAGACCGATCGCGTTCCCTTCGACGGTCAACACGTTCGTGGTGACCGAGGTCGAATCGATCACATCCAATGCCTCCGTGAGTCCGACCACATTCCTCGCCTGAATGTCCACCAATTCTTGCCCGTTTCCCCGGACGTTCAGGACGTCGAGGTTGGCGATGACCACGTTTCCACCCGTCTCCACGATCGACGCGTCGCCCAATTGAATGGATGCTCCCGTCACGTGCAGATCTCCGTCGATCGTGGTCCCGTTTGCGTCGAACAGGGCACGTTCCGTTCCGCCGGTGGCGATGGACAACGCATCGGGTCCATTCTTGTACAGTCCAGTATCGGGATCGGTTGCAAACGTCAGTCCCGGCTGCATGACGTTCCCGTCGGGCAACCAATCGATTCGTCCTCTCGATTGGAGGACATTGCCACGAATCACCAGCGGCATATTGCAACTGTGCAACATATTAGAACGCCTCCACGACGTCGTCGACCATGGACCGAAGCATCGCCGGGTCGATGGCGTGATCGAGTTCGTCGACTTTGCGTTTGAACGATGCGCCGGAACATCGCGCGTATTCCCCCGCGGAATTAAATGCTCGGTACATCAGATCATGTCGGATGTGTACAATCTCAGCATCAAGAAGTTTGAGTGTAAAACCATCCCTGAACACCCGGTGGTGGTGTGCATTGCCAAGCGCAGGTCAGGTAAGAGTTTCCTCATTCGCGACTGGTTATATCAACTCAGGAAACGGTATACTGCCGGGATCGTGATGAGCGCGACAGAAGATGGCAACCGATTTTATGAAAAAATGGGTGTGCCCAAGGCTTTCATATACACGGAGTTTGACGAAGCGGCACTGGAGAAACTGGTGGAAAAACAACGACTTTCGACGAAGAAAGGGACTGCGACGCCGATTTTCGTGGTGTTGGACGACATTGCATACAACAAGAGTATCTTTCAGAAGAGCGTGATCAGGTACGTGTGTCATTTGCTCGTTTGCTGGTTTGCTCACTCGTCCGCTCACCCGCTCACTCTTCCGCTCACCCGCTCACCCGCTCACTCGTTCGCACGCTCACTCGTAGGTTACTGCTCATGAACGGTCGTCACTTCAAGATCAGTCTGTTCCTCATGCTGCAGTATGCGCTGGATACTCCTCCAGCGGTTCGCGCGAACATCGATTTCGTGGTTCTCCTGAAGGACAATTTGCACCGCGAGAAACTGTACAAGAGTTTCTTCAACGGGTTGGTACCGACGTTCGGTCTATTCAACACGCTGATGGATTCGTGCACGGATGATTTCAAGGCTTTGGTGCTTGATAACAGCAGTCACTCGACCAAACTGAGTGAACTGATATTTTGGTACCGCGCGAAGAAGCGCGACAAGTTTAAGATTGGGAGTAAAGCGTATTACGACTTTAGTAAACGGAAGAGTAAGGACGAGGATGATGACGACGACCAGAAACAGAAACACGTCAAGCGGAAGGGGAGCGTCAAATTGTTGCGGTAGTGGAGGTGGACAGTGTAAAAGAATGCTTACAGAACAAACGAACGAATCGGTGAGGATTTCCGTTGTCGATGTTGTTTCCGTGCGTGACGAATCCGACGTCCGGTGGTGGTAGGTGCGGATCGATACATCGCGACATGTTCGTCGATGACGATCTCTTCATCGGGGTCATCGACGTCGTAGTTTGACGTCTCGGTTCTTTGGTTGGTTGTGTCCTTGACGCAGCACAGAATTGAGCAGTACTGGGTCGAATCGATCATTTTCGTCTGACAGGACGGTCGTTTGCACGACGCAGGTAGTGTGGAATTGGGTCTTTGGTTCGGGTGGACCAGACACGTGTGAAAGCCGTTGTGGACGTACGATCTGATCAATGACGCGTCTACGCCGAACAATGTGTGAATATGTTTCACGTGCACGACGGGCACGTAACAGTACCGATAAATCCGCACACAGTTGTGCCCGGTCTTTCCCTCTCGACGCGTCATCGTCATACAGGCATCGCACATCACGTGCCTTTCCGTATGAGACCCATGTGTCGACGATTTGGACCCGTGCGATGCCGCATTGGTCGTCCACAGTACGTACGACGGTCGTTCGCCACAGTAGCACGACGTGGTGATGAGACGGACGGTATCCATTTTTTCTTTTTCTACACTGTATTGAACTAGACGATGCGCGGGTCCATCATCCAGTACATATCGACTTTGACCCATGCGAGGTCGTCGTTCGATACGTGCAGATCGTACGATGTGAGGACTGATCTCATTTGGTCGACGGTGACGTTTGTCCACTGATCGTCGACGGCCGTCGCGTCGTGGTTGGAGGTTGTGCATCGCATATAGACCATGGGCGCGATGGACGCGACTTCGTTTCCCAGTTTATCCATATCGATCTTGATATCCAGCGATATTGGTGTGGACTCGCGTCGCTCGAAGACGAAGGATGCTACGTTGTTCTGGAACGCCACGCAGGTTCGTTTGGTGCACGGACAATCGAATGCGAAGAAAAACGATGCTGTGTTCTTGACGGGGTACGTGACCATACTCGACTTGATTTTCGAAAGGGGGACGGGTCGGTTGACGACCGCGTGTGCGTCTCGAGCGCACTCGAGCAGGGGGATGAGGGAGTTGGGGATCTGGTCGAGTGTCCAGTTGAATTCTTCCGGGTGGAACATGTTTCCCACGCGCCGGATACTGAAGATCCGTTCTGCCACGAGTCTTTTGTGTTGGTCTGGTGTGTGTCTGATGAGGGCGTGGACGAGTAATCCGACAGGAAAAAACTGGGCGGTCTGGTCGACGACCATGACCGCGACGCCCGGCGTGACCGTGATATGGTTGAACAGTTTGGAAAAGTCGCGCCAGTTCGGGAAGACGATCCGAAGTTTCAGGAGGAACCCTGCTCCGAACTCCGGCAGGAGGAGGGGCGCGTTGACCAGGAGCACGGGTCCTGCTACGGCTGGACATTCGCTTCTCACCAGCGTCCACAACCTGTGTGTGAGTTTCCTCCACTTGGTCGTGCACCCGAGGTAGTTCATTGTGTGGAGGATGGATGCTACTTGTTCCGCGGACTTGAGTTGGTTCGACGGGAGACTGCCGTGGACGATCGCGATGACCGTGCGCATGGTCTCGGATGGCACGTCGACGTAGAAAGTTTTGGTGTCGTCGTCGGACATATCCTCGAAGAACATCGCGAGGACGGAGCACGACGAGACGAGCGCGAAGGTATTGGCTCGGAGGATGGTACCGTCTGAACACTTGACGTCACAGTCGTACAGTCTGTCGAGGAAGGGTGTGACCACAGCCTTTGGTTGTTCGTCCCTCGTGGAGATTCCGAGTTCTGTGAGCATCCTCGATGTGTTTCGATTGAATGATGGTATTCATCTTGTTCCTGGGAACAAAATGAATCGTAGGATTTCCTTCATCTCGAATTCATCCATGACGCTTCCACGACACCAAATTCAAATCTCCTGCAGGACGTGTTACGATCGGAAGATGAGTAGGATCAGGAGACCGATGAGGAGGAAGAACATGAGATCATCCTGACTGAAAGTGACCTTCTTGCGTCTCGTGTGCTGGAGATGGGCGGATGTGTGCATATCCATGGCTTTACACATTTCCGGGCCCATGAGCCGTCGGACACCGACCGGTCCTTGTGTGAGCATGGCGTTCGTCAGGACGTGTCGACACACGTCAGTATCTGACCGTCTGGCTCGTCGTTCTTCGGCCAGGTCGGCCTCCTGGTTGTAGGGGTTGAAGACCTTCGGTGTGATCTCTTGACCCCACGCTTCGTCGAAACTTGTGTACGTGAGCATGGTATACTCCACATAATATTCGTGAGCGTTTACACTGTTTGAACACAATCACACAATCACACAATCACAATTTGAGCACGTTTTTGGTGGCGGTTCCCCTTCCTGTCCCGCGTCCTCGTCCTCGTCCCCTGCCTCCCCGACCCCCTCTGGCTGGGACGGTGGTGATTTTGATGGATTGGTCGTCTTCGTCGCTCGATCCGGATAACGATCCTCCGCTGGACGAATCGTCCGAGGGTCCCGATGATCCGTCGTCGTCACTCGATACGATATCGCTGAGTCGGTCGCTTTTGTCGTCCGGCATGTCCATCTCGTCGTCCCGGGACCGTTTCCTGCTTTCGGTCATCTTGGGGAGTTCCTGCGGAACGAAGACGGACGGCGCGGTCCCTCCGAACATAGCCGACATGTCCGGTCCCTTCATGGGTTTACGGAGGACGGTGGTCGGTCCGCGCTGTTCCTGTTGCTGCTGCGCGGCGCCCTTCTGCGTCTGCTGCTGTTGGGACGGCGGTGGCGGCTGTTGTTTGTTGGGTTGCGGCGTTTGTTTGTTGCCCGTCTGTCCGCCGCCCATCATCGAGCCGAGTAGTGACGAAAGATCGAAGCCGCCCTTTTGTCCCGCGTCCGCGGACGCGTTCCCGGCGAGGGAATTCGCCAGTTGTTTGCTCATGCTCTTTGAGAGGTTGAACCAGAACGCACTGGCGGCCAGTGCGAAGACGAGTCGTAACTCTGGCATGATTTGCATGCTTCCCCTGTACTTTTGGTGGAGCTCTTCGAAGATATCATCGTATTCGCTGGCACTGATGCTGGTGGCCACGCTATCTGACCACCCGTCCAGATCGGACCATTCATACCTGCCATTGAGCCACTCGATGGACGAGGTGAGCATACACACCATCTTCCTCTGGAATTTGATCGACCTATCCAGTGCCACTTCGCTCTCTATACGTCCGACGATCGCGCGGAGATCGCGTATATCTGCGCCGCTGTCCGGTTTGTCCACGGGCATACCGCCCCGGATGGCCCGGTGGATCTTGAACAGGAGCGCGTTGCGTTCCGCTTCGATGGATTCGAATCCGGGCGACGGTCGTTCGACGTAGTCGCTGATGGTGGAATCTGGGTACTCGTTCGCGTCACCTCGTTGGTACTCGACGTCGCCACCGTCGTACTCGCCGTCGTCATCGTCGTCGTCGTCATCGTCGGACGCCGACGGCGAATCTCGGACGCGTCCCTGGTTTGCAAAGTCGCGGAAATCGAACCCGTCACTCGGCGGTGGCGCGGTAGTTGAGACGGGAGGAGGCGGTTGATGAATGGGTTGGGAAGAAGAAGCGTGTTGCGGAGCGTGTTGCGTGCCGACGTGCGGGATCGTCTGGTTGTTGGCCGGACGCACCATCGTCGGACCGGGTACGGTCCTCGGCACTGACGTTGTTTTCGGTCTGTCGATGGATATAGTTGGCGCCGAACGATTCGTCCCGAACAGGTCGATGTGTTTATCTTCCGTGTCGCGTTGAATGCGGAGATCCATTGCGATGTTTGTCGCCGGCTTGAGACAACCGAGGAATTTGTTTTGACGGATTCTTCGCGCATGTCGTCTCAATACTCGATGGCGTTCGAGGAGGCTCCTTGGATGGCGTCACCGACGGGTGTTACAGATAAAATGATGACGAACCACGAGAGGAAGACGTGCGTCCCGAGCAACGACCGGCCCAATTTCGTCTTGGGGACGATCTCGCCCACCATGACAGTGGTTTGCGTCAGGAGGACGTAGTACGCGACCATGGACACCGAATTGGATTTCGCCGTAAAGTGTTCTTGGAAATCGATGACGAATCTGTAGATGAAACAAAACACGAGGAACAGGACCATGTGGTACTGCATGAGCCGCTCCAGGAAGCGGTTGGTCAGGATGAGTCGTGTCGCGTTCATTGTGTCGTTTGATGGGATTGATCAACGGGTTCCTCTTCTATTCGGTTAGATATTGTTCTGGCCATCCGGGCAAGGATGTACGCTTCAGCGAGGTCGTCTTTTTTCCGTGCGGCGTCGATGATGTGGTGGTCGGGTGTCTCCGCGACGAGCCGTTGGACGTGGATGACGCTGCTTTTTTTGCGTTGGGCGTACGTTGCGTACTGCAGATCCGGTCTGGCTCGTCTGACCAACGATATTCTGGACTGGGGTTGGACGAGCGTCACTGTGCACTGGTCGTTGTGCATGGCGATGAACAACTGTATCCAGTGCTGCACCATTTTGGCCTGGCCGTTCTGTGGCGGTTGACGTTCGATCACCGCCACCCTGGCATTCCGGATGAGATGTTCGATACGTCGCATGGCCTCGAGGAAGTGGTGTACCGAGGACGCGTCGACGAGGTCCCAATACACGGTGGTCGTTTGCAGGGATGCACAGTCGAACGCGCAAATGCCGAGATGCTTGGTTCCCGGATCAAACCCCAATACGATATCCATGTCTTCCCCACATATATTTGTATTGCGAGAATCCGCGAGGCGCGGACTCAGAGAATTTTGGACCAACGGACCGAAGGACCGACGGACCGAAGGACACCCACACACAATAAAACATACTAATGATCCGTTCGGTCATTCGTCGCCAAATGTTCACGTCGCCGATGCATTCGGTTCCTCGCGGATACGCGGTGGGAACGCGACACCGTTGTTCCCGTTCTTCCCGTTCTTCCCCGGTCGTGTGTCACGTGACGGGGAATGTGTCATCGTCGTCTTTGCGTCGCGAAAGCGTGACCCGAATGAACCGAATCGAGACGCTTTTCGGTCGCGTGGCTCGTCCTTTACACGTGAGTCACATGTTTGCCGACCCCGAATCGTTCCAGCAGTTTCAATCTTTCAGCGAATCGGATGACGTCATCGACGTTGCCTTCGATGTCGGGAGGAAAGTCATCGTCCACATGCGCGACCCGACGAAGGATGCGATCGAGTTCCCGTCGAAAATCATCACCGCCGACGATTTGCAGACGTTGTGGACGAGCCTGGAGACTCGTGGGAACAGGGGCGGGCATCCCGCGTCACTGAACCGGTTCTCCGTCATCAGATCGTTCGATGGGTCCATCAGCGGTGTGACCATGCGCGTGTCTCGTGTGCTCGACCCACACGACGTATTGACCAACGATACCAAGACGTTTCTGGACTTGGGGTACGGATTGGTGTTGTTCGGACCACCCGGGTCTGGGAAGACCACCATGTTGCGCGCCATCGCCAAGCATCTCGCGGAGACGCGCCGCGTCGTGGTGGTGGACGAAGTGGGCGAGGTTGGTGGGTTCGGGAAGATCAACTCCGTCGCCATCGGGAACGCGCGCCGAGCGTGTGTACACGACGGGATGACCCATGCCGAGACGGTTTTGGACGTGGTTCGTAACCACAGTCCACAGACGGTGGTGATCGATGAACTGATGTCGCATGCCGATGCCGCGTCCGCCTTGACGGCGGCGCGTCGCGGTATCCAGTTGATCGCGACCGTGCACGCCGATACGCTGGACGATCTGGTTGGGAACCCGGTATTCAGGGATATTTGTGGCGGTGTGCAGCATGCGGCGGTGTCCGATTCGTCCATGCGTATGGTGGGCGGCAAGTTTGTGAGTCAGCGTAAGGGGATGACTGCGTTCCGTGGCGGGTTCGACGTCCAGCGACAGATGTTGATCGTGAATCTTGACCGTGCCGTAGATAGTATTCTTCAAAATCAGTAGTGTGTGAAACATGAACGAACTGTTCGAGCGATACGTTGTGCAATTGCGAGTGGTCCTGGACGAATTGATTGCGCACTACAAAGAGGTCGTTGACCCGTCGTTGGAGAAGATCGATACGCTGCTGGAGACCGAACGTCTCCTGAAGCAAGCCGACACGAGCGACGACAGTCGGTACGTCCCCCTGGCCCTGAAAGAGATCCATGACGAAGCGTACAAGGAGTCGTTGTTTGTTGGGGGCGTGTACGATGCCATGGTCAACACCCTCGGGGAGATGCAAGAGTTGATCGTCGACGCAAAGTATGAAGAGTACGAGCCACTGTCTGTGTCGAAAGATTAAGCGCGTTACATGTAATAAAATGCGAGGAGTAGTACGTTTCGGATGTGGGGTTGGGTATTAGTTTGCGTCACACCTTCCACTTTGGCGGGAGGTAATTCTTCTTGCCATCGTCAGTTGTCACCTTCCGTATGCCCGATGAGTTTTTGTGCGTATACCTCTTTGAGCCGACGAATGCGCCTTTGATATCGTGGATACCGTATGTCTTGAGTCCGAGCGCTTTCCACATGGTCTTATGGACGTCCACAAGCATCGCGTGACGCTTGTGGGCTTTGTACCTGTTGTCGTGGCAATCGCCGCTGCTGCACTCATCGGCGACGTGGCCGTAGGCGATCTTTCCGTTTTTCGGGTTCTTGAGTTTGATCAGTTTGAATTTATGTGCGGTGATTCGGTCCGAATACAGTGCGACAGGGTACACTTTGACGGTGCGTGTCCCGATCCTCACCCTTGCCGGGTAGGCATTGAGACGTCCGCCGCCCGCGCCGACCGACCCGGAGTACATGGTCGACAGGATACGCATGGCGTGCGAACAGTTCGCCAAGAGCAAGAGGAGACCAAGTTTGACGATATTCATGTTGACAACTTAAATCATTGATTTGAGAGTGACAGTGTGACGATGAGGACGATGACGAGACACACCATCATCGAACTGCACGATGACGAGAGGAAGCCGGTACCTGCGACAACGGGGTCGACGTCTTCCATCGCTTCGCCTCCGCCTCCTCCTCCGCCGCCTCCAAACGGAATGAAGAACAGTGGCAGTGTAAGTGTACTTATCACGTTGAATATCGTATCGGCTTTGATCCAGTTGGAGACTGGCTCTGGTTTTTGTCTGGGGTTGGTGGCCCCATTGGCGTCATCTGCCACTTTGGAAGAATTGGGCTTGGTCCCTGGTTTTTTTTTGAACCAGTTTGCCGGGTTTAACTTCGACCAACCACCGCCTTTGGCCATGATGTGTACACTACTGTAATGCACACAAGAGAATATTCTTTTGTGTGTACTGTAAGAGCAGCATTTGGATGATGTCATCGTCATTTGCCATGTCGATTGTCGCGTTTGTCGCGTCGACCATCTTGGTCGTGTGTATGGTGCTCGCGGACGTGAAACGTATCCACGACGCGCTTCCTCCCGTGGGTATGGCCGTGTCCATCGAGGACGTCCGAAGACGTTGGTCGACGGGCGATATTCTTTTTTTCCGGTCGTCGAACTCGTCGTGGATTTCGTCCAGCACCGTCATGCAGTACACGCACATAGGTATCGTGGTGGACGGTAAGGTCGTGGAGGCACACGGGAAAGGCGACGGCCGTCACTTAGGCAACGGTGCGTCTGGTGTGTTTGCGTACGATGTGGAAGCGAGGGTACGCACGTACCCTGGGACCGTACATTGGTCCCGGTTACGCGCTCCTCGTGACCAAGAACGGGACGCCCGGATTCGTCGGGCCGTTCGCAGGTTGGCGGAACGTAAGTACGACTTTGATCACGTCGCGTGGTTGGTCTCGTCTTGCTCGCTGCGGGTGCCTCTCGTTCGTCCGAACGATGTCGTCTTCTGTTCGGAACTGGTCGTGGACGTCTTACAGCGCGCCGGACTCGTGTCATCGGATATCGACGCATCGTGTGTGTGTCCCGACGACGTGGCCGCTATGCCACTGTTCGATGCGCCACGTCCCATCTTCGTTTAATCGGTCAATCACCGGCGGTTGTTGCCGGCGTTAAGGTTCGTGTTCAAGTTGTTCCAGTTGTCGAGTGCGTTGTTGTAGTTGGCGGCACCTTTCGGTCCGTTGTTGGAGTTGTTCTTCCCGCGGTTGTTGTTCTTGTTTTTGCCTCCCTTCCTGAAGAAGAAGAACCACACTGCAGCGAGAAGGAGCACGCACAGACACGACATGAGCAGGATCGTATTGAACGTCCAGAACGGTTCGGGTTCTTCCTCGTCGGGTTGGGGCGTGAACGTCGGCACTGGTGCCAGTGTGGGCGGAAGGGTGGTCGGTGCCATCGTCGTTGGCATGGGTGTCAATGGGTTCAGCGATGTGATGTCGCCGTCCATCAACAGGCTGGGCGCCACCGGCAGTGGAAATATCACCCCGCCTCCAGAACCATAGTTCGGATTGTAGGGATACGACGGTGCAACGGTCGCGGGGGTAACGGTCGTCGCCGGGGCGGCAGTGGTCGGTGCGGCGGTGGTCGGCGCGGCGGTGGTCATGCCGCCGATGGCACTAGAGTCCCACGTGATATTCGAAAGCCAAGATGACATTTACGTTTAGATATATGTGTGCATGATAATAAATTGACGCCCCGCGGTCTTCATATCTCGTCGACTTCCATATCCGCGTCTTCGAAGACGATCTCCTGTGTCAGCGGATCTGATACGTCGTCGGCGCCTTGCGCGTACCCGGGCATATTCTCAACTTGCCATTGTCTATACTTTCTGTCCAGATCGTCGAATTCTTTGTACCTCCGCAACAGTTTTTCGTGCGTCTCGATGTATCTGTGCAGGATATCAACTTTGTTCGCGCCGTCATCCCGATGCGAACACAGAAGACACGTCCCCGGCAGAACGCGTTCGGATCGACGCATGCTTCCTCGAAGACGTCCGACGACGACTTTGAATCGGACGTTATCCGGTTCGTCGATCACGACCGAGAACCGTCTATCTCCGAGGGGTGCCACTGCAATCCCGTACATTTGCGACTCGTCCCGGAAGAGCAGTTCTCGTTCGTTCGCCTTGACCGTCCTGTTGACGTGTTTTTTCTTCTTTACGGGCATTTGTGTACAGCCACAAGAAGAAAACGATGAGAAACTCGCGACCGGCAGTCGTCACGCCCTCCTGGCGACCGCTAGGAACGGCGCGGCCAGGACCACGGGAGACCACTGCAAGGACTTGAGCAGGTGCGAAATGGCCGTGCAATAGGACGAATTGGAGAAAAACATACCGAAGAAGGTGGACTGGCATGCGGATACATGGTGGTGAAGCAGGAGGTTGTGCAGACAGAAGGCTGTGATGCTCAGGAGTGAGATTCTGGCGACGTCTCGCATCGCATACAGTTTCCAGCATAATCGGTTGGACGAATATGCTGCATTCTTTGCACCGATTGCATTGATTGCATTGATTGCATTCTTTGCATTGTTCGCATTCTTTACATTCTGTGGTCTAGTAGGGCTCAAAACATGTCACTGTACAATTTGCTGGGCGGCTGGAGTTCGCGGTAGTATGAATCGATGTCCCGGGGCAGGTATTTGTACACGATTGTGTTATCTGACCGTTCGTTGGTCAGGATATCCTGTTTGACGCTTTGTTTGTCCTGATCATTCTTCCGGATCTGGGCCAACAGGATCAGAATCACGCCGATCAGAAACAGTGTCGTTGCCGCCTGCATATCTGGTGTAAGCACACATAAAAATGCTCGACACAACATCACAACATCACAACATCACGTGCTCGTGAAGAGTAATGTGCCCATCCCGCCGCTGAACCTGAGGACGTTCAACGTGCGGGCGTATACACGCAGTCTGCCGTCGCTCGTCCCCTGGGAAAACGACGGATCGAAGGTGACTTGCAGGTGAGCGGTATCGGCTCGCGAGAGATTGATGCTGCCGCTGGGAGACGATTCTGCCTCCGGTTGCAGCGCGAATGAGTAGCAGTACACTTTCTTGTTCGGAATCCTGGTATGATGTCCGTACGGTTGCAGGAGACGATGGTACTTGCCCGACCGTTCCGCGTACCTGGCGTGACCGTTGACATGGATCACCGCCTTGGCGATTGGATCGACGGCGCCTCCGGGCGCCTCGTAATCGAAATAGTCGTTGCCCTGGACGGGGTACTGAGAAGGGGTGATGCCCGAATTATACTTGGCGGCGGCGTTGTACGTCCACAGAATCTCGCTCACCGGGTGGACGAAGTTGAGGTCGTACTTCCGTTGAAGACTGTTCTCGCTTCCCGAGACGATGACGGGCGTGTCGCCCAAGAACTGCACGTTTTGCAGCAGCAGTTCGTGCGAATTTTCGAGGAACTTTTTGCGTTCTTGTGTCGACAGGAAAACGTACGTAATATACGCTTGGATGTCGAGCGAGGGCGTCCTGCCCGTCTGGTTGACGAGGCTGCTGACGGGGACGGTCGACTTGATCAGTTCGTTGTACTCTCGTATATCGAAGACGAGGTTCATCGTATGATACACGAGTTGTACGATTGGCAGGGAAAGACCGGGGTTGCGGCACCATGAAAAGTTGAGTGGGATGAACAGTTTCGTGGGTCCCTGCAGCGACTGGTCCCACAGGTCGTAGTTTGGGAACTTCCCGATCATGGTGTTGAACCCTTCCTCTTTCTCGCTCGGAAGCGACAGTTCCGCGTCAATATCCATCCACTCGGAGGTGATGCGGGACACGCGCGCGCCACCGATCTCAAAGTCGACGGTCTTGCATAGCGCGTGCCCGATGGAGTTGCACCACCTGACGGACGAAACCGCCACCGTCGTGGAGTACGAACCCGGCGTACCGGATGCCACGCGCCGGACGCTGATGGAGTACGATTTGGTCTTGTCCAGTGCGGTGATCGGCACGTCGGTGGCACCGGCCGCGCCGTTGACGGTGACCTGTGTGGTCCCGTCGTCAACCAACACGTCGTACGAGTCATCTGCCCCGTCCAGACACGGGATGATTCGGATATTGGCCGTGGTCGACGACTCCCAACGGGCCGAGACGATCCCAGGCACCGCGGATGCAGCGGGGGTGACGGTTTCGATGGCGAAATCACGGAGATCCGGGAGGTCTACTTCGAGAAAAACCGAGTACACCAGGTCGCCCGAACGAGTGATTGGAAGGACGGTTCTGCGTCCGAAGGTCGCCTCGCTTTGAAACGGTGCCAGGATGCTTTCCAAGGAGAACACGGAGTATCGCTTATGCTTACTGCGGAAGAACGTGACCTCCGGCTGGCCGGAGAGGACCAGATCTTCCTTTCCGAAGAGTGCCAACTGATTGACTCCTCCTGGCATGATGGAGTACTGTTATACCTTGTATACCTATCCGCATTATTATTTACATGGGAAATTTACATCGCACGCCGCCTACGCGACGGGCATCGGGACGGTTTGCGCCGCCGGGATTTGTGGCGGCTGGGGCGCGTCGAGAACGAACGGCTCGCGGCTTATCTTGGGTCTTCCCGTGCTGAACGCGTACAGTGCGATGACGGCCACGAGGGCACCGATCACGGCCGTCACGGCAAAGGTTTTCTGTGGCGTTTCGTCTTCGTCCATGATGTACCGGTAGGCTGTCACGCCGACGGCGATGCCAAGTACGATAATGATCGCGAGGGTCGTGTTCTTCATGTGAATGTAATTACATGAAGTGCTCAAAATAAATCGATTTCGAATGCGCGGTCGGGTGTTCATTTACAGCGAATCGCGGATCGAGGCGGCGGTTTGTGGTCCGAACAGTTGGGGTGCCGCTTGTGGTTGCGCCTGTTGTTGCGGCGCGTGCTGCTGTTGCGTGGATGGGTGAAGGTGCTGCCCGGGTTGTTGTGGGTACTGCGTTGGCGCCTGGTGGAACGGTTGTGTGCCCAACGCGACCTGTGGAGGGACGTGCTGTTGGGGTGCTGGTGCCGGTGCGGGCGGCGCGGGGTACGGCGGACCCATCACGTCGTCGTCGCTGTCTTCATGGTCTTCGCCGTATCCGTTCGTTTGTCCGGCCGGTTGGTGCATGTCGTGGGGCATTGTGACGTTGTTGGGGACTTGGTTGGACGGGATGTTGACGTTGATATCGTGTTTGTCGTCGTCGTCGCTACTTTCCGACTCGCTCTCGTCGGATGACGACGAGTCGCTGGCTACCTTTTCGTTGTTCTGTGGTTCGGGGTCCGGTGCCGCCAGGTACGACTCGAGGATGTCGTCGTAGGGGATCAGTCGTCGTATGGACCGCTCGATCGCCTCCGGCACTGCCTGTGTATCGAACGCCTGTCTGTTCTCCATGATGAACGGCTCATAATACAGTATCTGTGCCATCTGCTTGTACACCTCGTGGACGAAGGCGTCAGTTTGCGGAAGTTTCAGCGTGACGGAGGGCCTGTCGCTCCCGAGGCGGATCGCAGAGAGGACCTTGACCCAGGTCACGAGGACGGCGCATACCAGGTTCTCGAAGAACGTGTAACTCGTGATGAGTTCGTGTGTCCGCTGTTGGATGATGGAGATGTTCCAAAATGGGACCTGTTTCACTTTGCTCTGGAAACAGATGAACACGTCCGACCCTTCTTCGACACACTCTTGGTACAGCGTGCCGAAGACGCTGGTCAGTTGCGGCGTGAACAGTTCCTCCAAACGGGATGTGTACTCTTTCTTTGCATCTAGAAGCAGAGGCGTAATGTCCGACATCGGTGCCGTTCGATCCTATTACAAGCACAATAATAAATCCCTGTTGATTTACGCACGTCCGGCCCGTCCGTCAGGTCGTCCGTCAGGTCGTCCGTCCGGTCGCTCATCGATTCATAGTCAATTTATGGTTGAGTCTGGCGAGTTTGACGTGTAAGGGTTCGTCGATCTTCGGCTTTTTCCCACCGCTGGTCGACGTGGATTTGCACGCCTCCTTTGGTGCTTTTTTTCGGATGACGTCCTTTTTCTGTTTGGTCCAGTCGATGATGATCTCGTTGTCGTCCTTGATCACTTTGAACCCGCCTTTTTGCAGTTTCTCGGTCACGTATCGAACGGCGTGGTCGTGGTTGAAGATGGGTCGTCCCACGATGAATGACGGGACGTGGTACCGCGTGGTCGTGAACCCCAACTCGTTGCGCCGTCTGACGTGGTCTGTCGTCTTCAGGTAGAGTTCTTTATACGTCTCGTGATTCAATTTGGCACGCTGAATCTCTTTCGACGTGAGATCTTTGACACGCAAAGAACGCGTCATCGTTTGTCCCTACCCAAGGAGTCGATTTAAAAGCCGGTGATTTTGCTCTGTTCCTCCTGCTTACGCTCCTGTTTACACCCCTGTTTACACTCCTGTTTACTCCCTCGTGATCTCGGATATGCCGATGAGGTACATGAACAGATAGAAGATGAGCATGGGCGGAGAGATCACACGGTCGTCCCAGAAGTCGCCGCGCGGGTACGTAAAGATCAGGATCTCGGCGGCCAGCAGTCCGAGCAGGACGGCTTTATTGAGCGTGTACTGGTCTTCGGAAAGGTACGGAACGAAACTCAACAGGACGTAGGCGAACACCGCGGTGAACGCGCCCAGCATGAGGGCGGTGAAGACGTGGTGTTTACCCTCCAGTTTGGAGAAGTATGGTGCGATGACGAAGGGGAACACTGCGGAGAGCAGCGGCACCACCAGTCCAATGTGATGGTACCGACTGATTCCCGGTTGCAACAGTTCGAAATTTCCAGTCATGGTACGCGCGTATATATTAGATGGGTAAGGAAAAAAACAGGACCTCCGAGGACGGACTCATTTCGGGATGGCGCGCGGTCTCGTGCGCTCCTTCAGGCGCTGTTTGAGCATGTCGACCTCTTCCTGGAGACGAGCCACTTTGGCGAGGGCGAACTCTAACTTGCGATTGGTTTCGTTTGTGTTACCGGACGGTTTTTTCCTTGATTTGACGGTCTTCGATGGTACGTTGCTGCACGCGCTCTCTCCGGCTCCGGAGAGCGTCCTGTGGGAGGAGGCGCCGATCAGATCGGCGTGCGTTGACTCGCGGTGCGTTTGATTAGACATCCTGGTGGGTAGTTCACGTACTACTACTTTGTTTTCTTTGTGACAGGTTGCTTCTCGTCAGAGACGTCAACAACCTCATTGTCGGGCAGGTACGACTCGCCGCCCGGAACGAGCATCTCGTCGTCGTACTCGTCATCGCCCTCCACGAGCACTCCCTCGATCCTCCTCAGCACGGTTGCGTGGTTGTCTAGAACGGCCTTTGCATTATTGTGCTGTTCGACGACGGAGAATACCGACGATTTCAGCGAGCCGACGGTCCTGTAAATCATGACGATGACCACGACGAGGACGATGGTAATTACGCCGATGGCGATGGCGTACGGCTTGAATGAAGAAGACTGCTGGATCAGTGACTCGGACATGATGCAGACTTGAAGATCTTGATTTAGGATCTGTGCGTAGAATTATTCCCCCATTTTTCCGCACACATGCCGATTGGATCGCAACGCAAACGATCCGCCGAGGAGGAGGTCGATCCGCTCGTCCTCGAGTACTCGGGGAGGGCGGACGAATATTCGGTTGCTATCGAATCGATGAACGAGGCGCAACTTCTTGAGAAACTCGACGAGATGGCCGGCGAGTGGGGTTCGGTCGAGGCGGGGTCGTCGTTCGATACCATCTTCGACGTGGCCACGCGGAATTTCGGCATGGACCAGGAGGAGATCGCCCAAATGCCCGACTTTGGACTGAGCAAGGCGCGCGTCCTCATCGAGTTCAAAGAACAGCAGATCGTCAGGCTGGTGAACGAGATCAAAGTGAAGGGCGCCCTCGACGACCCTGCCGTCGTCGCCCACGTGGAGAAGGTCAAGGAAAACAGTACGTAATGAAGTTCGGTCGCCGATGCCGGTGTCCGATGCCGGTGGCCACTCGCGCACTCACTCGTCCCCGTTTGCACGTTCCCCACACGTCAGTATTCTACAGCAAGCGGATCATCATGGGTCTATTGCAGATCAAGCGCGCCACGCACAACAGGAACACGACCACCCCCATCAACATCAGTAAGGACTTGGACAAGTACCTGATGTCGATCGCGATGAAGTTCCGGTGGGTCGGGGAGAACGTCGACGATAAGATGCAACTGCGGTGGGATCTGTTGGACCTGGCACAGGTCGAAGGCCTGCGGAAGCAGGGCGAGGACGTGTTTCAGCCCATCCTCCTGGAATCCAACACGATCAACACACACGCGTTCAGACGGCGGTGTGAGATCAAGGAATTCGTGCACGAGATGTGCAGCAAGGACGTGGACTTCTCGAATCATCTTCGGATGATGAATGAGAGCAACGCGAAGAACATCATCGAGTACCTGAGGGACTGTGACGACCTCCAACTTCCGAGACTCGTGAAGAACAGGGGGTACTTCTCGTTCAACAACGGGATATATTGCTGCGAGACGGACTCGTTCCACGCGTACTCTGCCATTGGGACGGAAGTACCCTCGGACGTGGTTTCTGTCAAATACTTCGACCACCATTTGGACACCTCGATCCTCGATCAGCCGTGGGACACCATTCCCACGCCGAACACGGAGAAGATCTTCATGGACCAAAAACTGACGCACGCCGTGCGCAATTGGTTCTATACGTTCAGCGGACGCATGTTGTATGAGGTGGGGGAGAAGGACGGATGGCAGGTGATTCCCATGCTGCTCGGCGTGGCCGGCAGTGGGAAGAGTACGGTGACGGATCAATTGATCGGTAACATATTCGAGCGGACGGACGTTGGTGTGTTGTCGAACAACTGTGAGCGGCAATGGGCCGTCTCCGGACTGATCGATAAGTTGATTTGGATTTGTCCCGAGATCAAGGGAGATTTCGCTCTGGAACAGGCTACCTTCCAGTCGATGGTCAGTGGGGAGGCGATCGGATTGGCGCAAAAGTTCAAGACACCCGTCAGTACGAAGTTCACCGTGCCTGGTTGGTTGGCTGGCAACGTCCTCCCGGACTGGACCGATCACTCCGGGAGCATTGCCCGTCGTCTCATCATCTTCCGGTTCGACCAGCGGATTGACGACTACGATACGGGATTGGCGGACAAAATCAAGGAGGAACTGCCTGCGTTCATCATCAAAATCAACAAGTCGTACCGGGAGGCGGCCCGTCTGCACGGCACCAAGGATGTCTGGTCGGTGGTGCCGGAGGAGATCCGGGAATTCAGCAAGAAGAGTGTGTCGTCGATCTCTCCGATGGACTTGTACTTCCAGTCTGCGCACGTCAAATTCGATCCGGCGATCATCGTGGAGGTCGAGGACTTCCGGACGGCCCTCAAGAACTTCCTGGGCACCATGAATATGGATGGCAAGGTGCCGTACCTGGGTATGGATGCCTTACGCAACGACGTGTCCAAGTACAAATGCAAGGCAGGTAGGGCGACGTACTCGATCAACGGAAAAGAGTGTACGAAGGATATCGTGATGGGCGCGCGACTGCACGAGTGCGACTTCTACTTGGCGGATGATGGTGTTGAGTGGTCTTGAGTGGTCTTGAGTGATGTGTCAGATGCCATTGTAATCTTGGTCTATATGTATATGCAACCTTTCGGACGCCTGTCGTCTTCCCCCCTGGTTTTGGCGGCTGTGGTGGTGGCGATTTGCGTGCTCGTGTACGAAGCCCCCCTGTTCGAGGGCTACCGCACGGATGTACTTGGGTCGACGAACCAGCCAAGGCGACCGACGATCTTCGTCTCCGTCGCTTCGTACAGAGATTCGGAATGTTCGAAAACCATCCAGGAACTTTTCGGCAAGGCCAAGTATCCGGAACGGGTGTTCGTCGGCGTGTGCGAGCAGAACTCTGACGACCCGTCCGAGCGGTGTTCCGGCAAGCACGATACGAAGTACGACAAGCAGATACGTACCATCAGGGTCCCACACACCGAGGCCAAGGGACCGTGTGTGGCCAGGTACGCGTGTTCGACGTTGTTCGGCCAAGAGGACTTCTTCTGTCAGATCGATTCGCACATGATCATGGTGCCGGATTGGGATGAGAAAGCGGTTGCCGAAATCAACGCGTGTCCCGACCCCACCCGGTCGATCATCAGCATGTACCCGAACGACTACGGCACGTATACCGTCGAATCAAAGGAGGTGCCTGTCATGTGCAAGGCGAAGTTCGGAACGTCGCACGGCTTGCCCATCTTTGAGGCGGCGATGAAGCAGCCCAGTTGGCTGGGAAATGTGCCTCGTCCGAACGCGTTCATCGCTGCCGGGTTCCTCTTCGCGAGCGGAGACTTCCCAAGACTGGTACCGTACGATCCGCACTTGAAACAGTTGTTCCAGGGGGAGGAGATCTTGTTGTCCGCCCGAGCATGGACGTCCGGATTCGACATCTTCAGTAGCCGTGTGAATATCACGTTACATCACTATTTGAGAGAGGACAAACCCAAATTCTGGAACGATAAAGGATCAGAGTATGAAGCAGAAAAGGCCGCGAGCGAACGCCGGGCTCGTCAACTCCTTGGCTTGGAGCAGCCGCCGCTCACGTCCGACAAGTATGGCATGGGCCACGTCCGAACTTTGGACGCGTACTGGAAATTCGCTGGCGTCGACCCGATCAACAAGACGGCGACGAAATCGTTCTGTACTTAGACGAACAGGTACTGAAGCGCGACGCGAAGTTCGTTGACGCATCGTTCGACTTCGGCGTGGTTGAAGTACCTGCTGGTGATCTCGAAATGGCGCACGAGCGCGGACAGTGCCTCTGGATTCGCGTCACGAAGCGCGTCCACATACGTTCCCGTGCACCTCTCGTCGAACGGGTTGTATACCAGTGGATCGATCACGAGTGCATAAAACCAAGCGTACGTCTTGGCCCTGTCCGTCTTGACGCTTTCGACGTAGAACGTGATCGGGTCTTCTTCCTGGTGAACAACGTCGCGACATCCGGCCTGGGTATCGAGACGCAACGCCTCGACGAACGCGTCTCGTGTTTCCTGACCGAGCCCTCGACTTTGCGGCGGATACTTGAGCGCATGAATACATTCGTAGCGTCTGGCGACGGCTTGATGGTAGGACGCGTCGGTGATGCGGACGGGCGGTCGAACCATTCGCTCGATCAGACAGACCGTGCGCAGATCGTGTGTGTACATCATGGTATCGGTATTACATCTACAGTGTAAAAATTTGTATTCATTTCATTCTCCATGTGACGACTTTTTCACACGCGGACCTGGCAAGGTCCCAATCTCCGGACTCGACGAGGTCCATGAACATGTCCGCCCGCTTCCTGCCGTTCGAAGGCGGCGAGTTGTGGTGATTTTTGGTGGCCGAGACACGTTTCCACGCCAAGAACTCGGTCATGAGTTTTTCTTCGTTCGACGACGCGTTGTTTCTGAGCCACTTGAGGGGGCACCACTTGCCGCCGAACCCCTGGTTGACCGCCGTGTCCATGACGATGGCGACACTTAACGCTTTGGGAGACGACACGCCCGCGTCACGAAGTCCCTTGACGGCCTCGTAGACGTACCCGTCTTCCGAACAGAGTTCCTTGATTTGCGCGGTGATCCATCTATCGGCGTAGTCGCCGTGCAGTGTATGGATGTCGCGACAGAAACGTCGTGCCTTCGCTTTGTTCCCGGTCAACCCTTTGGAGCCGGGACGGAGGTCCAGTCCTCCCAGCCTTTTGTACCTCTCTGCGAGCCGAATGAAATCGCCTCGATCATCTCGACCTCCGTTCGCGGTGGTCCATCCCGCTATTCCCACCGTCACGCCCCGTTGTTCGACGTCGTAGTCCAGTGCCTTGGCGTAGAAGAAGACACAATCACCGTCGGCGGTCAAGAATGTCTTTTCCCATTCGGTGTTGTCGTGTTCGGACTTACTGAGGAGGAAAAAGCAGCCGACGAGACTCTCGACCGACTGGATACCGGTGGCTGTGGTCAGGACGTCGACGACAGCGGAAGTGAACAGTTGCTCCGGAGTATGCTTCATGACCAATGCCTACATTTTCTGCGGTGGATTCGTTCGCACTTTTTCCGACTTAACAGTTTCGTATCTATTCTATACGTATCACTGTCGCGAGTGTGAGAATGAGCAGCACGCTCGAGTACAGGATCAACTCGCGTTCCAAAAAGTTGCGCAACGCGAGTGAAGGGTCTAAGAAATACGAAGACGGGATCAATTATTTGCTCGACTGTCTTCCGTACATTCAAGAATTTGAGTACGAGAAAACGAGGGACTTGGTCGTGAACACCCGGTCTTCGGTTCCCGGAGACGACGGGATGACGGCGGGACCGACAGGAGGACCGACAGGAGGACCGACAGGAGGACCGACAGGAGGACCGACGGGAGGACCGACAGGACCGTCATGCGAAGGGTCGAGTCCCACTGCGGCGGTTGGTGCTCACGATATCGGGTCGTACGTTGAAGTCGGTCCGGGAAGGGATACGAAGCGCGTCTTCAACGAGTACATGGCATTCATCGAGCACGACGAAGCGGCGATGATGCGCGTCAGTTCTGCGTTCCACACCATGGAATCTGGTTCTAAAAATTTACAGGAATCGATCAAACGACGTGTGGTCCCGTCTCGAAGCGATAAGGCGCTCGCCAGCGGAGAACATGACCATTGTCCGTGCGGGGGACGTCTCCTGGTGGATGAACGAGCCTCGCAGTACGTGTGCACCTCGTGTGGTCTCTGTTCGATGTACGTGGAGAACGGTGTCAAGTCACTTACGCATACCGAGCAACTGGAACGTGGTTCCCGCAAAATATTTACGTACAAACGCACCAGTCACTTCCTGGAGACGCTCGCCAGCGTCCAAGGACGACAGAGCGCGGTGATCCCGGACACGGTGCTCGAGCAGGTCAACGGCGAGATCCTCAAGTACAGACTGTCTCACGACGAGTTGACAACGGCCCACATTCGTTCGTTCCTCAAGCGTCTGGGCCTTTCCAGATTTTACGACAATGCGTCGTTGATACGGAATCTCATCGTCGGTAAAACGACCGACACCATTCCGAGCGGGATTGAGAGTCAACTCCTGCACATGTTCATCGCCATTCAGAAGCCCTTCGACGACGTGTGTGAGAGGGGACGCAAGAACATGCTCAGGTACGGGTATATTAGTTATAAACTGCTCGAATTGATGGGCGACGAGGGTCAACCGTATCTGCATCTGTTCCCGCTGCTCAAGAGCAAGAGCAAACTTGCCGCGCACGATGCGACGTGGAAACGGATATGCAACAGCGTCGGTTGGAAGTTCATTCCCACAGTGTAAGTCAAATCGAGTCGACTGACCTCATCCGATGATCACGTTCGTGACGCGCGCCGTCTGTGGATCGAACAAGACTTGTATCCTGTCGCGACGACGGACGGACGGTTCACCGTACGTGACCGGTCTCGCCTCGACCACGGCATGCGGATAGTTGAACCGCATGGTATCCACCACGTCCGTGAGGAGACCGCCGATCATGGCGTCCCACGATGCGTCGGGGGCGATGCGCGGGGCGCCTTTGCACCTCCCCTCGTCGGGCATGAGAAAACAGTTGCCGTATACCCCGTTCATCGTCTGTGCCGACGCAAACTGTGGCGTGGGCAAGACCACCTTGTTCGATTTGACGTCGTAATGTATCACCAGCGTCTCCTTCTCGGCGTGCAGATCGTAACTCGCCGATTCGCCGATCAGATCCCAGTGGCGGACGACCACGTGCACATCTGGGTAGGCATCTCGGACCATCGCCTTGGCGTCGTCGACGTCTCGTCCGAGCAGTTCTTCGAACGTCGGTCGCCGTCGGTCGTGCGTCTTCTCGCAGTTCATGTTTCCGTACCACGGTTTCCTGATCAGACCGTACTCCCTGATATCGTCGCACGACAGGTCGATTGTGAATTGCAAGGTTGTCTCCGCGTAGGTGAGTGCCCTGTCGATGTCCGGCGCGCAGGGCGTCGACACGGACCGGATCAGGACACAGATGCATCTGCATACGGCGCGCCAATGTTTGTCAGGCGACCCGTTCGAATCCAGACCGATGGAAAGACACCCCTGTCGCGGGACGAAACCGGGCACGAGGTGCCGGGTGCCCAGACGCACGTGTCCGTCCCAATGGCGCGTGACCGCCCCCCATACGGGCACGTCACGTTGGTCGCGGACGAGAGCACCGAACAGACGACTGACGTCGTTCTCGATTTCACGGAGACTGCGTCTTTGTGCGTCCGTCGGAGAGGGGTTGATGTCGCATCCGATGCGTACGTTTTGCATGGTAAGGGTTAAAAGTTCACGATGACTTCCTGGTCATCGTCAACAATAAAATTATGGACGTCCATTCAGAGATCGGGTGTCTGCTGAATCGGTTGAAGGCGCATCCTGGGATGCTCGAATACTTGTCGACGGGAATCATTCACACGTGGAACGAGAGAATGTATCGCGGTCATCTCTTCACGAGATGGCGCGATGGCAACAAGGCGAACGTCTCGGGCTCCAACATCAGTTACTGTGCTATCCACGATATCATTCTCCATCTAGACGATTGGACAACGGACTGGGACACGGGCCTGACCGACGATCAAATCCACTTGGTGAAAACCACCACCTGGGTCGATGCCCTGTGTCACGCGCCCCTGGACCCGTTCTGCGGCGTCCAGTGCCGTGCCCCGATCGACGCGATGAGCATTCGATTCAAGACGCGGCACGTGACCGAACAGAACAAGACCACAACAAACTCAGTAGTTGCACCGCGTGAAGACGGCGCTCCCTGCGCGTGAGTCGGTTCCGTGCCACCACGATCCCTCCCATGCCAGGGGCAGGCCGTCGACGCAATGGAACCGGTTGTAATTCACTTCAGCCACACACCGATCGCATTCCTGAGAGAATCCGTCGTTGGGGGTCCACACCTGGCTCCATGCATCGGAATTGAGACGAAGACCGTCGCCGCCGTCCTGACCGCGGAAACCGTTTCCGACCAGTTCCGTGTTGGGCATACGACGACGCGTCATCGACTCCTGCGTCACCGGCATCACCTGGTCGTAGTGCATTGCGGCGTACGAGCCGGGCGTGTACGATACGCAATTGGGCTCGGTGGAGCACGACTTGCCGTGGGACCCGGGGGGAGGGACCGAGGTCTGGTGGGAAATCACACCTTCGTTGATACGTGACCTTTCGTCGATGTACATGTTGTTGAATTGATCTGACGCAAGATATAATTTCGTCTAGATCGTTCCCAGAAGAAGACCGCCGCTCCCGCGACTCGAGTTGACCAGTTCCCGTCGACTGGACAAGATCTTGTGCTTGATCAGAACTTTGATTGCCTGTTCGTAGGTCATCTTCTTGCGTGGTTTTTGTGCGCGACGCTTCCGTCCTTTCGGTGTTTTTCGTCCGTCTTTCCTTCTAGAGGTCAACATGGTCATGGCCACGAATTTATTTCGTTCGACGACGAGCGGCAGCCAACTTGGTCATTTTCTGTCGCCAGTTCTTGTTCTTCTGTGTGACCTGGAACGCGTCCTGTACGCCCATACGGAAGGATTCTTGCCTGGCACCGTTCCTGGCCGTCCTTATCTTGTCTCGCGCGTGTTCCTTGGCGCGGAACGATGCGACCTGCGACACCTTCTGTCGTTGGGACGCCATCCGCCGTTTCAACATCTGCAGTTGTCGAGTGGTGGTCCTCATGTGCGATTGCAACTCCGCCATACGCTGACTGAGCATTATGGACGCTAACTGGGTCGTCTGGTAGTCTACCAGTGCCTTTGTCATGACGTCCTCCGAGTGTGGGATCAATCTGCCGACGCGTTTACTCGACATTCCGAAAAGAAGTGTAGATACAGTGCACACAGATAATAGCCTGTCTGCACTGTTGCACTGTTGCGCTGTTGCACTGTTGCACTGTTGCACTGTTGCGCTGTTGCGCTGTTGCACTGTTGCATTGTCAACGTGACAAAGACAACGAACAAATCATCAGTTGTACGTGAGTCGGGTGACGGTCGAGTCGAAGAAATCGACGGGACGGACGGTTTCCTGCGACCAGTCATCATTCCGTTGCCGCGGCGCAAGTGTGACGTCCTCGATGACTTCCACGTCCGGTGCGTCGGTGGACGGTTCGCCGACGTTCCTGACGATGGATTCAGACGACCTGTAGTCGCTCAGAAGCGTCAGACACGCCGAACAACCGAGCGAGAGCGCCACCAGAAACATCAATACGACGACCCATGGGACGAGTCTCCGATCCGATTTGGCCATTGTGTATTAGGACATGCCAAGATTTTGTGGTCGGTCGTCGCTCAGAGGATGTTTCCGCGCCACTGACGACTCGCAAAGTTGCTAAACTCTTCGATATCGGACTCCTGCGGCATGGAATCGTCGATCATCGGAGACTGGGTGATGACGTCCGGCTCGGACTCCATGGTCACCGGCATCAGCGTCTCTGGCAGAGCCTCCGGAAGACCGTTGTTCATATCCTCCACGCTGTAGTCGGTCGCGGGCATCGGGGTCACGATCAGCATACCGTCTCCGGGCGCGCTCTTGGTGCCGTTGTTGGAGGTCCACCACATGATGATGCACGCCAGGAGAATCAGCGCGATGCTGTACATTGCAATCTTCCCAGTGTTCATCTTGTTAAACATTTGGATATATGTCGAAAGTCGATGCCTTTACAAAATATAATAATACTCGTCGGCTCATTTGGCGTGGGAAGACGATCCGGTGGGTTGTCCTGACCCTGACTGGGTATCCTTCTTCTGAATTTTCTTCAACACCGACGGCGGCGGCTTCTTGATGATATTGGGACGAATCCCTTGCTGGGCACAGTACGCCTTCATTTGTTCTTCGGTCATGGCCGCGCCCATGCTCACGCCAACGTCCTCTGGTCGGAGTTTGGACCAGTCTGCTCCGAGCGGGTTCTGCAACATCTTTTTCAGTTCCTCTTCCGTGAGCATGGTTTCTGTGTCTTCGATATGTGTTCTATCTTACATGTTGTTCGATACTTTTTCTAGAGTTTTCCCGCGTCACCTGACGACGTACGGGTTGCCGCGGAGGGCCGCGGCACTGAGCGTGAAGTCGGCACGGGTGTTGGTCTCCCCCGTCTGTTTCCGGCCGTTGCCGGCCGGCGTGCCCACGTTGTCTTTGGTGCTGCCGCGTTCCAGGGCACCGCTTTGCGGGTTGGACAGTAGCCTGTTCGTCGTTCCCTGCATTTCGGCACGCATCTTGTGGATCTGGGACGCGTATGGCGAGGTACGGTATCCCATCCTGTTCAACAGCAACGCGTCGTTGCGTTGGGGTCCGGCGATGTAGTTCGGGTTGGTGTACGACCCTCGCTTCGCCTCCTTGAGCAGTTGCATGTTACTGCATCGCATGTTCTCCTTGGTGGTGACGGGCGCGACGGGTCCCGGACCGGTCTTGGCTTCCCTGTTCTGCGACGTGATACGGTATGTGTCGCCGGGCGTATACGTGGTGTGACCCCCGACCTTCTTTCCGTCGAGGTTGAGCACGGTACCGTCCGACGTCCTGTCGTCCAGTCGCGTGCTCTTGACGTGCGAATCGTACACGCCCCCGCGGTGAGCCACGCCGGTATAAAATTCGCCGTCGACCTTGCACTGTGCGGGCTGGATGCATGAGTGCTGCCCACGATGCGCCATGCCGACGCCGACCTGTGACATTCCGCGTTGGAGGGGACGCCTGTCCATGTCCCACACGCGTGGCGGTGTCTTGTGACTGAGGACGACATCCGCGGTCCGCGTCGCGTTGATGACAGCCCCCGCGTTCACGCGTCCTCCCATTTCACTTGACTTGTGTGCAAGTCCGTCGACCGGCATGACCCGTGCCATGCTGTGGAACCCATCAGCGGCGGGCGTGCTCGCGTCCACGCCGATACCGGGTCCCACTTGGATCTGCTGGAACGGTAAGGTATTCTGTTGCTTCTCCGTCAACGACGACCGGTATATTTCCGGATCGTATCTGGCGGTGTTACCTTCCCGTCCGGATGAGTCGATGTTTTGCGGAGTCGGTTTGAAGATGGCTTCGACTTCTCGCTTGTTGCGATACGTGGAATCCGTTCCAGTGAACCTGTCGAGCGTCCGCTGTTTCATCTCGGCGTTGGTGGTGTTGGTGCGCGTTTTGTACCATGGCGCGATGATCCCGCTTTTGTTGGGGAAGAAACTGTCGTTGAACCGCTTGAGGGCGCGTTCGTCGAAGGCCGCCAACTGGTCGGAGGGCAACGGAAGATCTTCGTACGGACCCACGTTACCATCATCATCATCGATGATCCTGACGACGGTGGGTTTGTCGGAGGGTGACACGTCCTTGTCGTTCCGACGAAGGAAGTACCCAACTCCTGCCAGGGCACCTAGGACAGCGAATTCCATGACTGCAGTACTGTGCAGTATATATGTATCCAGACATATTATTCGACGCAGACGGACGCGAGAAAATCATTGGATTCGTTTCTCTCACTGGTGTACCTGTCCATCGTAAGAAAGGATGACGAATGTTCAGGAAACACCATCGCCGAGTTCTTCGCCCAAAACGGTGGCCATCGTGACGGGATCGACGGCCAATCCATTTCTCGCGAACAACGTCCAGAGCGTGAATCGCCTTGACGTTCCCGGTGGCGTGGTCGTCAAACACATCGTCGTGGCGGACGGACGGGAGTACGCGTCCAAAACCAAGGAGATCATCTGTCGATTCCCGTCGGAATGTCCCAACATCAAACGTTCCTTGGTCGTCTTACCGGACAACACGGGCGGAACCGGGTACCTTTGTCACCGGATCATCGCCGCCAGTGCGTTCATCGTGAACGCCGATTACATGTGCGTGTTGGACGAGGACAACGAAGTGGAACCGTGCCACGTGATTTGCCACCTGAACGCCATCGGGCCGCACGGATGGTCGTTCACGTTGCGAAAAATCATCGACCACGCTTCGACCGTGTTGTGCCTGGACACTTGCGAGAGCATGGGAAACATACGGCCCACGTGTCTCGCTTCGCATGACAGACTGATCGACACCAACTGTTACATGTTCAGCGTGGACCTGGCACGCCAACTGGCCCCGCTGTGGATGGTGAAGGCGCGCGACCCCAACGCGCTTGAAGCGGATCGTCGCATCTGTCAGACGTTGTTGACGCACCAGCCGGCGGGCGGATCGACCAGAGAATTCAGCGTCAGGTACCGGACGGACGTCCGTCAGGGCGGCGGCGGCAGCGTTTCCGCCGACTTCTTCAGACGAGGGAATACCAAGGTGTCGCCGTGGCACGCGTCCAACAGAGACGTGTATTTGTTCCATTTCGACCACTTCCAGACAACGGAGATCGTATCGTCGTCCGTGAAAAACCCGCTGGACGAGTGGTGTCCCACGATGTTCGAAGACGTCAGACAAGTCAACTGGATCAACGGGTTCGAGTGTCTGCACGCCCTTCCGTACGACGCCGTGTGTCTCGTGACGCTGTGTCATCCGTCAACGGTCCCACTGGACCTGTTACGGAAACTGAAGCAGGAGACGCACACCGACCTGCGCGTGATCCTGATCACGTCGGAAGGACCCAACCTGAGACACAAAGACCAGTGGCAGACCGCCTGGCTTCGCGACCACGCGGACGTCGTGTTGACGTACGCCAAACCGTTGCTGGACGACCCCGGGATCAAGACGGTATTTTTGCCGCACAACGCGCGTTTCCTGTCGAAGGAGCGGATCGCGAGCGTGTTGAGGGACAACAATGGTCCGAACACGGGGACCGCGAGCATGGTGCTCGAGAATCGGGACACGCGGGGCACGTACGAGGCCGCCGGAGCCCCGGCGAGGTCGCTGGATTTCATGCGGGCAAAGGTCGCGACGGAATTCGGGCCTACGTTGACGGTGGTCGGTGCCGGGTGGCGATCGTTCTGCGACTCGGAACGGGCGGCTGGACGGGTACCGCCAATGCTGGGCTACGACGTGCCTCGCATGATCGATCCCATGAACCCCATGGACACGTACCAAGACCACGATTTCGCGATCATCATCGAGAATTGCGGCGGACCAGGGGCCAAGGGGTACGTGAGCGAGAAGTTCGGCGATGCGCTCATTGCGGGGGCCATTCCTGTGTATTGGGGCGAGAACGTGGACGACGAGACCGCCCCCCTGCTTGCACGAGGGCGTGGCGTGTGGTGGATCGACATTCGTGACGCGATTTCGAATGGCGTCGCTGACGTTGATGGCGTTGACGCGTGTGACGGTTTGGGAGCGCACCTGTCGCGTTTCCTGCTCAACGTACCGCGTCAGGAGATTATTCGCATGAAACAGGAGGTGGTTCGACGTCGAGAAGAGTACCTTCTCGGCGTTGGCACACTTGCCGTCGCCAAGGCCATCAATCAGGCCTTATACATTGTTGATTGAGTCGACAGTCGTCTGCATCTAGAGAGCAGCGTTGCTGACGGTCGCGACAACGGGGATCTTCTTGGTCTGCAGATCGAAGATCCGGACCGTCGCGAAGACGACGAGCATCGTCACGAAGAAGGTGATCAGTGTCTGGATGATACTGTCGATGTCGAACTTCGGGATGGACGTGCTGCGGATGGCGTACACGAACGGCATCACACCTTCCCTGACGAACACGCGAGCGACGTCAAGTGTGCTGGACGCGATGAGGAACCCCAGTGCCGTACCTGCAATCTGTTGGTCCTGGATGAAGTCGCGGAACGACATCACGATCTCGTTGCTCAGGATGAAAGACATGTGGGTGGGTGGATTAATTAATCAGTAATGACATGGGGACAGATAATATTTGCCATCATTATGGATACTCCTGGCTTTCTTTCTCCCGACGGGTACTCGCCGAACGTCTGGGGCAAGAGCCTGTGGCTGAGCATGACACTGATCGCCTCCAACGTACCGCTTGTGCCCACGCGTGAAGATAGCCTTGCCTATTTCAAGTTCTTCGATAACCTTCGACGAGTTATCCCATGCAAGAGTTGCAGGGACGAGTACTCGAAGATGATCCGGTGCGGGAACCCCGCACTACGCTTGAGGCTCAGTGACTTCCTCCAGGGTCCGCGCGACGAGCCGGGAACGGCGCGCAAGCGCGTGTTCACTTGGATCGTCCGGATTCATGCACACGTGAACGCGAGACTCAAGAAGAAACGTCGGTCCAGTGTGGCCTTCTGGGCGAAGAAGTACAGTGCCTTGCGCAAGACATCGAGGAACATTACACGAGGGTTCCCGACTGGAGACTTGTCGGGTTGACGCGTGAAAGGTGGCGAATAATTGCCGCGGGTACTAACAACTAACTTTCGATCGATGGAGCAGACCGACTTTGAAAACCGCATCATCTCGGTCCTCATCGTTGGGGTTCTGAACATGATGTCTCTCAGCAAGATGGATCAGCGGGACGGGACGAATAACGGAACGAATCACGGGACGAATCACGTTCCACCGTATGACGAACTCCTTCGCATCGAACTTTCCAGGGTACTGACTACCCCGAGTCTTCAGTCGTCGTGTCCAGAGTACCGCGACATCATCGACGCGGCGCTCGCGAGAGAGATCCTGTGCCAGCCGTGGCAGGCCCGCGAACGCACGGGCTCGGTCATCCGGATGCTGTCCGCCCGGGCCGTGGAACGCCGAGGCTTCCCGATGGAAAAGTTCACGCGGCTCGTCGAGTACGGCGCCATACAGGGAGATCCGTGCGTGTATTCGATAGCCCGGAGGGGGCAGTTTCTTGACGACGAGGACGAGATTGACGACATCGTTCGTGCGTGTTGTGACCACTTCGACCACATCGAGGACGACGACCACAGACGCGCGATTTTCGAAGACGTCGACGAGATGTACACTGCCCTTCGTCAAACGTTGGGATGATCACGTACAATATGTTGACTCATAATACCACTCAATCTACCCAACTCACATTCATGTCCGGTCCTCTCCCACCTGGTGTCCGTCGCGGTACCGGCAAGGCGCTGTACGGCAGTATCCCGATTTACCACGTGTCGCGTAACCCGCCGCCCGGATTCGAGCAACGGTTCCTCAACTGGACGAGCCGTACGAAGAACGCCCTGAAGGTGTTTATGGTGAACGGATCAAACCAGAAGGTGATTTTTTCCCCCAACGAGGTGTTGGTCCACTTGGCCACCAACAACCTGTACTACCCCGTGAACCAGTCCAGGTCGCGTTCCATGGGCAGGTCGCCCTCCGCGAGCAGGTCACCCTCCGTGAGCAGGTCCCGTTCCTCGAGCAGGTCAGTGTCCATGGGAGGACCCCTGCGATCGACCGCGATCTCCGCGATCAGGTCCCCGCCCAGAGGCAGGACGCTGGGCAGGTCCCCAGCCGGTCGTCCCGACGCAATGACCCGATCGAGGTCAAGGTCGAGGTCGTCCACCAGGGTGATGACGAGGAACCCGTATTCGACCCCTCCGACATCTCCCGCACCGAGGCGCGCGGCGACACCCGGTGCCCCGCGTCCGACCCGGACCATGGCAAGACGTGCCCCCGTTGCGGGGACGGGAAGGCGTCTTTCCTACGGAAGTCCGTATAAGACGCCCCCGCGGTCCTCTGTGCGTCCTCGGACGGTCCCTGGCGCGCCCGTGAAGGCGCCGAGGAGGAGGTGAAAGTTCTGATCTCCATGATCGAGGAACATTATCGTTGACCATGATACAAGCATTGTCACCAAGTCATGGCTTGTAGAAGCAATCAGGTCCGTAACCCCAATACCGGAAGGTGCATCAAGCGAAACGGCGCTCTCGCGTCCCTCCTGGGTGTCTCGGGTCCCAGGTCGACGTCGAGGCGTTCGCCCGTCAGGGGAGCGGGTCATCGTCGTCGCAAGACGGGTGGTCATCGCCGCACCGCCTTGACGTCCAGGCACACTGTCATGAGGAAGGGACAGGTCAGGGAATTGCGTTCGAAACTCGAGAAGGCGGGTCGCGCGCTCGCGACTGTCCAGAGGCGTCTGGGGACCCTCCTCACATAGGTATCGAAATCTGTAAACAGACTCAAATCAAATCAAAACAAAAAAAGTTGTCAACGTGTCGCGTTGACAACCTGATTGACTGTACAAGACTGTACGTCATGGAATGTTACTCGACGTTACCCGAATCCGTCAACTGGCTGGGGTACGTCTTGCCATCGTTGTACAGGTTGTCCAGTGAATACAGCCCATCGACGTGCCAGGAACGTCTTCAGCACCTACGTCGGACCCTAACCTCGCACAGAAATATGAGGAGAACGGTGTGTAAAGACGTACAAATCGCACGAGGCGAAGAACGCACGTTCATGACGTGGGATTTCTCGCTGACACAGTGGTTCACATTTGACGATGAACAGTTCGACTTCGAGTCCCGCTCGTTGGGAACCGATATCGCCCGAACAAACTACGTCGGCACGGAAACCGCGTTCATCGAGAAGATTGCCGTGGTAAAACTTCGTCGATCAACCAACGATGAGTTGGTCCGGGTCGGCTTCCACTGTGACGATGACGTAGATAAGGATGACTTTATGCCCGGGATCTGCAGACACAGTGACCTGATTTTCATCGACGTCACTCGTCCATTCGTGACGGACGCCATGCACCGCGACAAGATCCTCAGGTACTCCCCGACAATCGACGCGTACTACGGCGAAGCCTCGCTTCCGTACAATTTTTGGGGGATCGGCCGGGATGCCGCGATGAATTACGTCTTCGTCGAATGAACTGTCGCTGTTGATAAAATGTTGATGAACCTCAAATCATGTTCGGACCAGTCGATCCGTTGTCGAAAGCCCTCTCCTTTGTGGTGCTCATTCTCTCGGTGCTGACAACCCTGCTACTCATCTTTTCCCCGGTCATCGCCCTCGGCGTCGGCGGTTCCACGCCGGTGGGAATGGCCGCTGCTGTCGCGCTTTTCGTTTGCTCGACGATCCCAATGCTCATGAACGTCGCGGTCGTCCGGCGGGACAACCAATAAAGCACGTGTGGTCGCCGACCGGACAGTCACACTCGCCACAGCCCCATCTGCAAGTGAACGCTAAAAGAATCTGTAATCATGGTCACCGTCCCGCCACCCAGTTACAACGTCAAACATCACCAAACAACACGGATCATCACGTTTTTTTCCGGGCGGTGCCCATCCGGCTCCTGCCGATGACCGACGAAATGTCTTTCCTCTTGATACGCGTCACGACCGGCACGTCCTTCTTGTTTTCGTCGATGAACCCGGGGAAGAACACGTCGATGATATCGTCGGAAAGTTTTATGAGGTTGCTGGAGTACGTTTCGCACCCCCGTTCTGCCTTTCGACAGTAGCACCGCTGACACACGCCGAGTTTCGAGACGCTGAAGTAGACCGTCGACGTCCGATGTTCCCCGCCGATATTTTGACAGTACCTGCTATTCGTCTTGAGCATCACGTTGTGCGTCGTCACGAACGCGGCGTTGAAATGCACGTCCCGATAGACGGACGGGAGCGCCCTGCGCAGTGGTGCGAAGGCCTCCGAGTACATGTTGATGCACGACGACGTGCCGATCGTCTGGCCCCTCGTCGCGTGTTCGTCCAGTTTATCCGCCAACAGATGTTCGCCGTCATTGCACACCGTCAGCTGTTCGCCCGAAACGCACCGAATGCTCGACTCCTTGATCAACTCGCGGACGGCGATGTCGCTGATCTTGGTGACGTCGGTCGCCCCCCGCGAGTCGATCCATTTGATGGGATGGTACGCCCGAGCCTCGGTTTTCCCCTTGTTGGAGAACAGCATGCGGAGACCGTTGGCCTTGAACACCGAGTCGTCCACGATGTCCCCCCACGAGTTCAGCGGCACCGCACGGACCAGTCCGGAACTCGACGCGGTGCTATCGATCGAGATGGAATCGTTCTCGTCGTCCAATTGCATCGTCTCGAGTTTCCTGATGAGTTTTTCCCGGCATGCCAGTGCGATCGGCGCGTTGACGACGATGGCGGGAAAGTTGAGGTGCAGACCGTGCTTCTCCCGGTCGTCGTCGACCATCTTCGGCGGCGACGTCGACACGAGGACGCGGTCGCTGCCGGAGGAGGTGGTGGTGGTCTGGCTCCTCGTTCCCTCGGTGTCCGGTAGGAAGAAGAACTCCCTCGTCACGAATTTCCAGATTGTCTCGGTGATGACGTCGATGGTTTTCCGGATGGCCAGTCGCATCCTGTCCGTGGTCGCGCGAGCGAAGAGCAGGTCGACATCGAAGAACAGGAAGTAGTGTGGCGTTTTGAGTTCCACCACCGACAACGCTTCTCGTTTCTTGATCACGTACGTGAAGTATTTATTCAGAAACATGCCGTGGTCCTTGTCGGCGATGGAGAGTTTGCCGCCCTCTTGTCCGTCCAGTAGGAAGTGCGTCGGCCACTGGTCGGGCAAGGTCTTCCATCGGTGCCGAATGATTTCATCCCGGAACATCCGCGATTCGTTCGGCCTCGTCCTCCTCGTTCAACGATTCGAGTTTCTTACACTTTGAAATCACAAGAATCAACCAAGTATTCGTCTGCCTGAGGCTTTCTTCGTCTTCATGATGTGTCTGCTGCTGTTCAAACACCGCCGACGGGCACGGGACGGGTTCGTGTACGACGGGTTGTCGGCGTCCCGTATTGGGTCAGGCCGCGTTTCGCGCCATACGATGCACCGTACGAACGGTCCGACGACAGAAACACGCCGAAGAGAATCAAAATCGTCCGCAAACCGCGATAAAACATGTTTTCAAAGTGACGTGATTGTCCGTGGATGTCCGTGATTGCCCGTGGTCATCGTCGCTCACGATTCAGGACGATGGTCTTGGAACGCATACATAAGTGACTGTTCACACTTCGACAGGTTTGTTTCTACGATGTGCAAACTACGCACGAGCATATCGGCTCGGATTCTCCTGTCCGAGTAAGTGTCCATGTCCTTCCGAAGGAGGGCATCGTTCATTTCCGACTGGTACGTGCACAGGGTCGCCAATATTTCGGTTCGTGCGTTCGAACACTGGTAGTACTCGTCGACGGCATCCGACCTCATGTCTTCCGTCCAAGATTTTAAGACGTTGATCGACCGGAGACCGGTCGGTGTGCGGAATATCAACGGTTTTTGAATCTGGTGCTACCGGAAACGTATCTCCTCCATGGACGAGTTCGCGACACCAGTGAGCAAGTTGAACCAAGTCTCCTCGCGCGATTCAGACGGACCAAAAGTCGGACCGACGGATATGCCATCCTACGACGACGTGTTGAGACAGTCGATCCAGCCGCAGGAAACGCAGCATCACCAGCAGCAACAGCCCCATGCGGCGCAGTACGGTGACCATGACATGTCCATGGGTGCCATGCAGGGTCACCCGACGTCCGCACATCAGTACCCGAACGAGCCCCCCGCCGGGTACGGCATCCCTCGGGGAGACCAGTACCTTCCTCACGAGCATCCCCACGTCCCGCATCACCAGGGCTCCGACGTTGTGCCCTCAAACAAGACCGGTGGCGGCGGTGGCGGGACGGACGCCGAGCAGGAGACGACCAAAAGGCAAGGGTGGAAGGGTGTATTGTTCAGGCATAAATCTGACATTATTATTGCATTGATCATCTTCGTGCTCATTGTGGTGGTGCTTCCGAGAATCAGGGCCATGCCTCGCTTCCAGATGGGCGTGCCCACGTACGTCGTCGGCATCATCTCCGTCGCCACGGCGTGCATCGGAAACTCGGTGACGTCACTGATCGACTAGGACGCCATCGACGTAGACGACTGGAGGGGGCACGTGGACAACCTTATGTATTTTCACCTGGACCGGTGAGATGGTCGCCCTCGCGGCGATGATGTCACCCGCGTCGTCCCGTGTAAACGTCATGCCATCCATGCTCACGATACAACTCACTTCTAGCACGGCACCGGCCGTGAGTATGGACTCCGTATCCCCCAGATGTCGTCCCTCGTTGTCGAAGAACAGCGTTTCGTCGTTCACGTACAACGTTTCGAGCGGGTTGGTGTCGGGGTTGACGTGTCCTTTCCCGCCGATCGCTTCCAACTCTTTGAAAAAGACCACGAGATCCGTGAAGGTACAATCTTTCAAACAAAGGCGCGTTCCCCACGCGTGCTTGGAGACGCCGACCAGCATGCGCGGCGTCTGCACTTTCAACGATCGCTCCGCGCCATAGCGAATGGATCGTCGGCACTGTCCGCGTCGACACGAGTCGAAATCGACCCTGCTCGTGACGATCTTTCTGAAATCCATTACGAATGATTTATCAGCGCGACGACGTTCGCCTTCAGGGTGGAAAGCGTCTCGAACGAGTGCGGTTCGACCGAGACCACCCGATCGTACGTGAACATCCGTTGCATTCTCGTCGTGTACGATTCGATCTCATACGTCGACACGGGGACGTTCTGCTGCGCCAGTCTATCGAACACGTAGTCCTTTGGGATGTGGACGAAGACGCGGCGGTGCGGCACATCCAACATGCGCTCCAGTGACTTGATGTGTCGTTCGATGAATTTCGCCTCGAACGCCGTCGCGTTCAACGGCATTTGGCTCCAATAAAAACATACCACGCGCGTTTTATCGTCCACGCAACACAACCTTGCCTGACGGAACTGAGCGAGCATCGTCTGCACCATCGTGGTCAGGGGATTGGTCATGTGCGACGGTCGCCGTTCGGACATGACGACCGCCTGTAACACTGGTAATATGACGACTCCTTCGGGCCGAACGGCCAAGCAATCTTGCAAGCAGCCGCTGGGAACTGCGTCGACGAGAATCAGCATCCATGTACTCCTCGTTACTTCTGCAGTGCCACAAACAAATACGCGTTTTTTCGTGCGATTCATTGTCTCTGCATCAGAGCATACCACGTCGCATCAGTCCGCGCACGCATTCAAGTATGACGACCATCGCCGCGTTCAATACCCTCTTGAATGACTTCATCACCGACCTGTCCAACACCTTCGATGACGTCCCGCAGATTACCATCTTCAAGACGACGTTACCGGTTCTGCTCGCCTCCGACGAGCGACAAGGCCTGACGTTGTTCATGGACGCGGTCCGGCCGTACGCAGAGAGGATACTGAAGAGCGACCGGACCGTCTTCGAGGACCCGGAGAACAGCGTGACCATCGGCGGTCTGAACGTGTCCGAGTTGTGGAACGTCGACGGCATCGACGAAGGGTCCAAGACGGCGATCATGAACTACTTGAACACGTTGCTGGCTCTGGGCATGGCACTGGAGAACTTGAACGACGACATGCTCGGGAGCATCGAGAGCATGGCGAAGGAGGCGGCGACGACGATGGAACAGGGAGGAAGCATTGATTTCAAAGCAATGCTTCCCGCGTTGATGCAAAACGTTGGCACGTTGCTTGGAGCCGACATGCCCGATATGAACGATCCGAAGGTCCAAGGACTGTTGGACACGGTTCTGTCCAGTTGCACGGGACTAGGTTTTGACGATTTCTCGGCGGGCGACAATTTCGAAATCGAGGACAGTCCCGAAGACATGGATATGCAGTGACTGTGTTACTACGTCGTGTGTCTGTAAGAACAAACATTCAATATCAATTCTAACTGTGCGTGGGTCGCAATTCAGTCGCTAGTTTTGAAAAGTCAGGGTGGGTGCCTCCGTTCGGTAGGCGAATGAAAGGCCGGCGTGCAAACTCGTCACCGAACACGTCGTCTGCCGTGCTGTACACGTACGTGGAGAATAGGGCATCCGAGACCTCCGAATCGACGTTCTCGTCGCACGGAACGGTCGGGGTACCGAATTCGTGCACGGCCGCGTTCATGAAGGGGTTCTCCCTGCTCGGTTTGCGGCATCCCTGCTTTCGCACCAACTCGACCGCCAGTTCCCTCTCCTCTTGGCGCCAGTATACCATGGACAGCAGGATGCTGAGGATGATGGACACGATCATCGGCGTCGCCGAACGGTGAAAGACCGACAGTGCCACGCCTGCATACAGGAGGAAGCGCGTGGTCGAGTTCAGCGTCATGTTTCGGGTCGGTTGCACGGGAAAGAATTGGGTGGGGTTCCTCCAGAGGACCGATATATCGTCCGTCCAACGAGGTTCGTCTCCCATACTGTTATTCTCGTCGCTGTTATGGTATGTGCCAATATTTTGTGCCCGGCGGTTCTCCCGGATGAAGAAGCCCCCCTGCAAGATTCGTGCAGATTCACGATGACCCAATACAGAACTGATTTTTCCGTAACGTTTCCGTGTTCCGCCTCACCATGTCCACAGCGTCAATACCGACGTGCACATCGTTTGCCGTGATCAAGTCGAAGTCAGGCCGCAAGAGCAAGAGTCAAACTCGTTTTCTCGATCACTTCGATGTCGAACGAGTCATCGCCATTGATAGTCCGGCGGCGACTCCGGTCAGTATCGACGAACTCACCGCGTCGATGTTTCCTGACGGAAGTCCGAAGCACCACGAGGAAGTGGACGGATCGATCGTGATTTCGTGGTGCGTGTTCGAGATGTCCAGTCAGACGCCGAAACACCTGACCATCCGGGTGCCGCGTCCCACTCGGTCGTTGGGTCCCGAATCGTCGACGCTGCCCCGCACCAAACTCGACGGCAAGGATCGCGAGAATCTGCTCGTCACGTGTTTCGGCGGGGGAGATCCGGACGATCTCGATTACAACAAAACCATGTGCGCGTATGTGTCGAGCATCAGGGTCGACAGGGAAAGGGCCTGGGCCGTCTGCATCCCCACGGACCACCCGCACCTCGACCAAATCGTCGCGTCGCTGCCCCTGCAAAGACTGGTTGATCACGGGAACGAGATGATACCGTATGTGCTCAAGGTCCGATTCCACAACGGAAAGGATGGGTCGTCGTCGAAGCACAAGAGCGGAGTGGTGCTCACGCAAACACTTTTCCACAGCATGTTCTGGGAGACGTCTCTGCAGGATAAATGCGATATTTTCGCGCCAGTTGCCTCGACAATGGTGGGAATGAAGCGAGTCAGGAGTAGCGCGATCGCCTCGACCAGTGGACATGGGGGGCTACCAAACCCAGCGGTGGGAATGGGCAAGGGACTTATCTCCAGGTCTGCAGTGCTGGAACAAGCGGACATGTTTCAGATGCAAGATACGCGTCTCAAGATGTCGAAAATCTTGGATTGGTGCGTCAGCGATACGTCCTCCAAATCGTCGTCGATACAACTGGCGTGCGTCGTCCTGGGTGCGCTCTTTACGATGGATGTGTGCAACACGCGTGCCGATAGTCAGGGTGCCCCCAGGCTGGACGGGTCCCTTTCCAATGAAGGGTTTCACTCCATCATTGACACTATGTACGATACGATGGACGCCACTCATCTGTGTGCGCCGTGCGACGTATTTGCTTCGCTGTTCACGTACCATATGGACCAAGGCGACGATGGAAATGTGGTAGAATTCGTCAAGTCGTTCGATTGCAATAGGGTGTTGGTCCTTCTCGGACGCAATTTGGACCAACAACACAATTCTGAATCCAAGGAATGAAGGAATGAAGGAATGAAGAAATTACATGTTTGGGTGTAAAGTACTACGAATGTGTGTCGGTCGTCACATATATGCCTGTTTCAAGTACCCGTCGGCCACGAACAACACGTTGTACCCGACGGCGTGACACACCAACCGGGTATACAGACGTCCCTCCTCCAGGCATTCCGACTCGTCGAGTCGGGTGAGGATCGATTCTGTCGGGTTGTAACTGCGCAACTGCAGGACCAGTCGCGTCTCCTGAATCCTGGACAAGTTGACCGTTCCATTCGGCATGAGTCCTTGTGCGGGACCCTCACAGAAGCCGAACACGTGCAGTCCAGCCGGCAAGGATTTCTTGAAGATGCGCAGGGGCTCGACCACGTTGTAAAACGTCTGTGTCGCGAGCGCGGTTCTATCCTTTGCGTTCAATGTGACCTTGGCCGAGTGCATGACGTCCTGTCTCTGCGTCTCCGATCCCACTACGTCGGTCGTGTACTTGCCGAAGGTCCATTGACTCTTCAGGGGACGGAGGTACCACATGAGGTACCTGACGGGCCCACGGAAGTACAGAGGGATGTTTTGCATGTTGTAATTCGATGACGACGGGAGCAGCGCCACCAGGTCGACGCGGATCGAGTCTGCCGCGAAGATGACGTCCTCCGTTGCATCGGCAAATATCGAGAACGTGCACGTGCGGTAAAAGGTGTAGATGGCGGAGTACCCCTCCCGGATCGTGTGTGTGATGGTGGGTCCCGTGGCCACCGGACTCAGTGACGCGACGTACCCCCCGGCAACGTACCCCTCAACGGTCGTTGAAACGCTCAACAGATCGTTCTCCAGATGATGCTGAAACTGGAAGACCAGCCATGCCTCTCCTGCGGCGGCCTGCGTCGTGAAGTCCGTCGAGGTGTCGGATGCCGTCACCGTCGCGTACCCGGACTGTGACGTGACGGACGCGTTGGCGATGGTGCACACGACTTCTCCGTTCCGTTTGAAGGTCGTCGTGATCGTTTCGTAGTCGGGGAACGACCACTCGAGACTGTAGCCGTAGGTGGTGCCGCCTTCCGTGAACGTCGCCCACTGCATACCGACGGTTCCGCCCGGTCCGGTGTCCGTCGGGATGAGGAACCGCCCCTGGATATCGAACACCCTCGCGTTCTCCGCGCAATCGTAAAAGACTTCGGTCCGGCCGAACCACTTGGGATCGCCTTGGTTGTTCACCAACTGCAGGTACGTACCTGACGCGGCGATCTCCTTGTCGGCACCAGATCCCTCGACCCGGTCGTATCCACCCAGCGTCTCGATGACGGGCGAGTAGACGCGGTTGATCACCGATTGCCGCGGATTGAAGGGGTCCTCCTGGCTTTGGAGTCGCTCGATGAGCAGGGCGTGCTCGTTGTTGGTAAAGAAACGCCGTTCATCGTCATCGACGTAGACATATTCCACCATGACATCGACGTCTGGTTGGTATACGGGATCGAGGGACGCCATGGCGTCGCGCAGTGTCAGTTCGAGGTGCACGTTCTGGTTTTGCACGGCGATCAGAGGAAGGGGGGTCTTGCTGGTGAAGAATGGGACGCGGATGTACATCGTTTTGACGGTTCCCTGACCCTCGTCTTGGTTGAAATCCACCAGACGGTCCCTGGCGTGCAACTCGTCGGCGGTGAGGTGCGCGGCGTCGCGCGCGTAGATATACTCGCCGGTGATCGTCTCCAACTTGACGTTGCCTGCCCACATACTGATTTTGTCCAAAATCTCGAGACCGGGCGTCTTGGTCGTGCCGCTGGCGCGTTTCACCTTGAGCCGGACGTATATATCTCTGATCAGGTCACCTTTGCGCGGGATCACGATGTTGCTTAGGGTTTGTCCGTACGTTTTCGTCGTCGGGAAGCGGACATCGATGTCGATGATCTCGGTCGAGAACGCCGTGGCTTTCTTGACCACCTGTCGAAACGGCCGGAGCGAGTCGAAACTTTCCGACGTGATGTAGGCATCCTCCTCGCCCTGTGCCAGAATCTGTAGCAAAGCGGAACTCATTTACAGTTTCACTGTATTACAGTGCGCACCCAAAAGATTCCGGGAGAAAACCGTGCTAATTGCCGAGTTGGTACGCGCCGTCCGTCCGGAGGCACCAGTTGGCTTTCCACTTCGTCAGGCCGACGTCGCGGTAGACTTCGCCTCGTCGCATGACGCCGCGTCCGTACACGTCTGTCGGTGGCAACACCTCTGTCAGACCCGCGCCGATCACGGTGTTGGTCGGGTCGTTCCTGAAGAACCAATCCTCCATGTCGATGCACCGTCGCTTGAACTGTGCGCGGCACCCGTCGGTGTTGCGGAACAGTTCGGTCTGTGACTGGAACGTCGTCAGCCACGATTGTGTGTAGATGCCCATGTTCATGGACATATGGAGACGACCGATGGACCGGGACATCTGTCCCTGCGCGAGCGAGATGTCCCCGATCCGCTTAAAGAAGGAAACATCCACAACACACGTGTCGTGGATGTAAAAGTACTCGTCCGCCGGTCGGTGACCGAACAGATCAATGCACGCGAGCAGCGCTGTGAAATCGATCGAGTCCCGTCGCGTGCGTATCCATTCGATGTTGGGACGCGTTGCGTCCGTCGAGACGGAATAAATCGAATGCTCGTCGGTCGCGTCCGTGCACCCCCCGACCACGATCTTGATGTGCGTGCGATCGAATCCGGTGGCCGCCTGGAGACTGTCCAGCAGACGCGCCAACGCCGTCGTGCTGTCGACGTGCGAGTTGATGACGAGGGACCTCATTGTCGACGCGTACGTCTTACGTCTTACGATTCGAACCCAAATAAAACTTTATACTTTCTCACGGAGGCGGGGACCGTCGGCTTCTCCCACAGCACCCACCTGGCCAAGGTGCCGGCCGCATACGGATCTCGCCAGTTCTCACGCACGCGGTGCCGGCGGATGTATGCAAGTCGTTTTTTTCTGGCGAGTACCGGGTCCACTTTGTGGTATATGGTGAAGTCTCCGTACCCTTTGCCTCCGAAGTGGGTGGTCCTCACGACACGTCCACTGTCGTCCCTGAAGATGGCGACCATCTTTTTGTCCGTTCGCGGAGACGGCTTGATCTCGACCCGTGTGGCGGCCCGCGTATTCGCACGCATATTCTGGTTGGGGTACGCCAAGGAAACATTTCGTCACGTGGTTCCGACTGGCGATTACGGCATGTACGACAGCGTGCGCTCGCCCTTGAGAGACGTGTTGACGGGGCGGTCCAGGAGGGTATACGGCTTACTTGAGTCTCGGAGATACCCGATATGGTGGCGGATGTTCACGAGGATGTTTTTGACACAGTAGTCTGTCACCAACTCGTTCAGTCGCCTGACTTGGCAGTCGATGTCCGCGCCGGCGACGATGTTCCCCTGGTGCATGTTGAAGATCCCGGACATGACGAGCGTCAGTTCGGTCTTGCTCTGTGGGTCGATTGTGATGTTGTGTTTGTCGCGAATACGTGTCCGAACCATCGACTGGATTCGCTGGATGTTGCCCTCCGAGAAGAACAGGTTCACCACCGGGTTGTCGCGACACACGTGGAGGGTGGCCCGTGCCGAATCGACGGTGCTGTAGTTCGTGGTCTGGTCTTGGTACTCGTAGTACATACCTGTATACTATGGCGGTTATAATATTGGCCGTTCGAAACCCTTCATTTAAATGTACGACACCTGGGCGTCGCCGCCCCGGAAGTTGACGTATCTGTATCCCAGCAGGAACGCCTTGACGACGATATCGTCCCTCGGCTGTTTCAATGTGACGTAGAGCAAGGGTTTGCGCACATGGGAAAACGTGAAGTGTCCGTTCGGCTGCGAATTGGCCGCGTCCATTGCGAATGAGTACACGTACACATGGTCCTTGATGCAGTTGGGCGTATGATGCCACGTCTGCACCAGCGAGTACAGGTCGGCCGTCTGGTACTGCGTGCGTTCCCATCCGTCGAACTTCAGACTCGCCGTGTCGATCACATCCTCATACTGAAAATATTTGCCCTGCGTCACGGCGTCCACGGAGTACGCGACGAACACGATCAGTTTCACCGGGAAATTGACTTCCGACAGGTCGACGCGGACCATGCCCGTCGGGATGATGGTGTCGCCGCCGACACCATCCAAGGTCTCGCGGAACGACGTCGCCTCGCAGTCCTGTACCACCTCGCACAGTAACGGCGTCTCCCTGTTGATGATCTCGTTCTTGTCTTCTTCGTCCAAAAACACGTAATCAGCAATGAGATCCGCTGCGAGATCTTTCGGTGCGAACTTCCCGTCGTAACTGGTCACGCAGTTGGCAAAGGACTCCAGTTCCATCTCCAGGACGAGGGAGTTTTGGCCGGTGTTCGAAAGCAGTGGCAGGAAGGTCTGTCTCTGGCCGGGCTTGTAACAGCAGAAGAACTTGAGCGGAACGACGATGGTGTGTTCCTCCGACAGTCGCATACCGGCGCGTCCGATCATATCGTCGACGCCTGCCTTCTTCGACTTTTGAATGAAGAGATCGTCCTGTAGCGAGAGCCACAGACGCTCGCTACTGTCCAGTTCGACGTCGTTCAGGATGATGCGGAGTTTCCTCAGCAGAATGTACCCCACTCGTTCCCTCCAATAGTCGTCTATAGATGCCCCCGGGATCGCCGGCAGCGTGATCGACAGTGCCAAGTTACCGAGGAGATCGCCGCGTTTCGGGATCACCACCTTGGTCGTCAGACCGAACGGCAAGGCACTCGGGACGGTCTTTTGGACGGTGGCGAACCGCGTGGATTGTGTCCACCGTTGGTCGAAGAAACGGTGACCGCCTTCGCTGGTGTCTGACGTCTGGTACAGATGCGTGTCTTGCATGCCGATCATGTTCAACTGTAGGACACCCCCCACGCCTGGTTTTGTGGACGTGGTGGACGGTGGCATCGTCGCGTATTGGTCTGGTGTCTTGTTCTTTGCACGTAAAATAATGGCGGAATTTAAACGTTGTAGTCGTCATACGTGCGCGGATTCGGGAGAATGTGTACGACCGGCACGTCATCAATGTAACTGGTCCAAAACTCTTCCACATCCTCTTCACACAGTTCTCCCTCCTCGCGACAAGCGTCGGTCGCCCGACACCCCGCGAGCCGGCGCGCCAGGTGCCACGCGTGGCCGACTCGGTCGACGTATTTGACCAGCACGCGTTCGAGTTTCGGGCACGAGATCTTGATGTAACTGGGCGGATCGGCGTCGGAGACGATCGTCCTCGCGTTCTTGAGTTCCCACGGCCAACCGCAGGTGCCCCGTCTGTCCAGGGTCCGCAGGGATTCGCTGACGATGGTCGTGCAGTCGAACATGAAATTGTTCTGCACGGACAAGTAGGTCAGATTCGGGAAGATATCGGGCCCGAAACTATCGATCAAATTGTGTGACAAGTCGAGCCGTTCGACGTGCGGTGGCAATTCCGGCACGTCCATCAGTCCCGCGCACGTGAGGGTCACGTTGACGGCGGGACACGTCTCCAACGCGTCGATCACCTGTGTCATGAGTATCCCGTTCAAGTGGAGCGTTCGTATCTTTTCCGGGAACCTCATCCCGTGACTGGCGTACAGGATGCTTGCGTAAATGTCCATTGTGACGAGCGCCGGGAGCAGCGTCCTGGTCTCTGCGAACAGCCCAAACATGCTTCCCGAACACAACTTCAGGTGTTTGAGCGTCGGCATCCGGGCCCGGATACCGCCCGAGAAGGACGGTGCCGACACGCGCAAGTCTTCGATTTCCGGTAGGAACTCGCAGAACATGAGATTGGTGGGATCGTTCAATCTCATGTCCAAGTGCCGAAGACGTTGGCCGATCCACGGGATGCCGCACGCGACGGGGTTATACAGCGTCAATTTCGTCCAGTCTGGCGTCCGCATCAGCACGAGTTTGGCGTGGTCATCGTCAAAGTTGGCGATCAGTTCGCGTCGCGTGTGGACCCGTTCCGGCACCACGAAACTCAGCACGATGGCGTCTCGAGGATCGTCGAACGCATCGCACACGTACTCCATTTTTATGAACTGATCAACGACGGTCGTCGTCGTCGTTCTCAAACGCGCGCAAACGCTCAAACGAATCGGTAGGCCGGGAAGGAGACGGTCCCCAGTCGCTTGTCGTATGGCAGGACCCATGTGTCGGCTTGGTGGATCGGGAACGGGTTCATCTTCTCGCACGGGTCGCCGCGACCGCACTTGACGATCGTATGGTCCGGGAAACGCGTCTTTATGTAGAGGGCTGCTTCGTTGATGCCGCGTCCGACGACTTCCCGCAAAACGACGTTGCGACACGACTTGTCGTTGTGCTTCAAACAGCACTTTGACATGAACCCAGGCGTCACGTCGGCGCACGTGCCGCCTTCGGGGGGATCTTGGACTATATCGCACGGAATATTGACAACTCTGCCGTAATCGGGATCGTAATACTGTCCGCACCGTCTCCGGGCGGGCTGACTGGGCTGCAATTTCCAACAGAACTGTGCGGCGTTGTCGGAAGACGGACTGTCCATGCACACGAGTTTGTTTGTGTACCCGTCGACGCGCAAGAACCTGTTGTTCAACAGACTACGCATCATGATGAACTCTTTGCCATCCCCTCCGCAGAAGCCGGGTTCCAGTGCGAAACATGACCCTGGCTCGTCTTTCCGGTCGTTCCACAGGAGCGTCCCGTCGGGGTTCACGGTCAAATACCGGTTCATCCATTTCACAGAGTACCCGTTGGCAAGCGTGCACCGCACCATCTTGTACGAGTCTTCTGCGGCGGTCACTCTCGTCATCGTGGTCGTCGCGTCGGGCGCGATGCCCGGACCCAGGAGCCGGTGTTCGAACGCAAAGTTGAGCAAGGCGTACTCGCTCCATGGCTCGGGGGCGATGGTGGGCATCTCTTCGACGCGGGCCGGTGGTCCCGCCGGTTTCGGGGCTTGCATGACGATCTTCTGTGGGGACGTGACATTCGTTACAGATGCGACAGACGCGTCAGACGCTTTGGCGGCGTTCGAGTTACCGCCGCCTCCCGACTGTCTGCCCAGGAACCACCACGCGAGAAACGCTACCACGATGCAGACGCATCCTGCAAGCAAAGGAAGTAGCATTGTTGCTCTGTTATTACACACATACATAAGATTTCACCTCACGTCTCGGACGCCATGAACCGTTTGCCGACCACCCCCGAGAAATCGTACGTTCCCGTGTTGGAACACTTGGTCCGCACGTCCACATGGTGACGACCGGACAAGGTTGATGTGAGTTGATCGTACGCGTCGACAAACTCGCCGAGGGACGGCCGAGACACCGACACGATCTTCGCCTGAGGGTTGTCGGCGAGCACGCACCCGCTCGCGTCGACGAGGGCACCTTTGCTCGCGGAAAAGTTGTACACGGTGCCCGTGTCCTTGGCTACCGATGCATCCGGTTCGGTGCCTCCCGTCCTGCACGTCTCGATGTAGGACGACACGGCGTCCATGTTAAGCGTCCGCAGAGGGTACGCCGCCACCACGATCCCCTTTTCCTTCTCGACCGGCCTGAATACGAAGTCCACGTCACATCCCATCGTGGCGTCCAAGAGCACCATACGCGTGTACTTGGCGTTGGCCGCAAAGTGGTCGACGGCACTTTTTACCGACGAAAAGAACTCGAATCCCACTGGGCACCGCCCGTCGGATGCGGACCCACTGGAAATGCGTTGTTGAATCCGGATGATGGTGGTCGTGAAGTTGATCGTGCACTCGTACGACTCGGTGACGATCCCCGCCACCAGCACGTGTGGCGTGTTGTCGGTCGTTCCTGTTGTTTGGGGTGTCTGGGTTGTCTGGGTTGTCTGGGTTGTCTGGTCGGCACGCGTCTCGTCTGTCATTGCGCCTTCGTTAAGCCTGTGGCACGCCCGTTATATACCCTTTCAACAAATTCGGCGCCCGATAATTCATGCATGAGGAAGACTCAGGTTGGTCGTCATGCTGCCGGTGAGGTCACCGTGGAATAACATGCTGCCGGTGTGCGTGAGGGGCGCGAAGAGGTCGGCGTAGACGTGCAACCCCTGGTCCTGGCATCGACGACAGAACGCGTAATCCTCTGACAGGTAGCGTCTCGTCTTGGGACAAATTTGCGTCTCGAAGAGGGCGACGTATTCCTGGATGGTCTCCCGAGAAGATGGAATATCGTTCTTCACCAGCAGGGACTCGCCGTACACGCTTCGCATGTGTCGAAGCGAATCCATGCGACAGAGCATCATGCCGGTTGCGGCATCGTGCACTTTGAGGAAGCCACTGGTCACGCTGTGGTTCTTCACCGATTGGTCCAGATTGATGTTGAAATTGAGCCCTGCTTCCTTCAGAGCCGCGGGATCGGTCTTCTTGGACGAGCACACGTCGTCCCAGTTGAGTCCCTTCTTCGCGTAGATCCCGGTTGTGACTGGGGCGTCGTACGCGAGCATCCGCATGATCGTGTGGGGATGGAACCCGATATCGGCGTCCACGAAAAGCAAGTGGGTGGCCTTGGAACGCATGGCCCGCTCCGCCAGGATGTTCCTGGCGCGTGGCACCAACGATTCGTTGCCGAGGAACTCGAACGACAGGCGTATGCCGTTCTGCAGACAAAAGCCCTCGAAGCGCAGGATCGACGTGACGAATGTGCACGACATTTTGCACCCGTAGCACGGCACGGCGACGAAGAGGTGCACGCCCCGTTCGCGGACGTGACGCGTCAACTCGTCTTCGGTGATTGGAAACGGGTTGGGTGGTGTCACGCGGGAAGGCGATGGCGGGGTCTCCGTGCTGGTGGCGGCGGGGTTGGAATCATCCATGTGCTGTTGTCCGGGCCGGTGGGTATTCTTCCCTGCAAGACACTATTTCCCGCCAAATCCACGCGACGTCGACGTTGGTGGCGGTCCGACAACCGTGCCGCACACCTTCTCCGTGGGGTCGTGTTCCGTGTACATGCCCATCTCTGCAGCGGTCTTCAACATGCCCATGAACACGTCCCAGAACTCGTCCGTGTGTCCGACGGTTCGGCACCCGATGTGGGACAACTCGTGCAACACGACGAACGTCAGTGCATCGACGGACGGGTCGTCGTCCAAACACACGTGGATGGTCCGTTTGTCGCGGGTGACGGCAGGCGCGACCCCGCCGTCGACCATTTCGTGGACCATCCCGTCCCACCGTTGCCGTATGCGTTGGATGGCGGAGGCGGGCTCTTGACTGTTCAAAACGACCTTCTGGCACCGGTACATGACTTCCATGAGACGCGAATGGTTGCACGGTGTCGACGCCTTGACCACGTACGTTTTACCGTTGGCGGCGCCGTGCGAACACCTCTTGGACCGACTGGCGTCGCTCCATATGTACGCGCCCGCGAGCAGAACGACGGATGCGAGCAACGTCCACTTCTTCATGTCTTGGTGTAGCGCAGGAAAATACGGCGGATATTTTCCAGGGCGATTTAAGGTTTGTGTATGTTCTCCACTGATTCGGCTGTCCTGACGGAACGAGGCTACAGATTGAGCCCCCAGTTTTCGTCGTCGACGGACCTGGCCACGAAACAACAACGGTTCAAGATCAAACGGGTTCCGTACGCCGGCACGGTGATCAGGATCACGTCGACCAAGGGTGACGACGATGTCATCGTCACGCCGGAGGCCTTCATCTTGTCGCGCGTGCCCGACGGCGACGAGCGAAGGACATGGACGTGGAAACGTGCCAAGTACATCAGGCCAGGAGACTACATCGGCAGTCTCATCCCTCACACCATTCGAGTCGTCCGTCAGTCGTCCACGTCGTCCAGACAACTGACCGCACACGATATTCAGATGAACGCCATCTTCGCGGGGTTCGTCCGACCTGTGGTCGCCGGCAAACTCGGTGACGTGCTGGACGAACGCGACGGGTTCCTCGACGAGAAACACGCGTGGTTCCGGGTGGAACGCGTGTCGAACGAACCGTGGACGTCGTTCCTGTCGTCGGCACCACTCGCCATCGTGGAGAACGTCGCCATCATGGACTTCGTTTGATGTTGTCGCGCGCTCAAATGATCAGAAGATGACCATATTCCACGACTTCTTGAGCGGGGCCAACTTTTTCCTGATCAGCGCGTGGTTCGAGTCGGCCTTGGCGACGCACAGTCCCCTGGTCTTGGAGTTTTTCACGAGCGCACACGCAGTCTTTTCCCGCGTCGGTACGCAGAACGTCGCACAGAACAGCGAATAGTTCAGTCCCGGGTAGTTCAGGTCCGCTTTGCGCGGGTCCTTGATGATCTGTCCCTGGGCGTCCAGCAACGTGGGGGCGTAGGCGAGGCCGCGTTTGTGCGACCAGCAGCAGGCGCCCGCCACGAACACGACCGATCCTTTCTTGTAACTCTGTTTCTTTTCTACGCGGTTGATCGGGACTTTGAACTGTCTCGCGATGCTTTTCCTCGTCTCTCCGTCTTCCGTGACCTTGTATCGGACGTCCTGATGGTGCACGAGGAAATGGAAATCCGTGTCCTTGGCCACGACCAACGCTATTTTGTACTGACTACGCGAGCACGGACGCGCGAACGGGGTCACGGAACCGCCCAACTGTTTCAGATCGTCCTTGACGCGGGCCACGATCTCCTTGCAGTTCGACAGCGAGAAGTCTTTCATCGTGGACAGGTCACCGGGCTGCAGTTTGTACGATGCGCCGCTGGTGGAGAGGGCGGGGTAGCCCAATGCCCATGCGTAACAGTTGTTTCTGCCGACGCCTGCCTTTGCAGAGAAGGCGTCTTTCCTGAATACTCGACCCATGACGTACGTCAACATATTACCTGTTCTGCTCGCGCCCTCTACAACATGTTGGTCCCAGGCTTCATGTTACAGTACTGATGCTCGAGGCGCCTGGCCGCGTCCTGTGCCTCGCACAACTTCAACTTGTTGCGCATCGCTTCGAAATCTTTGGTGAGTTGTTTCAAGAGTTCTTTCAACTTTCTGTTTTCGGCCGTCAGTTGGTTGATCATCGCGGTCAGTTTGCCGATTTGCTCCAGCAACTCTTGGATCTTGGAGTTGTCGTCCGCGGCGGCGCCGCCCAGGACACCCGTCTCGTTCTCGAGACGGAATTTACCGTCCTCGGCCTTCTTCAGCAGCGCGCGAGTCTCCTCGAGTTCTTTCGTCAGACGAATGGCTTCCGGGAAATCGGCGAAGGCGGGAGGACGCGACGCGGGTGAAAATTTACCGTTCCAGGCCCCGACGATGACGAAGGCGAAAAACGCCAGGACGGCTAACGCGACGACACCAGTCTTCATGGCTTTACGATAGACGCACTGTCATGCTCACACATAATTTTGTCGAGAAATATGACGGTCGATACCGAGAGGGCGGACGTGGACGCCTACATCATCGATTGGATCGCCAGGGATGTGGACTGTCAGTGCGAACTGATCGCTCTGGGGAAGACCCCCTCCGGCGCGCAAGTCGCGGTTCGGTGTCCGTTCAAGCCGTTTTTTTACGTCGCCGTGCCCCGGTCCAAGGCGGCAAAACCACTGGCGAGGAAGATGTTCGCCGCCGACGTCGTTGAGGCGTTCGGTGCCGCCACGTGCACCTACACGCTCGTGGAGAAGCACGAGTTCGTCGGGTTCAGGCCGCACGACACGCACGTCGTGAAGATACAGTTTAGGACGTTGCGCGCGTTCCGCAACGCCAAGTATCGCGCCAAGGAACGACGGTACACGACGTTCGAAAGCCAAGCGGACCCGCTGTTGAAATTTTTTCACGTGACCGACGTCGACCCGACGGGCTGGACGACCTTCGCGGGCGCGAAGAAGACGTCCAATTTCGTTTCCAAGGAGTACGTCGTCGAGTACACGATGCTGCCCGACGGCACGGTCAAGAAAACCGACGAACCCGTCATCTTGGCGATGAAGCCGCCGCTGAAGATCGCTTCGTTCGATCTCGAGTGCTACAGCGAGTCGGGCAAGTTTCCCAGGGGATCAAACACCAAGGACGCCATCATCACGATCGGCACGTCGTATGCGATGTATGGAGACAACGTGCCGTATAAACAGACGGTCCACCAGATGCGCGCGTGCGAGTCCATCCCCGGCGTCGACGTGACCGTCCACGACGACGAACGGTTCATGATCAACGTGTGGTTGAAAGAACTGGAAGACGAGCAGGTCGACGTCCTGACTGGGTACAACATATGGGGTTTCGACATGCAATATATCGAGGACCGCTCGGCCGTCCTGATCGACATGATGACGGGGGACAGCAGCATCCAGACGCAACGCCTGGGTCACCTCAAAGAGGGCGGCGGGGCACTGACCGAGAAGAACCTGGCGTCTGCGGCGTTCGGGAACAATGCGTACGTGTTCCTCGAGTCGCCGGGGATCGTCCAGTTGGACCTTTTGGCCATCTTCCGCAAGGAACTGAAATTGGATTCGTTCACGCTGGATAACGTGTCAAGGACGTACCTCGACGGGTTCACCAAACTCGACGTGTCGCCGAAACAGATGTTCGAATGGTACCGCACCAGTGACACGCAGGGCCTGACCCAGTTGGCGGACTATTGCGTCAGGGACACCCTGCTGCCGATCAAACTCATGGATAAACTCAGCGTGTTGACCAACCAGTTGGAGATGGCCAAGGTCGTGTGCGTGCCGATCGCGTACCTGAACACGCGCGGACAACAGATCCGCTGCTACTCGTTGCTGCTGAAGCACACCGGCAAGGCCGGGTACATCATCAACGACATGGAGAAGAACCTGGACCGAGACAAGTATGTGGGCGCGACGGTCCTGACTCCCGTTCGAGGCGCGTACGTCGAAGACGTTGTGACCTGTTTGGATTTCGCATCGCTGTACCCGTCGATCATGCGCGCACATACGATGTGTCCCAGCACGATCGTCCTGGACGACACGTTCGGCGCTCTCGACGGGATGGAGTACTACCGGATCGAGACGACGCCCGGTCACGTCGTCTCGTTCGCACAGACGGATGACGCCGTGGTCCCGAAACTCCTTTCGGACCTGGCGTCGTGGCGCAAGCGCGCCAAGCGACAGATGGCCGACGCCAAGGCCAGCGCAGACGACTTCGCCGCGAGTCTCTTCAACGCCAAGCAGTTGGCCCTGAAGGTGTCGATGAATTCGCTGTACGGTTTATTTGGCGCGGGGACGGGTGCCCTTCCGCTGCTGGACCTGGCCTCGGCGGTGACGAGCACGGGCAGGACCATGATCATGGCAACCAAGGCGGCGTGCGAAAAAATGGGACACCGAGTGGTATACGGCGACACTGATAGCGTGTTTGTCATTCAAAATCTCGGGGAGGCGCACCGACTTGATGTCGCGAAACACATCTCCAACGGCCAGGAACTGGCACGCACGCTGACAACCTCGCTCTTCAAGCATCCCAACGAACTGGAATATGAGAAGACCTATACGCCGTTCCTCATTTTCAGCAAAAAGCGGTACGCCGCCCTGCAGTACGAGTACGACGCCACCAAACCGGCCAAAATGGACGTCAAGGGTCTCCAACTTGTGCGTCGTGACTCCCCGCCATTTGTGCGGGAGATCATGGTCAAGGTCCTGGACGTGATCATGTACCATCGCTCGTTCGAAGAGGCGCTCCGGGTGTCGAGGGCGTACATACTGGACATTCTGGAGAACCGGGTCCCCTTTGACAAGTTCGTGGTGTCCAAATCGTTGAGGTCCGGGTACAAAAACCCGCAGAGTCTGCCGCACGTCCAGGTGGCCGAGAAAAGGAAACGACGGAACACGGACCCGCCTGGCGAAGGCGAACGAATTCCGTTCGTGATCATCAAGTCGTTGGATCACGCCAATGACCTCATCGCGTTGCGTGCCGAAGACCCAAAGTGGGTGCAACAGCACGACCTGCCGCTGGATATCCTCTTCTACGTTCAGAACTGCGTCCTCAAGCCGCTGGAAACCATTCTCGAACTGCACTACGGGACCAGCACCCACGGCAAGTTGACGGAAGGCGTGATCCTCGACAAGATCATGGCCCTGCAGACGGACGACCTGAGCAGGAGGAAGGAGAGCAAACGACTGAAGTTTCTGAAGGACACCAACCAACGGGAGATCACGACGTTTTTCCGTCCGAAACCCGCGTAGTCGGGCCACGTAAATATTACCTTGCGTTAAAACACCCAACTACACATGATTTCCAACAAGGCCATCCTTCTCGCGGCGCTCTTCGTCATCATCTCGTCGAAGACCGTCTACGGGGTGACCAACTTGCTCACGTCGACCGTCGGTCTGCCCACCCAGCAGTACGGTGCCCCGACGACCTTTGGCGTCGTTCTCCATGCCATCGTGATCGCGTGGCTGTACAGCGTGTCCTCCAAGATGATCAAGTAAAGACCGACGACCACGGTCCTCCACACTTATTGTTCGATGATCATCGCCATAGAGGGTAACATTGGCGCGGGGAAGAGCGAACTGATCGCTCACCTGCAGACCAGCCTCGGCAAGGCTCACGAAAGCATCGACTTCTTTCCTGAGCCTCTGGACGTATGGGGCGAAACGTTACAGATGTACGCCGTCAACAAGAGGAAGTGGGCGAGCATCCTCGCCCTGGATGTGCTGCGCGGTCTCGGTGACGTCAAAGCGTCCACCAAACGCCATCAGATCGTCGAGCGCACGCCCTACGCGTGCAGGTACGTGTTTACGGAGATCGATAAGCACGACGGTCACATCAAGAAAGAAGAACTTGACGTGATCGACCAATACTTTGAGTTATACGGCTGGAAGCCGGACGTTGTGCTGCATCTCGCGGTGGAGGAGGGCGTGTGCTGCGACCGCATCGAGTCCCGAGGACGACCCGGCGAGGAGCGTGTGTCGTATGAGCACGTCAAAGCCATCGGCTACTACTACGATAAGATGTACCAGGCGCACTTCCCAGACCAGCCGGTGATACGCTGTGTCCAGAGCCAGTCGGAGACGATGGCGGCGTACCACGCCCGACTGACCTACCTCGTGCTACGTGCGATAGAGAATGACGACCAGAAGCATCGTCTGAACGACGATCAGCGAAGCGAGCATTTCCACAACGTACACCAACCACCCGGCTTTCATGGAAATGTAGGCCAGAATCGGCTCGACAATCCCGTCCAACGCTGACTTGTCGGCGTCTTGCATCATCATCTTTGCCCTGTCCATCGTCTTGCACAGCAGTTGGTCGATGGCGTCATCTAACATTCAATTCGACTCATTCAATACTCTCCGTGCAAAAAAAATCAATCAAAATTGGACGCATGTCAGCGTCGAACGGACCGAAAGAACCGTCCCGTCGGGTCCTGTTGGACCGCGGCTTCGTCGATGCCGTTGAACGGTGGATGCTCACGGCAACCTCTGGTGTCCTGGTCATCGAGCAGTCACAGACCGGCTGCGGCGTCTCGCGTCTCCTCGACGTGCTCCAAGAAGAGCACGCACGGCACGTCGCCTGGGTGAGTATGGGTCACCACGCGTGCAGAAGGACGGTCCTTGGACAGAAGAAAATCATGCTCATCGACCCTCCCGACTCGGTCATCGTCGACGCGGCCAAGTCGGTCCAGTTCGCCCAACTCGTGCAGACTCCTTCGATCCCGATGATCATCGCCGGTTTCAAACGACGAAGCGTCGTCGCAAAACTGGGCGCCATGCTCAAAAAGTCGTCGGGAACGGTCACGCACCTGACTGTCCCGCCCATCCCGGACGATGACGCGGTGAACTTCCTCGTCTCGGTGGCCGCCGAGAAAGGGGTCGAGGGGGTCGACGTCCGACGCGCCTGGTCCACGACACACGACCTGCGGCACTGTCTGCGCGCACTGGACGGGAAAGGCTCCGAACTGCGGGAGATCTTGCCCGACGGCGTGCAAGGGTTGCTCGCCCTGCTGCAGCAAAGCGACGCGCTGTCGTTCCGGGACCGGTGTCGCATCGCGGAAGGCGACCCGTCCATCATGGTGGACGGTATTTTCGAGAACTACGTCCACGGCGTCTCGACGAACCTGGAAGACGCCGTGGGTGTGTTGGACATGCTCTCGACATGCGACCATCTGCAGGCGTTCGCGTACGCCCAGCCGTCGTTCGACCCGGCGCCCCTGACGGCGGCGTTGGTCGCGGGGACGTCAGCGTGTAACGTCGACGTCCGTAAGGATATCAAGACGTTCGGAACGCTGTGGGCAAGGGCGAATCATCAAAAAGTGAAGCGGAAACTCCTGAAAGAGTTGCCGTTCGACATGAACGGCGTCGAGGCGACGGCGTACGTGCGTCAGATGGCACTCTCGTCGCCGGATCAACTCCGGAGGATGGTCAGTCTGTTTGGCCAGGACCAAGTGTGGGCTGTCACGCGTCTCTGGACGAAATCGGGGAAGGTGTGTTCGAAGAAACGGTTCCGCTCGATCACGGATACAGTCGTTCCTGACGTGCCTGGCCAAGCAGGGCCGGGACGGCAACGGGAGGAGGAGGAGACCCCATCGGCATCCGTCCGCCCGCCTCCTTGATGATCACGACCTCCTTCAGCGTGGTCACGTCGGCGGTCTCGTCGGCCGCCGTACGTCCTCCGTTGCGGAGTTTGTGCATGAACGTCTTGAAGACGCACGGGTTCTTGATGAATTTGGTGAGTGTGATCAGCCACAAGACGATGGATACGAACCAGATCGTTTGACGGATGGCCGTGTCGTCGCTCTGTGCGTAGATGGGTGCGACGAGATTGTAGAAGAATGACTCTCCCTTTTCCGTGTCCCCGCGAAGGAACATTTCGATCCGGGTAAGGGCGCACTCATCGCTGTTCGCCAGCCAGTGGACCCAAAGCAAAGGACCTGTCATCAAATGCAGGATGTGCAGTTCGGGGAACCGCTTGATGTCCAGGAAGGGTACGCCGGTGAAGAATAGGACGAACAGGATATGCAGAATCCAGATGATGTTGGCGAATATCAAGTGCATAACGCGAAACCTATAGTACTATGGAAACAAAATGTGTGCATGTAAACACGACGAATTTGCGGTGCGTATCGAACGGGACACTGTGATGGTGTGTACGGCATGTGGCCTTGTCCTGTGTTCATCGCCACTTGTCCGGACCGAGTTTCGGGACGGCGCCGATTCGATCGCCGAGCACGACCACCGACGGACGTGTCCCCGGACCAAACTTGACGACCAAACGGAGAAAATCGGGTCGTTGCTGGGCGCGACGCGACACGTGATCGACACGAGCAAAACCATCATGGTCCGTGTCAACGGCAAACCTTCCAACGTCAGCCTCCTGGCGGCCGTGTTTTACGTGGCGTTTCGACAGCACAACCTGGACCGTCTCGAAGAGGAAATCTTCGAGCGTCTCACTGCCGGGCTCGCGACGGGCCGACAAGTCGCCACGGGTCTCTCGAAAAGCAAATTCACCAAGGCACTCCGCATGCTGCGTTCGCACGACATCGACGACGCGCGCGAGCCGCATGTGTCGCTGATCCTCCGTCGCCTGGTGGCGACGCGAATCGGCGTATTGGGCAAGACCAGAACGGAGGTCGCGTGTGCGACGAACCGAGCGGAATCTCTGTACACCCATCTGTGGAAGGTGTACGGAGACGTGAAAACCATGGCGACCGTCGTGCAAATGACCATCGCGCATCTCGAACGCGGATGCACTGACGACATTATTGGAGCAACGGGATGATCATCATCATACAAATCAAACAGAACGCGCTCATGCACATGAGAGCGATGGGAACGGCACACGGTTCGAACGTTTGCATCACGTTATTCGATGCCGTCTTCCCCAGGATACCTCCAAGTGGCGTGAACAGGGCCGCCAATCCGGCCGCGATTCCCGCGCCGCCCAACCAGCCCCCCCAGTTGGTCTTCTTCTTATCATCGGCCGTCCCACTGTCTCCGTCAGTCTTGTCCTTGTTTCGCTTACTCTTACCCATTCCACGTGTGCAATTGCAAAATATATTGTTTCTGTAGTTCAGTTTTACACGAACACCAACGAGAACAACCATGGTATGGGGTTTTTTAGCGCCGTTGGGCGAAGTCGCTGGTATTGCGCTTGAGGCTGCATTCTTCGGTATGGGCGTCTACGGGACGAACGCGACACTGAATTCCGAGGACATGGACGGATCGATCGCCTCGAACAATGCGAATGATGATTCAAAGATGAGTATATGGAACGAGTACGCCGGACAGAGCAAACAACCCGGGTCTCCTGTCGGGACCATTTCGGCGTTGTCGTCGACGTCTTGCAGTTCTCTCATGTGCTTGCTCATGTTGCTCCTCCTGGCGTTCGCGTAGACGTTACGGCCGATACCGACGACCCTTCGTGATTTTACATACCAGGCGGTCGATCGCACGTGAACTGGATACCGTCGACTCGATCCCCGCACGACGCCGTGACGCCCGTGATGATCGTGCCTGGAGGACACCGTTGCGTGATCACATTATCGGTCGGTGGCTTCTTCCTGGGTCCGTACGCGCCGAACCGGTCGTTCTCGCTTCCCATCCCGCCGATCCACCCGGTCCGCTGGCCGTCGAGCGCGTACAGATTCAGTCCTTTGATCTCGTTATCCTTCGGACGCACGTTCCATTTATAGTAGCCCGCAGGGGCACCCGTCCACGCAATTTTGGGCCACAAACTCCGTCCCTTCCCAGGCTTGAGAATATCCTTCGCGGCGTCGATGCCGCTCGCGATCTCCATCCCTGCCCAGGCGGCGGTGCCGGCAACGCTTACCGCCAGTCCCGTCCACGCAAGCGCACCCAGCGGCTGCGTCCCCGGAAAGATGGTGAGTGCCGTCGCCGCGATGGCTACGATGGGCGTGAATGCGAGCAAGGCGATGGCTTCGGGATCGGGTTTGTCTCGTTTTCCACACGTGGGTTTCTTGAATATTCGAGACGTCTTTTGCGTGCTCGGGTCGTAGCACCAGAATTGCAACGCGTTGGTGTGATCGCCCTGACCACTGAACCCAATCACGTCAGTGACGAACGACCCTGCCGGACAATCACCTCCGATGGGTCGATGCTGGTTACCGTACACCTTGCTCTTCCATGGACCGCCCGCAGACAACCCCAACGTCTTTTTCCAGAAATCGGTCTGGTCAGCGTAACTGGAATCGCCCAAGAAGAGACTGATCACGACGCACGCCGACCAGCACAGGTACGAACAACAACAGCAGAGTAAACATAGCGAGAGAATCGACGCCGCTGCGTCTGACATGCTATCTACACTACTCGCAGATAAAGTTTGAACTCGCCGCTACTTTGTTTTCCACATTTTGAACGAACTGGCGACGTCATCCGACCACTTGTCTCCCAACACGACGAAGTTTGGACCTTTCACCTTGAACGGTCGTTGGTTCGCCTTTCCCGTCGTCGCCCCGAAGTTGGCGTTTGGGTATAATTCGACGGTGACGCCTCTTCCAACGGCAACGCTGCTCGCTCCGTCATTGATTCCGTAGTGTTTGAGGTTCGTGACCTCGAGTTTATTTTCGTCGCCGTCCAAACACCACTCTTTGCCGCCACCTTCGCCGTTGGCATGATGGAGGAGTTGGAAACACCCGTCGGACGTCGTTGGTCCCGAGACGTCTTCGACTTGTGTGTTCAACGGTTCGACGTCGACAGACTCGTTGAGCGTCTCGTCGCCTGTGCCAGAGCCCTGGGTCATCGCGGGTGCTAACACGATGAGACAGCACATGCACATCATCATGAAGCCGCAAAAGAGAATCGGTAGTATCAATAGGGCGACGTTCATTGTGGTGGTCTGCCATTACACACATATTAATCCAGGACGGGAAACAGGGGCGTGAAATGGTTACCGCCTTCGTGCTGATGCGGGTGGACGGTCAACGATAAGTAAATCAATGATCCAACCACCGTATTCGGGTCGATTTTGTGCGTGTTCGGGCTCTTGTTGGGAAAAAATGCAGTGAGCGCATGCCTCTCGGTCACAAAGCCAACTTTTCCATTCTGATATGCCTTCTCCTCAAGGAATACGAAGATCGGTGTTTTGAGACGCATACTCAGCGCCTGGACTTCCAACAGCGTCCCGTATGTGGCACGTTTAATCATCGCCGCTTGGTACTGGTTTTTGGTGCGATACTTCTCCTTCGTCATATTCAGTCTGGCACTCGAATACACGTCTAACATGTTTGCGTTCCACATACGAGTTACCTCTTCGACGGCAATCTGACGCAGGGTCGGAGACAGACTCGATAAAAGGGGTTGTCCTTTCAATTTATCCTTCCGCCGCGTGCTGATCAAAACTGATTGCGCTTCAACTGTCAATTTTATCATGTGTGTGTTGTGGATGACGTTCTGTTTCTTCAATGTATTGCCGACTGCATGGAATAGACACGCTCCGTCGCCTTTGACGTCTCCCTCGATGAAAAACTTCTTCTTGAAATGCTTGACGTCTATGGAATGCTTCGCCGTCCCATTAACAATTTCACGAACATGTTGGCTGTCTCTGAAGATCGCTGCAAGGGCGTTGGCGAACGAAACCTCTGTCCTGGGGGTCCTGTTGATCTGGTTCCTGTTATACGCGGTGCTGCGTCGGTTGGAAACCCCAGGGTTGCCAACCGTGGAGGCGATGGACACGTTCAATCTTGACTCGGCTCCACTGTTGTGACGGTTGGCAACCTTGGAGCCGATGGACACTTTGTTTGGAGTTGGAGTCGCGTTCCTCTTCCGGAGCTTGGAGTCGACTGTGTCCCGCCGACTGATTGTGCCGTCCTTCAGTTTGGTGTCGATCAGATAACTGTTACCCTCTTTGTTGTAATTCACAACTTTGGCCGGTCTGAGACCCTCTTTCTTGTCGATGTAAATGACGTGTTCACCCTTGGCAAACTTTGGTGATTTGTTTGCGTTGCTAGCGGTGGAGTTGATGGACATTGGTCCGCCGCTGTTGGATTTGTTGTTCTGTGGACGTCCAGTGGCATTATTATTTGACGCAGATACAGACGGTGTACCGGGTGGCGGCGGGCCGTTCCACGAGGGTCCACAAACTCGTACCATCTCTTGTCATATGCCACATAAAATAATGCGGTAGATGAGAGTACTGCAACGACCCATACACAGATGATGGTACCTATGATTTTGAGCATGATGTTCGCGGGGACGGCGTTGGTGGTCGGGATCGTATGCATCATCCTCATCCTCAACAACAAAAAGGGAGGGAAGGACGGTGCCGACGGTGACGACGGGAAGGACTCGGCGTCCAGGCAGGAGGCGTCGGGCAGCGACGGGTTCACGAAGACGGGGATCACATTCTACGGACAGTCCAGTGCCGATGACAACGGCGTTGGGTTCGCTGGCGTCGACCTGTTCAAACATGGCAAAAGCGGTCTGGAGTTTAAGGGCAAGCCGTTGTTTCCGGCGGCGGTGTTCCAAGACGACGCCGCCGGATTGTTGTGGGGTATTCTCGAGGTCAAATCCGACGCATTCACGAACAATAAAGCGGTCTACGTCCACGTCGTGGATGTGTGCAATTCGGGTCAAAGCGTGTGTCAGAGGAACACGGACAAGCACGGGTTCCTCGTCGACATTCACGCGACCGCCTTCGACTACGTCGGGGTGGATGACGGTCTCCTGCAGGGCGAATTTAAGAAGGTCGGGTCAATGCGACCGAAGGATATCAAGGAGAATATATGGCTCAAAGACGGGACGGTGGCTTGTTCGTGCACGGGGAAATGTAAAGGCGGCGCAGTGAAATGGGACAATCACAAAAAGTGCTGACTTTTGGGTTTGAGCCATTCCGTCGGTCATGTTGTGGCAAATCGGAGCACGTTCCGTCGACGTGAGCGATACGTTCGCTTTTGATTGTCAAACGTACCGCATGTTTGTAGACAACGACTCAGAGACCTTCTGCATCCCCAACGAGTCCATCGCTGAGTCAGTGCAACTCCTGGACGCAATGCGTACATCGCCGTCGCTGGATCATCTGACCACCGAAACGTTGGTCAGTTGTATTGAAACCGCCGACTATTTATACAATGAACGCGCGTGTGAACGCCTAGCGAAAGAAATCGCCGGACGACTCGCGGGGAAATCTCCCTCGAAAATGGCAAGCATTCTCGGGGTCGACTTTAGGCCCAGTGCGTCGTGGGAATACGAACTGGATACGTGGCTCGTCCCCTCGGCACGCGTCGAGCCGTGGCCGTCGACGGAGATCCAGGAACCGGTGGTTCCGACGGACGAGACGTCGGACGACCTTACATCACGAGCATCATCATCAGCATCCCAGCGCCCATCACGACACACAAACAGCATACAAACGCAATCAATACCCATGTCTCCACGCCTTTGATGTAATCGTCACGACGCCACCATTCCTTCTCGCTACTGTTGCCCGTCCACGTCGTCGAAAAGGCCGGGTTCTCGTTCGACGACTCGTTGTTGCCACTGTCGTTGTTGCCACTGTCGGTGCTCGTATCGTCGGAGCCACCGTTGCTGGTTGACGGGTTGCTCCGGGGTCCGGACGCGAACCCTTTCTCGTACACCAACTGGTCGCTGTTGCCGACGTTGTACATTTGGCACGTTCCCGATCCTTCTCGCCAACTCCAACCCCTGCAAGCCACGCCATGTTTCCAACAACGCTCTCGACACAGTTTCCAGTTTTTTTCCGTCGTCTCCGCCGTCCCGCTCAACAAGTTCGCTTTGCGGTACTTCTTATTGCAGAAGACGTAGCCTTGGTACCCGGTCGTGGGACACGTGGTATACTCGTCCCCGACGACGGGCTTGTTATTGTCGTCCTTGTTGTTGGTCCCAGCATTGGTTTGTTTGCACTTGGTGCCGTACTCCTGTGCGTACCGACTTCGGTATCCGGCAGCACCACTGAACCCCTTGAGTCTCGTGTTCGCGTCGCTGGGTGACGCACACTGATTCAGGAGATTGTTAAATAGATCGTCCGCTGCGGTCATGCAATGTGCAAACAAAAAAATTCGACACATGTCCGTTCCACCGAATTCTGCTTCGCCTTCCGAACACGTCCCTGCTGACGCGTGCATCGCCTTGCATCAGGAGTATGAGCAGAGATACGCACAGATGCTGGGCGAACTGGGCCAACTGTACGATGCACAGATGAAACTCCGTGTGCAAATCGAGTGTCTCCACGCGCAACTCTCGCGCGTCGAGAACGAGAACTGGTACATGAAGAGCGTGGTCAAATATTCTGCGTCGAGACTGGTCGACCTGGGGAGCAGGTCTCGTGAGAGGTGACTCGTGGGGAGATGGCATCGTCGATGACCACCAACGATGACCATCATCGAGTCTTATTTTCCGAACATACATGACTCGAACCATGGCAAACAAGGCAGATTTTTGTAACAACGTAAACAAGAGTGAACACGTCAACATGCGGGTGGAGAAACGTGACGGTTCGTTCGAGGAGGTGTGCTTCGATAAGATTTCCAGGCGGCTCAAGTCGCTGTCGTGGGCGTTTGATTCGCGCAAGATCGACTACGGTTCACTTGTCCGGGAGGTGGTGGTCAACATGTCGGACCAGATGAAGACCGAGGATATCGACCGTCTCGCGGCGTCCGTCTGCGTCAACCACCAGTTGGAGGCGAGCGAGTACGACATCCTGGCGACACGGCTCCTGATAAGCAATCTGCACAAACAGACGGATACCGACGTCCTGAAAACGTATAGCAAGATCAAGGACGTGCTCGACCCTTCGTTCTACGCGTTTGTCGAAACGAACGCGGACGCCCTGCAGGAGATGATCTGTTATGAAAGGGACTACGACTACGACTACTTCGGCGCGTCCACGATCACGAGGCTGTACTGTGCCAAGAAGGATGGCGTCGCCGTCGAAAGACCTGCGCACGTGTACCTGAGGACCGCGTGCGTCGTGACCAAGTTCGATTTGGAGCGTACCAGGCACGTGTATGACATGCTGAGCAGGAAGCATGCCGTGTTCGGCAGTCCGACCCTCTTCAACAGCGGCATGAAAATGCAGCAGGTGGCGTCTTGTTTTCTGCTCGAGATGCACGATAGCATCGAGGGGATTTTCGACACGTTCCATGAGATGGCACGTATCAGCAAACTCGGCGGAGGGATCGGCGTGTTCGCGGGGAACGTGAGGTCCCGGGGCGCGCCCATCACCTCGACCAACGGACGGACGGACGGGCTTCTCCCGATGGTGCGTTGCGTGAACTCCATCGCGCAGTACGTGAATCAGAGTTCGAAGAGGAAGGGAGCCGTCGCGGTGTATTTGGGGGTCGACCATCCTGACCTGATGGATATATTGGACATCAGGCGACCGGGAGGTGACGAGAACCTGCGCGCCAGGGACCTGTTCCTGGGACTGATGATATCCGACCTGTTCATGTCTCGTCTCGAGACCGGCGGCACGTGGAGTTTCTTCGACCCGTTCGAATGTCCTGGCCTGCCGGACGCCGTCGGGGACGAGTACGTGGCACTGTACGAAAGCTACGAGTCTGCGGGCAAGGCGAAGAAGACGATGCCGGCAAAGGACGTCTTCAACGCCATCATCCGGGCGCAAATAGAGAGCGGTATCCCGTACATCTTGTACAAGGATGCCATCAACCTGAAAAGCAACCAACGCAACCTGGGCACGATCAAAACGAGCAATCTCTGCGCGGAGATCGTGCAGTACACGTCGCCGGAGGAGACGGCTGTGTGTAACCTGGGGTCCATCTGTCTCCCCGCGTTCGTCCGAGTGGAGGACGGAACGATCGATTATGATGCGTTGATGGGGACCGCGCGCCAGATGACGCGCTGTCTCAACAACGTGATCGATATCAACCATTATCCCTGCGAGAAGGCAAAGACATCGAACATGCGTCACCGTCCCATCGGACTGGGTATACAGGGGTTGGCGGACGTGTTCGTCAGACTCGGTATATCGTTCGATTCGGAGAGGGCCGTGGAACTGAGCCGTAAACTCGCCGCGGCAATCTACTACGCGTCGGTCGACGAGAGCGCCGCCCTGGCCCAGGAGGAGGGACCCTATTCCACGTACGCCGGGTCGCCGATGTCGCTGGGCCAGATGCAATTCGACCTGTGGGGTGTGCATCCCGACCCCGACTTTGCGTGGTCCGTGCTCAAAGACAAGGTGAAGACTCACGGCGTCCGCAACTCGCTCAACATCGCGATTATGCCCACCGCGTCGACCGCACAAATTTGCGGAAATATCGAGGCGGCGGAACCGATCACGAGCCTGGTATACGTGAGGAGGACGTTGGCCGGCGAGCACGTGTGCGTGTACAAGCACCTGGTGAACGATCTGACCAAGCGAGGTCTGTGGACCGAGGACCTGAGGAACGAGATCGTCAACGCCAACGGGTCGATCCAGGGAATCCGTTCCATTCCCGACGAGATCAAGAGACTGTACGTGACAGCGTACGACATCAAGCAGCGTTGGATCATCGACCATGCCGTGGCACGTGGTCCCTACGTGTGCCAGACCCAATCGATGAACATCTTCATGGCCAAGCCGTCGGCGTCTCAGGTGGCCAAGAGTCACCGGTACGGTCACGCGAGGGGAATCAAGACGGGCGTGTACTACCTCCGAACGAAGTCGGCGGTCAACGGCGCCCAGGTATCGAGGAGCCACACGACCAACAACCAAACCCTGACGGGGGGCAAGGCGCCCGACCACGACAGCGAGGAAGACTCCGTGTGTCTCAACTGCAGCGGGTGACTGCGTTTTATTATGATTGTAAAAGCAAGGACCCATGCCAAACAAACCTTTTGGATTGCAAAACGTCAGAACGTTGACGCAGTGGACAGGCTGCGAAAATCCTGGAGCATTCGACGCAGAAGCGTGCCCGATGGAGGGTGTCTTACCGGTCAACGAATCGCACGACGATGACGTTCGTCTGTTTCAAGCGCGACGACGCTTCCTGGAGAGAGCAAGGGAGATCGGTACAACGGCCGAACACGTGAACCTGTCTCTGTTCGTGGCGGAGTACTACTTGCCCAGTGCAAAGGTGGAACTTTTGTTCCGTAACCACACCGAGATGTTGCGATACAACGACTACAACCTCAGGTCAGACGGCCAGATGGAAAGTGTGTCGGATGCGTTTGTACCGAAAATCCTGGACAAGGAAACATTCACGAAACTTACGGCTTCGCGTCGGAGTTACTCGACCGTCTACGTGCTGTTCGACTGCCGGCCGATCGGACCCATCAAAGGCCTGAACAACCTGTGCATCGTGTCCCACAACGAGTTGTATTCTCTGGCCGAAGAGAGCGTGTGGTCGTACGTCATCTCGCTGTGGAAGAGCGGGAAGTACGTGCCCCTTTCAGAGAGCGAATCGACAAATCGTCCCATGTTCATGGAGACGGTAACGGGCAGCGATATGAAGAACCATTTCGTCCTCCTGGACTACACGGTCTTACTGAACTACAGCAGGGACCTGCGGACCATGCTCAACGACGAAGCCAAGGTCATCCAAAAAGAAGTGGCCGACAAGACGATCGAGTTGCGCGACGGGTTGTCGAGGTTGCACGTCGTGTGGAACACCAAGCGACCCAAGGTTGATGACAGACAGGCCACGTTCACAGTCTCGAGACACATCGACGAAGTGCTCAAGCCGTATCGCGTGCCCAAAGAGGACATGGACGAGGCAAAACGCATCCTCAACCTCCTTGTCGATGATCCTCTGAAGGTGGACGACGTGCTGCGCCAGCGCGACGTGATGTCATTGATCAAGAGGACGGCGCCCGAGATCGCCGAACTGCTGAGCGAAGGCAAGATTGACGAGGCTCGGAAGATGATCCGGCGTTTCAAGTTCAAGGAGGGCGAGATTCAGCGACACTCCGAACTCGGAGAACGCGTGGCGACGCTGATGGAGCGCATGTCGTTGGGCGACGTCGACGGCGCGATGGAAGCGCTGAAAGACGTCCGTCGACTGGACCTGTCCAAGAAGATGATGCCGGGTATCGAAGATGCACTGGCACAGGGCGACTTGGAGAAAGCCCGCGACCAGATGCTGGAGTACCAACGGCTCCACCGTCGTCTCGACGACGGATGGGACGGCGAACGTGAATCGCTCTTCAAGAAGTTCGCTCGGACTCGGTTCGGCAAAGCATTCAAAAACGGGGTGATGGATGTTCTTGGACCGGCGCGCGTATCGCGCAGATCGTCAAATCGTCGCGGCGGCGGTGGCGGCGGTGGCGGCGATGGATCGTGGGTGAGTCTGCGGTGGTTCGATTTCGGCGAGCCGAGCGAAGAGTGGGTTCGTCGAGAGCATTGACCGGTCGAGTGACTGATTTAAAATCGTATCATTTGTATGGAGGAACGTATCATTCATCAGATCTGGTACCAGGGCGGCGACGCCTTGCCCGAGAAATATCAAAAAACGTCTCAAAAGTTGCGCGACATGAACCCCGGGTGGAGGTACATGCTATGGGACGACCGCAGTATGCGTGCACTGTGTAGAAAGTTCGGTTACGAGGACGCGTACGATGCGTCGAAGATCATGCATCAGCGGATAGACTTTGGCCGTTACCTTGCTCTGTACTGTTACGGCGGTGTCTCGATCGACATGGACACGGATTCGTTGCGTCCCATTGATACGTTTGTTGACGAGTACGAATCCCACGGCGACAGACCCAATCTTGGGATCACGCGGATCACCTCGACGCCAATCGAAGCGAGCATCGCCTACATGCGCCCGACCACCATCGCGCTGAATAACGCGACGGTCGTGGCCCCACGGAAGCGTATGCCGTGTATGAAACACATTTGTGATCACATTGCAGATCTTTTACGGAACCAGTCGAGTCTGCTGAAAAAGATGCCGAAATCCATGCAAATTCAGCGCACCACTGGTCCGTCGGCGTTCACGGACGCCGTGCTTTCCTTGCCTCCCGATGAGGTCCAGTACATCGATGCTGAGGTTTTCGAGCCGTGTATTGGCTTCGATGCCGCGTGCAAACCGTCTGATCGGAGTATCACCAACCATCAGCACGATGGCACGTGGCACGGCATGGGCGGGCTGCTGAGCCTGTACTTCTGGATAAAGCACCACAAACTGCCGATCTTGGTCGTCGTCTTGGTGCTCCTTTTGGTCGTGATGCTGTGGCGCATGCGACGATAGGTTGCCTTTCGTTCGTGCGTTATTCTGTTGCCCCATACAAAAACACCCTAGATCCCGATGGTTTGGCTCGACAACCAGAAGGCTATTCTGGTGTTTTTGGTTGGACTCGTCATCAACACGTTCGGGATGTTGTACACGCAGCATCATGGGTTACGTCACTACGTCAGGAACCAGTGCAAGAGACCGCGCGACGTAGGGTTTTTGAGCCTTCCGCGGGGCGTGATTCCCGAGGATGCCGTGAATTGGCCGCTGGTCGTCCCGGTCATAGCGAGTCTCCTTTCGTCCAAACGCGGTCTCATCTTTCGCGACTTTGCCTTCCTGTTCGGTGCCGTCCTGATGATCCGTGGGATCGCAATAAGCGTGACGCAACTCCCCGAGTCGAGGGACATCGGCAAGCAGCGCAGCCTGTGGCAGATCTGCACGACGGGCGGTGACTTTGACAAGGTGGTGTCCGGTCACACATCATGGATGTTGCTTTTCACCTTGGTGCTGATTAAGTACGGCGTATGGAACCGTTTCTCGCTCGTTCTCCCCGTCGCGGTTGCCATCCTGTTGGTACAGACGAGAGCACATTACACCGTCGACGTGTGGTTGGGTGGCGTGATCAGCACGTTGCTGTTCCTGGCCTTTGGAATATAATCCTCCGATGGTAGTATACGAATACATGAAGACGTACTGGATTGTGTTTGCCGTGTTTCTGGCGCTGTGTTTCGTGTGGTGGTCGTGGTCCTCTGTCGTTACCCCCATGGCGTTCCGAGGGCAGTACACCATGCCCCCTGCCACCCCTCCTGCCGCCATGTACACCCCGTTCACGCGCCCTGTCGATACGGCGACCACAGACCGTCACGATGAAATCCTCGACGTCATTGACGGCAACGGCGGCACCGGCGGCAAGTGTCAACATTATCGGCGCCCTTAGTATACCCAATGATGTCAACTCGTCCGAAACAAACCTTATCCAGTGAGTTCCGTGCCGCGTACGATACGTCGTACCGAGCAAGCGCGGATGATACCGATGCCGATGTCGTCAAAGCCCGGAAGAAACTCCGGACTGTGAAGAAGAAGATGACGACGAAGTTGCGTGATTTGGGCGAGATCTGCCAGGCGTCGACGATCGTATCGTCGAAGCACAAATCGTTGATTAGCGTCCGAGACCATGCATGTGGTGTGTATGGATTGGTCCAGCGAGACTTGTTCTTGTTGCAACGGGAGATGGACCGAACCCGCCGTTCGAGGCGCACGTGAACAACATCCAATCCATCCAACTGCTCTACCCTTGTTTTGGCAAAGTCGCCACTTTGACAAAATTTGCACTGTTCGCGCTTGCTCGCGCTTGCTCGCGCTTGCTCGCGCTTGTTCGCGCTTGTTCGCGCTTGCTCACGGTTCGTCCTCCGACATGTCGCTGTCGTACCCGCTCAACACGTGTCGTGACGTTGGTTTTGAGGATTTGAAGTACTGTATATACACGTCTTCGGAGACTTCGATGGGACACTCGGCGTGCACGACCAACTCCGTGTCGTCACACAGGAATGCGCTGTCTCGCATGAGCACATCCTTGGCGTGTCGGACTCGCGCATCCGTGGTGGCTATTGTTTTCCCGTAGGCGTAAATGATTCCCACGCACTGATTCGTCGAAGACGAGAGGATGGTACTGCGGAGGCAAAAGCAGTACCTGGTCGCAGGGCGGGGTCTCGATTGTTGGTAGTATGCAGTGCACTTCATGGTCACGCACACCTATAATGCTTGTAATTACAAAATATCTCTGAGAAACTTGATGTGTCCCCATTGCTTTTGCTGCGCGTACACCTGATCTTCGACGGTACATGCGGTGATGTACCTCCACAAGGTCACCGGAACGGTTTCATCCCTCCCAATGCGATTGGCCCGTCCGACAATCTGTTCGTCGACGGCGTTCGTGCCCGTCGGCGTCAACATCATGATATCGGACGCCGCGGTGAGGGAGATCCCGTCGGAGACGCATTTCACGGACGCCAGAAGGACGCGATGCTGGTGACTGGTCTGGAAGTCGCTGAAGTTCTTCCGGCGCTTCTGCAGACTGATCCCGCCATGTGCCTCGAGCGCGTCCACGCCCATCTCGTCGTGTAAGATGGTCTTGAACCACCTGATTGTGTACGGCGAAGGGAAGAATACGATAATCTTCCGACCCGGCGTCTGCAGGATCTTGCGGATGTCGCTGAGCATGGCTGCGATCTTGGACGACGGTTTTCCCGTCTCGGTGAACGTGAGGTTGCTCAACGCAGATTGGTCCCGTGCCCTTTTGCTCACCGAACGTCGCTCGATGGGCGCTCGACACATCGGACACCTCGCGACGTTGCTGCGCGTGAGCGCCAACTGCAGACACTCGGTACAGAACCAGTGGTTGCAGTTGGTACGTGCCGGGTCCGTGAACACATCGATGCAGATGCTGCAGACGTCGTTCTCCGGCGGCGGGGGAAGTTGATCCACGTCGACGAACGACGCGTCCGTCCTTTCGTCCTCTCTGCGCCTGTCGATGCCCTTGATGCTGTTGGTCTTGAAGAGACCGAAGGAACAGAGGGTCGTCAGCGTCTCCATCAGCATCATGATCCCAAAGTTGTCGATGGTCGACATCTGGCCTTGATTCGTGATGATCTTCTCGTAGGTGGACGCCTCGTCCTCGTCGAGTGTGACGGTGACCGTGCGTTCCACCACCGGCGGCAGGTCGAGGTACATGGCCCTCGTCTTGCGCAGCAGCACGGGACGCAGAACCGCCGATCCATGAAGCTTCCACCCGAAGTACTCCCAATAGAAGCGTCTGGTGCCGGATATGGTGTTGGTCGCCTTTCCGCACAACCATGCCATGATGCGCCGCAGTCTCTTGTGGGGAGTTGCGGTCAGTGCCCATCGCGGTCCGATAAAGCCGGCCTGGAGCGCCACGAACCGTTCCGACATGTCGTGCGACTCGTCCGTCACCAGTCTCCCCCAGTCGATCGTACCCATCCCAAAGTCTTCGCAGTTGCTCGCGAACGTCGTGTAGGTTGTGAGGACAATGTTCGCATCGCGCACGGCTTCTCGCAGGACCACGTTTTTCTTGTTCGTTCCGTGGTACTGCACGACGCGACAATCTGGCCACACGGACTTGATCTCCTCCTGCCACTGTAACATGAGGGCCGGCTTGACCACGACCAACGACGCCCCCCGCCTGGGCAAGGCCTTGATCAGTGCGATTATCTGTCGCGTCTTTCCCATGCCGGTCTCGTCCCCCAGTATCCCCCCGCACATTCTCAGAAATTCGGTCGAGGACGCTGGGCAGTGGACGTACATCGGATCGCTCTTGATGTAGTCGAACGGGTAGTGGCACGCGAAGACGCCCTCGTCACCTCCCCGACCTGTCATCCTGGTGTTGTACATACCCATGATCCCGTCTTGTGCCGTCTCGCGGGCCACCATCTCGCACACCGTCTGTATTTGGAAGGGGTACAGAAACTGCATCGCACGCACGGCAGCCGTCGCGGCGTGGTACGTCGCAGAGCACAGTGGCGGGGGCACGTGAGTGAATACGGTCTTGTTCTCCAGGAAAGTCGGGATCGCCAGCGACAGATCCGGGTCGATGTCGGGACGGTTGAGGACCTTGACCTCGATGAACTTTTCGAATTCGGCGAGGACTTGTTGCGACGCGACGCTGAACGCCGAGGGTCCCCAGAATGCGAGACTGTTGGCGTCGATGTTCGGCCACATGCTGAGCGTGTGCCAGTGCACGTCGATCGACACGAACCCCAGGTCGTCCACGAAGATCTGTAGACGCGTTCCCCGGTTGAGTTTCTTGAAAAACATCTTGAGACTCACCTCGAGTTCCAACTGCGACACGCGCCTGTTGTTGAGCAGGAGCATGACTTCCCTTCTCATGTCGTCGGTCGCCCCGTGTACGGTCCGGTTGAAGTCCTTCGATATCTTGGGCTGCCTGGTGTCCCATACGGCCTTGTTCAACGTCTCCACGTGGATCATGTGCGATACAGGGTGTGAGGGGTCGTGGACTCGAGCGCGACGACAGAGGGTGCGTCCGACTTGCACATCCATGCCGTCTGCATCCTCCTTGGACGCCACGATCGAATGCACGAGAGACGACGCGTACGTCGAGATCTGTTCGTGTTCCATCGTCTCGATGTCGCCCGGCGGAGAGAACGGAACGATCATGATGTGTTTCCCGGCGCCACTCCTGGACGTGACTGAATGTCGGCGGATGGTGTTGGCGTCCAGACTTGCCGTGTCGTACTTGCCCCGGAAGTCGATGGCCAAATAGGACGTGTTGGGGCTGTCCTCCACGACGAAGACGTGCAACAGTCGGCGCGTCTCGTGACGTCCGCCCACCATCTCCTTCCTGGTCGCAATGTCGTCCAGTGCCCCCTGGCTGATGGCAAACTTGTCGAGACCATACTCGGGGTTCCCGCCGTACCTGTGAATGTACAGGTATTTGTGCCCGGGCGGCGGAGGATGTGTGTGTTCCAGGTCTTCTGTGGTTCTCACGTCGTCGCCGATGACCTTGTACCAAACCTCCCATCCCGAGTGAAAACGGACGATCTTGGGGAACCGCATACACTCCTCTCGAATCTGGACCCAAGGTCGTTCGAATGCGTGCATGGGAACCTGGGCGGCCACGGGCCCGGACGAATCGGGTCTCGTCGAGTGGAAGGCGTTGGTCCTCCCGATGTCCAAGCGGTTGCTCTCCGAGTAAATGCTGTTGAAGAGCATCGTGGCCAGGACGGACGAATCGACGAATTGACCTTCGGAGTTCGCGGTAAAGGGAAGAATATTGCGTATGATTGGCAGGTACTCTGGGACAAATTTGCGGGGGAGGCGGTCGATTCGGTAGACCTTGGTGTGCGTCGACATCGTATCGTTCGCGTATCGGTGGTCGTCGTTACATAAATTCTTCTCTATGTATGTGTTATACTGCTGCACACATGCAAACCCTTGTGTTGTTCGTGTTCCTTCTTTTCTGTATGATGTGGGGATGGGTGACTCTGGTCCCGGCGACCGCTCGTCCAGAAGACCAATCGCAGGAGGAGACGGACTCCTCGTCGACCGCCGCTACGTGGAGTTATTCAGAATAGTCGTAAGGATATTTTCGTCTTTCGTGGTGACGATGGCGTCCTGTAGTTCCGTCGAGGCGAGCACGGTGTCGATGACATGGGCCATGTCGATGGCGGCATTCATCCAGTCATCGTCACAGCGCGTGATGGAGATGACGTTGACGGACGGGACCTGTCCCGCATTGAATATGCCTTCGACAAGGAAGGCTTTGGTTGCCTGCGGAAATAGTTGGAGATACGATTGCACCTGAATACGTTCGTAATCTCGAGCCTCCATGAACAATTTGTGGACACGCGTCTTGATCTCAAAAACAAACCGTTGATCTTTGCTCAGCGCATCCACGCGCCCCTGAAGAACAATCGAACGTCCGGATCTCGTTTGACCGATGTGCATCCGGTGCATATCCTCGTGACGAGTGACGTCCATCTCTGGGAAGACGGCACGTACCCTCTCGATGATCACGTTTTCCTTTTCTTCTCCGTACCTCGTGAACGCCACGCGTTTGGTCTCCTTTGCGATATCGACGGTCGACACGTCGGCGAACGTGTGAATCGCTTGAACCGGCTTTGCGTCTCGTTTGATCGCTGCTCGCGTTTCGGCAAGCAGTTCGGCGGTGCTCGGGTTCGTCTGTAGAAACGACGATGCCTGCCGAACCTTTCGCCGTTCCTCTTCGACGGTCGGCACCCTGTTCCTTTCGTGCGCGGAATAATACGATGAACGATCAGTGGACCGCCACGCGGACAAGAATGCCGACACCCGGTCGTTGAACGGATGGCGGCCGATTAAGGCGGCTACGTTCGAGCAGTTGAGGAGAACAGGTGCATTGGGATGCATTTCAAAAGATAAATACTACTGCTGTGCGCCGTAGTATTTACGGTGTTTTCGTCGCGGGAGATTCGCCTCTCAATTCTTCCTGACTCTGAGACTCTTGCTCTTCTTGTACTGGCCGTACAAAGCGGTCAACGACGACTGACTCTTGGTGATTGTGCGACACTCGCCACCTTGTCCAGACTCCGTGCACAGCCTCACCTGCCTAAACGAAGGCATGTACACACTTCTGACCGTGGCATTGTCGTATAACATGCGGCCTTCGTCGATGTTGTGCTCACCGTTGCCAAACGATTGACAATCCCCTTTGTAATTCTCCTTGTTGAAGATGAACACCTTGTCGCTGTTCTTGCTAAAGCCCGAGCACGATCCCTTGACATCTTTTGCCGGCTGCTTGTCAATCTGGATTCTCAAACTGCTGATAGTATCATAGAATTTTGAAGTATCTCCCCACATCCTGTTGCCTCTAGACCACTCTGTCTTCCCGTTGGGCAACACCACGTCGCCGCCCCCGCCGAGTCCATGAGTAAATTCGTACCCATCAGAGAGGTCTTTCCCGGTCAACGTGAGTGCCTCCCAGTTCCCGTTCTCGTCCTTGGTGCTACCAAAGTCGGGGTGCGCATACGCGACGACTTTGAGTCCCTTGGGAATTCGGAACCCTGAGATGCGGTTGTCCCAGCCGATATCTCTCAAATTAGGGTAATCACCAACCTCAAAGTCTTCGACTCCACCACTCCTTCCTTTGTGGACGTCATCGAACAACGTGACCTTCTTGTCCGTGATTTCGTCATCAGGGCGTCGCTTTCGACACTGCCTGGCATTGTTAACACCGTCTTCCCCTTTGATGCCACAATACGTATCTGTGTAGTTCTCCGGGCACTTCCAGTACCCAGTTCCCTCGTCCAAGACGCGCTCAACGTATTCATAGTTTTTTATGGTCCCCGGATTGCACGTCTTCCCCGACGGGACGTCAACCTTTTGCACCACAGTCGTCTCGTCGCCTCCTCCGCCGTCCCCGTCGCCGGACGACTCCTTGCACATGCCACTGAAGAGATTCAAATTGTACCAATCGCCTACCAGAAATTTGAGCGACCCGTTGGGATCGCATTCGTTGGCATACCCTGCCGCACCGAACACGCCAGAACAACAACAGACGAGCACCATCGACATGGAGATCATCATGACCATCACCATACCCATTCCTCCGTCGGACATCTGGTGGATACTGCTGTATAACTTGTAACTGCAGAGATAATAAATACGGCCGTCGAGAATCCAGTCTACTTAACAAGACGGGTGGTGTCAGGAAAGACACGGAAATTGCATCGGACCATGGCACCAGCGGAAGCATCGGCGGAAGCACCGGCGGAAGCACCTGCGGACGCACCGATAGGGAAAGACGGACGGACGTTGGTGACGGGACCGACGATCGTCAGGATTCGCGACGGGACTCTTGTATACGACGCGCGTTCTGTGCCGCGGGAGAGTCCGCTGTGTTGGCATTGTTGTCATTCATGGACTGGACCGTCGATACCCTGTCCGTTGACATACGACGAGCGACGCGACGTGTACACCGTGTGTGGCGCGTTCTGTTCTCATGCATGTATGCACGCGTACGCTCGCGATCGGGGAAAGATACATCCAGGATGCCGAAGTCCGGGCGTCACATACCGGCTATTCAGGGCGATGACCGGACAGACATCCTTCCCCGTCGCGCCCCCTCGCCAAATGCTCCAGAGTTTCGGCGGAGACATGACGATTGATGAGTTTCGAAACCATTCAAAGTCGTATTCGTATAGGGAAGTACCGTCAAATTGCATCGTGAGTCCGTCCATCCTGCTACAGTACGAGCAGGGCACCATGGTCCGTCATGCCGCCAACAAATTCGTGTCGGTCAAACGACGGGATGACAGTCTCCGTTTGGCTCCCACCAAAGGAACATCAGGGCACGTGACGTCAACCAACGTGAACAAAAAGCAAAAGACCCTCTTAGAAACGACCCTCGGTCTATAGCGGCGACGGGCCGCGAAATTTGGGACATAATATTACATTTGAAACTGCAAGCACTACGATGGCGACCGATCACCTCGACGAGGACATTCCATACTCCAACCTTCGCTACGCGGCGTTATCATTCGCCGGCACGAAGACGAGGCAACGCATCGACAAGGAAGACCATGTGGCCGTCCGCATCCGTGGGGGATTCCCGACGGTCGATGACGCCATGGCCCATGTCAGGAAACTCGATCGATCCCTCGACACCTATGTCTCTGACATGCACAAATGGGTCCTCGTCGGGAACGTGACGGATGACATGAACGCGGAGGCGATCCTGAGCGATATGGTGGTCGCCCACCGCGCCCGGAACGAGATCGAGAAGCAGCGCTTCGAGGAACGCAAGAAGTGTGCGATCGAGTCGTCGATCGACGATCTTCCCGATCATTTGAAGGATGAGATAACGACGGACACGGCCCCGAAGACGGAGGAGACGAAGGAAGAAACGTCCCTGAAGGACGTGCAAGTCATCGACGACGACCCTCCCGGCGATGACCACGCGAACGGCGTGTCCCTCACTGACGAAGATAAGATCAAGGTCAGTGACCTGAAATTCGTGGCCATTTCGTTCGTCAAACCCGATCCGGAGTACCAAAAAATGCAACCCCCGCCGAGCGGGGTGATTGGTATCAAGATCCGCGGCATCTACTCCACGCGCGACGAGGCCGAGAAGCATATCAAAGAGACGCTCTCAAAACTCGATCCTGATTTTGATGTCCTTCTCGCTGACCTTTACAAGTGGTTGATGCTGCCGTTCGAACACGACGACGACGTGCATACGACGTACAGAGAGACGTACTTAAACGATCTCTTTTCCGACTACAAGGCCAGTCAGGACGCTGCCATCGGGTTTATGAAGTCGCCCGACGTCGAGCACCTCGAGAAGGTGGTCCACCCGACCGAGATGAAGGCGATCGGTGCGTCAGGAAGCCAGTGACGCGCACATTTTCGTTCGAAATTTGTTTGATGCCAGTAACAAGGTGTAACAACCATAAGAAGAACTTCCACTCCATGAGACACCCGAACCACGCCCGAACCACCAGTCGAGGCCCGCGCGCCATCGTCAGTCAGTGGGTCCCCATTTGCCCGGCATATACGCTGAAACAACGCCACACGACACGTCCGAAACGCGTCACGTTGCACGACACGACCCATCTTGCAGTCTTCTGGGATACGGCGTCAGACAAACCGGCAGCGGTCGCCGACACGTGCCGTCACAGAGGGGCATCGTTGTCCGTCGGGAGGGTTGTCGACGGATGCGTTAGGTGCGCGTACCACGACCGTCCGACCAAACCGCGGAGGGATAGAACCATCGTCAAGGACGGGATCGTCTGGTACTTCGATCACTCCTTTACGGATACAACGTCTGGTGGACCCGCCGCCTGCACGACACAGGCCATTCCGCACGGCTCGTGGGAATTCCACGACCCGCAGCAGAGGACGTACACGTACACGAGAGACTTCCCCGGTTGCAACGCGATGTACATGATGGAGAATACGTTGGATTGGAGTCATTTGGAGCACATTCACGCATTCTCGTTTACGAACGGTGACCCGAGGGTGGTCATCCACTCGGACTACGTTGCGTCTTACATCTACGAAGACACAAACCTTCCAGACACGGTACTCGAGGTGGAGAACGAGTGGTGGGATACCTGGAACACGTGTCTTCGATTCAAGGTGGGCAAAAAGAACTCGGACGACGATGCGCCGCCGGAGATGCAACATCAGTTTTCATTACACTTTGCGTTCGTGCCCAACGGGAAGGACGGGTGTACGATCATCGTCCGCGTGGTTCGTCAGTGTCTCAATTGGACGGGCACGATGGGTGACGTGATGCTGATGTTGTCAAACGAACTGCCTCTTCGAGAGGACAGGGACATTGTGCGCACCATCCCAGGAGACAGGAAATGGCGCGACGACCGACTGGGGAAAGAGGACGCATTCCTCAGACGTTTCAGGACCCATATGAAGAGCAATTACCCCGCACTGGTCTCGTATTACACGGGTTGAACAAACATTATCTAGTACCTTAATAATAACACACAATGCCTTTCGTCCAGAGCGCTCCAGGCGGCAGACTGACGGATTGGAGATCCCAATGCCAGCAGACATATGACGCCAAGAAAGATCACGGACTCACCACGGATGGTGAGTACCGCGTGCATTTGCAGCGCCAGCCTGTCGAGGCCAGGGATATGCAGCGGTCACATACGGTCATCCAGCCATATTTTACGATCAACGGATGCGTATCGACGACGAACCCTTCTTTGGCCAAGTACAGGATGTCATGAGTACGTCATCAGTCGTCGACGGGGGCGCCGAACGAAAGTAAGACCTGTTTGGCCGCGAACTGTTCTGCCTGCTTCTTTGTGTGATGCGTCCCCGAACCAACGTGACTTTCTAGTGAGACGGTCACCGTAAACGTCCGTTCCATTTCATTACGTTTGCATACGTAGATAGGCAATGGAACGTGCAATTTGTGGCAGAGGCGCATCAATTGGTCTTTAAAATTTCGGTCCTTGCTCATCTCATGCCAGTCCGTCATGGTGTCGAATACCCTGTGAATGAACGTCTTGGCGGAGAGTAGCCCTAAATCCATGTAGATCGCACACACCAGCGACTCGAACACATCTTCGAGAACCTTTTTCGAGCGATGCTGGCCAGTGTAGATGGCCTTGCCCGACATGATGACGAATTGTTCCAGTCCGAGTATCTTCGCAAAAGCGTATAGACTCTCAGAACGGGTGAGGCGCGTACGCATGACCGTCAGAAATCCTTCTGATTCGTTAGGGAACTTAGTGATGAGATAGCGGGCACAGACGAAACCAAGGATCGCGTCACCCAGGAACTCGAAGCGCTCATAGTCTCCGTACGACATGGCGGCGTCCGTGTGTGTGAACGCCTGTCTGTACAGTGTCAGGTCGACTGGACGCTCGCCGATGATTCTTTCTAATGCTGCAGGGGTGAGTTGACCGACCGACGTTGCCGGAAGCAGATCAACCTCTGCTTCCGATAATGTGCCGGGCGGTGCAATGCGCGGAGGTGGCGGTTGCGACATGCGATCAGATCAGGTAGAGATGGGATGAACCGAGATAATTCGACAGGGTTTTTATCTCGCTATGTGTTATATAACTATACGATGATACGCCCGACGATCCTTTTGTTTTGCTTGCGTGGTGATGGGACCACGACCAGCATGTTCTCCGAGTGGAAGGAGAAAGAGGTCTTCCACACTGACTTTCCTGATTACGTACGAAACTTTCCGTGTGTTTATGTCACCGACACGCGGGAGGTCCATTGTGGCCCGGTCGCCGTCAAGGAGTTTGCCTCCGGTTACTTGCCACACCTCCGCGCTCGTCCAAAGGCGCGAGAGCGTCTTCCGGTGACTGCCAAGACGGAGGCAAAGACGGAGGCAAAGACGGAGGCCAAGACGGAGGCCAAGACGACGAAGACGGCGGCGAAGACGGCGGCGAAGACGGCGGCGAAGACGACGAAGACGGCGGCGAAGACGGTGAAGTCGAACGCCGCATCGTCATCGTCATCTTCCGTCCCGTCAGTCCCCTCGTTGTCAACGGTGCCGACGGAACCAACGACGGATACACGTCCTTCTCTACCCAAACTCAAGGTACTTACAAGTCAGGTAACGCCAAAGAAGACAAAAATAGGGAACAACGGCCAAGTAAGTGTGAGCCGGAAATACCTGCCCTAAAGGCTAGGGCAAAATCGAATCTTTGAACAGTGGAACACTTTTTGCCGTTCTGCGTAGACATAGACGACGTTCTTCTCTGTATTTTTGCAACATAGGAGTAGGTATGGAACACCACACCGATCCCTCGTTGGAAGCATTTCTCGAGCTAGAACTAGCAAAAGAAGGCCTTCCGGAAATGAACGACGTCAGTCACCACCGTCCTCGTGGAGGTAATCAGGAGAACGTCAACATCAACTTGGATCTTATTCCCATCACCGATTCATGGCTGACGATGATTGAACAGGAGGTCATCGACCATGCTCGACAACTCGGCTCCGTGAAAGGTGGTCCGTCTATCTTTGATTCGTCATGTTGTCTGCACGTCACTTCGAGAGGTAGTATCAGCGTCTACTCGATCGAACTTTTGGCTGCTGCCGCGTGTCTGCTCAAAGGGCCTCGCAAGGGTGCTGACGTGACCACGTCAGATACCGTGACCACGGTCCGCTTTTGCCTGGATGAGTCGGCGAGACTGTATCATTTTACAAATCCCGCTGTCTACGCGCATGCGATGAAGGGTGTGCCGCCGCTCCTTGCGATCAACATGGACATCAACCCGGAAATGTTGACGGTTCGCACGGCGAGTGGGATCACCAACTACCCGATTGGAGTCATCTACGACTATGGCATGAGTGGGTGGACCATTGTGATTAAACGGTCCTCCATCAAACCCCCCGAAGGGGGGGCTTGGTTCGGTCTGCCGGTGCTCCAGAAGTGGATGGACGTGTGGGAGAGTCAGTCTCCAAGGATTCAGACCATCTACCTGCTGGATGTGTACACGATTGAATTGATGAGCAACTAGTGGTCAGTAGCGTTTAGGAGTAGCGTACGAACAAGAGCGGAACGGAGAAGCACGAACAGTAACGGAAGACGAGCAACGCACGCTGTCAGCGACACAACAGAATGTATATTGGACTTTGAATTTCTTTCCTTTTGGAGGCTTTCACAGCCTTGTAAATCTTTTATTGCCAGGAGACATGGTGAGCAGTAGTTACGTGTCGACGCGAGGGAGGAGGAGACGATTTTATAACCTGCGTCCTGGTCAACGGGTGTATATCGACACAATCCATCCCAGTCGGTACAAGGTGGGTAGAGAATGTGCGGCGAGCAAAGTGGACGATCATCGTGGCTCGGCTCGCTACAGGGAAGCAAAAACGCCGGCGGAGAGCGCGCGGAAATGCCTCGGGCGGGTCCGGCTCGGCAAGGATACGCACACACTTTACTGTGCGGTGCGGCAACTGGTCCGAAACTCGCACTACGCAGGCACATCGGGGACTGGGCGAGGATACCACGTCAGATACCTCTGGAAGAAGGTGTATGTACGCAAGACACGGAAGCCCTTCCACTTCTCTGGTGAGCACCGAACCAAGTTCCTCCGCGGAGCATTTTACAGAAAGGCGTTGCGAGCGTCCCTGACATGATCGAAACACTCGAACTGACGCACAAGATCGACGGGAAACGCTGTCGAAGGTAGTTTCGGTCAACTCCGCGAACGTCCGCGAACGTCCGCGAACGTCCGCGAACGTCCCCGAACATCCACCAGACCTCCGCGAGCATTCTCGAGCGGAGAGGCCGGAACTGGTTCGGGACGACGGGTCCTGGTGGGGATTGTGAATGTGCAAATCGCCATACAAGATCACGGTTAAACCGCCGGGCGTTCCAAGAACGAGGGACGAGGGTCGATCTTCCGTCGGGGCCGTGTTCTAGATCGCAATCTTCCTTGTGATGCATGTTCGCACGCGCGGAGCGACAGTCGAAAGATCGATACACTGACTGCGGACCAAAGCGTCCTCTACCACGCGCATTCTGATCGCGATCATCGGTCTCCGTGACAATTCGATCTGTTCCCCTGCGTTCCGGCCCATCTACGCGCGGAAAAGATCACTTCTTTCCGTGATACGATACCATCGGTAACTGGATGGTATCGTTGAATGTTGTCCGTCTCAACAACCGCGATCTTCGCGATCGCCCGTGGAAGGCAGAAATCAACGTGAGGCATCGCAAGATCGATACTTCGTCCACACTTGTACTGGGGGGACTGGACACTCGATCATCTGACGCGGGGAACGGCCGTCACTTCTTTTTCTGGCACTGTCGTCCGCCGATCGCGTCGCCATTGTCCCATCCGCACCCTGTGTCTTCGAAGTCCTCCGGACACGTCCACACACCTTCCGCAGTTTGGTCCCGTGCTCTAAACTCGTATTCGGTCTCACTGCCCGGCTTGCACACCGTTTTCCGACACGCCCCGTCGCCGCCGAACATCCCAAACTGGAATGCGATCAGTGTTCCGACAACGCTGGAGATGAGACTCCCGAGACTCATCATCATCATCATCATCATCATCGTTGTGCTGGACATATTGGCTGCGGTAGAGTCTTACAATCGGAAAGAAGATATTCGAACTTACTCCGGAAACTTCCCGTGCTTCTCGCGATATTGGCGGAGCATGATCACCATGAACTCGAAGCCTGTGTCCGTATCTTGGAACTTCTCAAACTCCTCGGCTTGGGCGAGAGCCCAATTGCGTAAGGCTGGGTTTGATTCATTGAGGGTGTCGACATCGTCGGTAGTCATCGTTCGCACCATGGAAGAAAGGGCAAACACCTCTTCCAAGCGTTGCCTGTCAGTCGTGTACAACTGCAGCATATCTTTGCTCGTATATATGGGGTACGGGTCTTGGGACGTCATCATCATGTCTTTGGATGAATTGTATGGCACCTCCTGGCGCCAGTCTGGCTTTTATATGGACATCCTATACCCTATGGTATGTCTGGTTCCATCCTGCGATGACCTACCATGGGAACGATGACCTACCATGGGAACGATGACCTACCAATTCCCCCCAGAAGAAAAACTCTTTATTTCCCTCAGATCCGCGTGGTGTCCACACACACCACAGCCATGCACGGTTCGAAAAAGAAGCTCACTCAGGCGGAGAGACGGTCTCTCCGGTCCCGTGCTGCTCGACAGAGAGGTCCTCCCGAAGCAGAGGAGCATGTGCCACCACGTCCTCTGCTCGGGCTATGTCGCAAACATGTGTACGTATGCGGCAAGCTCCATACTGCTGCCAGGGAGGGGCGGAGTCTGCGCAGAGTGTGCAATCTTGTAAGCCGAGGCGCCAATGTGGAGGCTGTTGATGAGGATGGCTTGACGGCGTTGATGCTTGCCGCCAGGAACGGCCACACCGACACCGTGAACGCACTCGCAGGCACGTACAACGCCAATGTGGAGGCTGTTGATCAGAATGGCTGGACGGCGTTGATGCTTGCCGCCTATTACGGCCACACCGACACCGTGAACGCACTCGCAGGCACGCACAACGCCAATGTGGAGGCTGCTAATGAGCGTGGCGGGACGGCGTTGATCATTGCCGCCCAGAACGGCCACGCCGACACCGTGAACGTCCTCGGCACGTACAACGCCAATGTGGAGGCTGTTGATGAGGATGGCTGGACGGCGTTGATGCTTGCTACATATTACGGCCACACCGACACCGTGAACGCACTCGAGGGCATGTAACCAAGATGAATATATACCGTCTCCATCCTCGAGGCGCGATAACAAACTATAAGCGGGAGGTGTACATGACGATACCACATGTTGAATTTTGAATATTGGTCGATCACTGCATGCAGCACGTATACTACATCGGGGAGGATCTGGCGCCACGCGTTTCCCATCTGCCGATGGGCTGATCAAAAGAGCTGGCACCATACAACATCCCACGCATGTCTGTCACCGAGCTCGTGTCCCAGTCGCCGATCGGCTGATTAAAGGCCTCGGCGCCATCGAACATATGACTCATGTCCGTCACAGAGCTCGTGTTCCAGTCGCCGATGGGCTGGTTGAACGCACGGGCGACACTGAACATATGATTCATGTCCGTCACCGAGCTCGTGTCCCAGTCGCCGATCGGCTGATTGAACGCAGCGGCGCCATCGAACATGAACTGCATGTTCGTCACCGAGCTCGTGTCCCAGTCGCCGATGGGCTGGTTGAACGCAGAGGACCAACAGAAAGACGATAAACGACCGCTGAACATCCCCTCCATGGTCATCACCGAGCTCGTGTCCCAGTCGCCGATCGGCTGGTTGAACAACCGGGCGCCATCGAACATATAACTCATGTCCGTCACAGAGCTCGTGTCCCAGTCGCCGATGGGCTGGTTGAACGCAGCGGCGCCATGGAACATCGACCACATGTTCGCCACCGAGCTCGTGTTCCAGGCGCCGATCGGCTGGTTGAACGCAGTGGCGCGAGCGAACATGAACTGCATGTTCGTCACCGAGCTCGTGTCCCAGTCGCCGATGGGCTGGTTGAACGCAGTGGCGCGATAGAACATCTGCTCCATGTCCGTGACCGAGCTCGTGTCCCAGTCGCCGATCGGCTGATTGAACGCAGCGGCGTCCTCGAACATCCAATTCATGTTCGTCACCGAGCTCGTGTCCCAGTCGCCGATGGGCTGGTTGAACGCAGCAGCGACTAAGAACATCTCCTTCATGTTCGTCACGGAGATCGTGTTCCAGGCGCCGATGGGCTGGTTGAACGCAATGGCGCCACAGAACATCCGACTCATGTCCGTCACGGAGCTCGTGTCCCAGTGACTAATCGACGCATTGAAATCTTCCGCCCCTCGAAACAGTTCCGAAAAGTCAGTGATCAGCGATGTGCAAGTCTGCTCAACCTCTGCCCACCTCTTCTCCGCAATCAACCTCCGGAGATGTGCACGGTCTCGGATCGTATACTCCACCCCATCCACCACCCCGCGATCCCCGACCCGGGCGCCTGGACCAGCCCGGATGGTGTTGCCCACCGCCACCAAGATAGGTCTCGTCTGACTGCGTGTCACGCGTCGCGTACCAGCGTTTGCGTCGGAGAATTGGCGGGCACGTTTCCCGTCACCGAGTCTATGTGCCTTATACGCGCGTGGGAAGACGTTCGAATATGGCGCTTCCACCGTGACCCCGGGCGTATTGTTTATCGACTCGATGCAGAGCATCTGAAGATTTTCGGGCCTCTCCTCTTGCATAGCAATTTCTGTATGTGATGATGAAATGGAATGCTGCTTTTCTGTGCAAAACGGGGGTAGTCCATGAACGAGACATACCTAGGGTATAGTAGCGCATCCACCTTGCATGAGTGGAGTAGGACTCCCCACTTCCAATTCTCTCTCTCTATCGTTACAGATCATGATCGCGTCAATTCAGTATGTATCGAGCGTTGGTACCACGTCAATTTGCCCGGCAGAGGGAGACTGGACGTACGTGAATGATGAGATGTCGATACGTCTGGATTCTCTCAGTGCACCGTCTTTCTGGCTGAAACTCTCTCTGTGTGGGGCCACGGGAGCGGTCATCTCAGGAGGACGTCTCGACGATGCGTGGACAGGCAACCCGGGATTCTCCGTGCATTCGATGGCAATCGAAGTGCACCATGATCACGTTGTTCTCACGACACCAGGCAAGCAACCCCACGAAAAAGGCGCTGTGATTATCACTATTCCCCGTGCACTGTAAGAGAGCCGCACACGTTACACTTGTCTTGACCAATAAGATTTCGATTTAGGAGGATCTGGCGCCGATGGGCTGGTTGAACGCAGCGGCGCCATAGAACATCGCCCTCATGTTCGTCACCGAGCTCGTGTTCCAGGCGCCGATGGGCTGATTGAACGCCGCGGCGCCACGGAACATCCCCGCCATGTTCGTCACGGAGCTCGTGTCCCAGTCGCCGATCGGCTGGTTGAACGCAGTGGCGCCATCGAACATATCCCCCATGTTCGTCACCGATCTCGTGTTCCAGGCGCCGATGGGCTGATTGAACGCCGCGGCGCCACGGAACATCCCCGCCATGTTCGTCACGGAGCTCGTGTTCCAGTCGCCGATGGGCTGGTTGAACGCAGTGGCGGCATAGAACATGTCACGCATGTCCGTCACAGAGCTCGTGTCCCAGTGACTAATCGACGCATTGAAATCTTCCGCCCCTCGAAACAGTTCCGAAAAGTCAGTGATCAGCGATGTGCAAGTCCGCTCAACCTCTGCCCACCTCTTCTCCGCAATCAATCTCCGGAGCTCTGCACGGTCTCGGATCGTATACTCCACCCCATCCACCACCCAGCGATCCCCGACCCGGGCGTCATCCCCAGCCCGAATGGTTGAACGCAGTGGCTGGTTGAACGCAGTGGCGCCACTGAACATATAACTCATGTCCGTCACCGAGCTCGTGTCCCAGTCGCCGATGGGCTGATTGAACGCAGTGGCGCCACTGAACATATAACTCATGTCCGTCACCGAGCTCGTGTTCCAGGCGCCGATGGGCTGATTGAACGCGTGTCGCGTACAAGCGTTTGCGACGAATTCGCGGGCACGTTTCGCACCGCATGTGGCATTCTTAGTCATACTTACGGATGGATGGATGGATGAATGGATGGATGGATGGATGGATGGATGGATGGATGGATGGATGGATGGATGGATGGATGGATGGATGGATGGATGGATGGATGGATGGATGGATGGATGGATGGATGGATGGATGGATGGATGGATGTCCAAGTCCAAGTAAGATTTAGAATGACCGGTCTGGCTGCCCAGCCGGTCTCATCAGGAGATTTGATGGGGAACAAGACATACCTAGGGTATAGCTGTCCTACTCCACTCATGCAAGGTGGATGCGCTACTATACCCTAGGTATGTCTCGTTCCCCATCAAATCTGCGGATGAGACCGGCTGGCCCAGCCAGAGACCCATCATTAAATTAAAATTCGTCTCTCTCTCTCTCTCTCTCTCTCCGTAAACATGGGTGGTATTGACCTCAGTCTGCAAGTGGTACTGGACTCCAGTAACTACCGCAAGGTCTCATCGACCGACTTTAACGGGCTTGGGGTTCCTCGATGCCTGACATGGATGTTTGGCGATAAAATCCTTCGTACTGATGATGATGATGTTGAGGCGATCACTGTCGAGTCATCCATGACAGTGTTGAGCCTACCCGATATGCGAGAACACTGTGGATTTTACGAATTCTTCCAAGATGCCACCGGCTCCCCATGGCGTGGCGACGTGTACACCATACAAAAAGGAGCCATCCTCTATTGGCTGACGAAGTTGTATGTCGACATCCTGAATGGAAGTCGCAGGGGAGGACCCGTCCCTTGGGTTGATTATGCCGGGCGCATGTCGCACGTGAAAGAGTGGCTCGAAACGACGGTGATTTGGCCTCATCTGAGTAAGGGAAAAGATGGGTGCTACAGTGTTCCAGACGACATCTTCAACCCCCAACTTCCCGAGTGCAGCCGTGTCCGTTTCCGTAATGCCCGCTGGGAAGACAATGGAGGATACCTCAAATGGCAATGGCAATTGAGTGTATGAGGAGTTCATCACTATCGATGGGTTTTCGAACCAAATAGTGTGACGGAAGCGTACGAACGACCTCTGTAACGGCGACAATCCTGCGTTGTTATGCTCAACCAGCGGATGAGCGAGCGCAACTGGCTGCATCCCAGCAAAAGGACGTTAATGCTCGTTAATGCTCGTTACATTCACGTGAATCCATTGCAATCAACCTGCCATACACCTTCATCGTAGGTGACTGCGAATTCAATCTCGTTTGAATCAAAGTCGTGCTCATCTTCGTCCCACCTTACCCAGAGGGCCATGATATCTCCCTCGATGGCATCTCCGTCAGCCTCCATCTCGCAGACGTCAAACTTAGAGATCATCTCTTTCTCAACCTCATCCATGATTTGGTCATACGTCTCCGTATCAGAGACCTGTTCTCTGGTGAGGCGACGCATCGCGGCCTCCAGCATGGCGGTGATATTTTGCTCGCGTTGATCCTCCTCGCTCATTGAGTCTGTGTGTGCGCGTGTGTGTGTGTGTGTGTGTGTGTGTGTGTGTGTGTGTGTGTGGATCGAACCCGAGTGACAGTACTTGTAGTTTGTTCTGCCACACGGTTAGAATTCCCCCGGCCTACAACCCGTCGTCGTCGTGACCTGCTATACCCTAGGTATGTCTTGTTCCCCATCAAATCTCCTGATGAGACCGGCTGGGCAGCCAGACCGACCATATTGAATTAACATTCGTCTCTCTCTCTCTTGTTGCACACGTCTACTATGAATCATATGCAAGTCGAAGCGGACGGTTGGACGATCAAGGGCGGGTTTACTCAAGCGTTGTTTCCAGGCCAAAACACACCTTTACCAACCAAGATCACGGCGTATGTCATGGCGACTGATATACAGATGGAGTTTAACGTCAACGAGCGTGGCCAGGTTTATATCCCGAGGGACGGTCCAAACTGGGGGTATGTGAGACATGTGGCATTCGTGAGGGAAGATGACAGGATACTGTTCTTTCCCATCAGAAGTGAATGATAGGTCTCTGTGATGTCCTAGCCTCGTCGTACACGTTTGAGCACAAGATGATGTAATCAGCGACTGTACGTCCCAACGACATCTATCTGTGCCACAGATCACGCGTGATCAGCAATTTGAGAGTGACCGCGAGCAAGCAAGCCGACATCGTATCCATCATCCCCTGTTATGAGTGACACATGTAAAACTATCCAAGCACCACACGAGATGCGTGTGACACATGAGCGTGTAAAAGTGACACATCGCGCCGTGCCTGTGACGGGTGTGGATGCCGTGTGCCACGTACGGTTCTGGGTGTGACAGGCTTTCATCGCGTTGTGACATGCATGGTCTGGATCTGTCACTGTGGGCGTCACGTATGAGAGCCTGTCACTACCAAAGGAGACTGGCCACGGACTGCGCGCCCACTGGACTGACACGGGAGGTAAAGCCCTCTCACATACGGCTCACATTGGGACACAGCCGCCGGGTGGACGCCGTGCATGGTACAGACGTCACAGGCGGCGCACGTAGTGGGATCATGTGTGGGAGCCTACCCTATCATGGACCTGGACATACCCTGACGATGCGCCCCTGTCATCGTCAGTTTAAAACTTCGAATTTCGTGTAAGCCGCGTACACACAGTCAAATCATGGCCAGGACCAAGAAAACCGCCAGGCCGTCTGTAGGAGGCAAGGCTCCGAGGACGCATCTCGCGACCAAGCAATTCCCAACGTGCAATCGTGGGGGGGTCAAAAAGCCGGGCAGAACGGCGTTGATGCATGCTGCCATGAACGGCCACACCGACATCGTGAACGCATTGGCAGGCAAGCACAACGCTTCCGTAGAAGTTGCTGATGACGTGGGCAGGACGGCGCTGATGTTTGCTGCCATGAACGGTCACACCGACACCGTGGACGCATTGGCAGGCGCCCATAACGCCGATGTAGATGCCACTGATGATAATGGCACGACCGCGTTGATATTTGCTGCCATGAACGGTCACACCGACACCGTGGACGCATTGGCAGGCACGCACAACGCCGATGTAGAAGCCGTTGATCAATTCCCTGCCAGGACGCCAGGACGCGTCGACATCCTATACCCTATCATGGACCCGGACATACCTACCGACGATGCGCCCCTGTCATCGTCAGTTTAAACAATCGAATTTCGTGTAAGCCGCGTACACACAGTCAAATCATGGCCAGGACCAAGCAAACCGCCAGGAAGTCTACAGGAGGCAAGGCTCCGAGGAAGCATCTCGCGACCAAGTATATCCCAGGAGGTAATCGTGGGGGGGGAGTTAAAAAGCCGCACAGGTACAGGCCGGGGACCGTCGCCCTGCGTGAGATCCGTAAGTTCCAGAAGTCGACTGATCTTCTAATCCGCAAACTGCCGTTCCAGAGGCTCGTGCGCGAGATTGCCCAAGGCATCGTGGTTGGAGATGTGGCGGGCGGAAAGGTGACCAGGAATGTCACCCTTGCGAACGACACTCAGGCGATGAGGTTCCAGTCTTCCGCCGTCCTGGCCCTCCAGGAGGCTGCCGAGGCCTACCTGGTCGGCCTCTTCGAGGACACAAACCTGGCTGCCATCCACGCCAAGCGTGTGACCATCATGCCGAAGGACATGCAATTGGCGCGCCGTATTCGTGGTGACTGCCAAACTCTCTCGTGATCTCGATCGTTACATTTAAGTCGTACTACCGTTAGTGTCCCCGTATCCATAGAGCGCACTCAATACTGTAATCAAGCACGCTTCCCGTACATCCAGCGATGAAATTCGAGCAACACTCCGTTTCGCGTCGCCGGTTTGTGGTAGGCCTCCTCATCCTCCGAGTCGTAGCCGAGCACGGAGGTGACCACATCATCCTCATCGTAGTCTTCCATGCGGAAATCCCACCACCTGAACTCTACTATGTCAGGGTCCATTGGTCCCTCGATTTGGCCTACGGTGACCCCGTTACTACGGAACACCTGCTTGTCGAGAACTTCGAAGACCTTCTCCACCATCTCGTCAAATTCACCACGATTTGCGAACTTTTTCCCATCGAACACCTCTGTGAGCACCGTATAAGCCACGACGACGTGATGGAAAGGCTCAAGGGTGAACTCGTGCTTATCCAGAGATTCGAAGACCTCTTCCAAATGTTCGCGAGTTTTTTCCGGTGATTTTCCGGCGATGACGTCCCTTGTCACCTTGCGCACGGTCGCGGTGATTTGCTTGGTGGTTTGCTTGGTTTCCATGATGAATGATACGTCGGGGCGGTATAGGCTGGTGGTATACAAAGTATTCTGTCTGACCAGTTCCATATTCTGACCGGCGAGTCTCGCGTGAATCTCGCGACTCGGACATACCGTCCCCCAATCTGACGATAAAGAAGAAGAACGCGTCGATATGCTCCTGACCTGGCTTTCTGGAATCGACAGTGTTTCCCCCCTCCGCGGATACGTATCAGAATGTCAGATGCCATGTATCAACGCTTTCTTCTACGCTGAGTAGTACATGTATGTAATCTCTTACAGTGCACGGCCTAAAATTCAACTTTCGAGCGCACGTACGACGTTGGTAAGTCCCCTTGTCCTCGCCAGCGTCAACGCAGTGTTTCCATATGGGTCCTCTACAACCGCGGCGTTGTGTTTCTGTTTCAATGTGATCGCGGTATCCGCGTGTCCATAAAACACTGCAAGCATCAGAGCCGTCTCTCCCTTCTTTCCTCGGGCGTCCACATTTGCTCCGCGCGCAGCAAGCGCGATGACAGTCTCCGTATGCCCAAACGAAGAGGCGTGTAGCAACGCCGTTCTTCCATCTGACATGTCCACAGCGTCGACGCTCGCATGGAACGTGTCGATGAGATATTTGACGACGATCGCATGTCCCTGCATGGCGGCAAGGATGAGCGCCGTCCGCCCATCATAGTCCTTCACTGCATCAACGTGGCTGATACGTCCTGAGTTGATCAACTTGCTCACGTCATCGACTTTCCCGTCCGCTGCAGAAAGCAGAAACGTCGCCTCGGGATCGTGGTGCGCCACATGTTCGAAGCCACCATTCCACATCAGACCAACCGCGTTAAGCCTGTCAAAATTCACATCCTCAACCGACGTCAGATCCACCTCCTCCCCCTCCTCCCCCTCCTCCACCTCCTCCACCTCCTCCGTCAGGTCGACATACTCCTCTTGCTTAGCGACGACCTTGCTCTGTTTGGCATTCCTCTTCGTTTGGTTCTGGAGAAGTTGTCCCAACGCGTTTTGCATTTGCGCGGCATCCGTGACGCTCGAGCCGTGTCCGGCAACAACTGACATTGTAGAAAGCATGATCTGTAACGATAGAGAGAGAGAGATAATTGGAAGTGGGGAGTCCTACTCCACGCAAGCAAGGTGGATGCGCTACTATACCCTAGGTATGTCTCGTTCCCCATCAAATCTGCGGATGAGACCGACTGGCCCAGCCAGACCGGTCATTCTAACTTTTATTTACTGTGTGTTCCATCTGCACACCACTCGATGATTTTGAATCGCCCATTCAAGGACGCCGTGATTTCCGTGGCAAGGATCATCGAGGAATTCGAGAGAAACAGTCATGTTCTCCTCGACCAGGTCAAAAAGGCGTTTGACGGGTGGACTTGTCAGGATGACAGTGAAGAAGATTGGTGTTTTTCGACGCAAGGAATCACGGTGTACTTTGACAGTCCGAACAGGATCTTTGTGGAGTTCTCCTTTGTGGATGACATACATCTTACCGAGTCGGTCGACAAGAAGTGGCACTCGGTCGTCTACATGTCGTCCCTGAGGAATCCCAGCACCGTCATGTACCATCTCAAAGGTCCACCCACACCCGGAAGTGAATTCGAAAAAGCGCTCGGATACTCTGTGTCATCCGATGAGGAGGAGTTCATGCGCGTCGTCATTCACGCCATTCATCTTCCCGACTGCAAGATGGCGTACATCCACAGTGCGCTAGGACTGTTGGAATGATTTGATCCAGCCGGGAAGAAAATGCGACAACTGGGGATCGCTCTCTCTCTCTCTCTCTCTCTCTCTCTCTCTCTCTCTCTCGTGATCTCGATCGTTACATGTAAGTCGTACTACCGTTAGTGCCCGTATCCGTACAGGGTGCGTCCCTGCCTTTTGAGGGCGTACACCACGTCGAAGGCGGTGACGGTCTTGCGGCGGGCGTGCTCCGTGTAGGTCACGGCATCTCGTAAGACGTTCTCCAGGAACACCTTTAGGACACTGCGGGTCTCCTCGTAGATGAGACCAGAGATACGTTTGACCCCTCCACGACGAGCCAAACGCCTGATGGCGGGCTTGGTGATCCCCTGGATGTTGTCACGCAACACTTTCCTGTGGCGCTTGGCACCGTTCTTTCCGATGCCTTTGCCTCCATTTCCGTTTCCAAACATGAGTCTGTTACTTTGATACGGTCCCAATGCAAATACAACTAAGATTGTTGTGCGCGTGTCGGGGCGATCCGTGGTCTGGTCGGATCTCCTAATCTCGTGACGAAGAGATACCTTAGGGCACAGAAACCATGATTTAAGGCCGCGAGTGCGCTCGCTCCCCTCATAATCAATTCATTTTGAGAGAAAATGCTGTCACACGACGCGTTCCCTAAGCCATACGAACTGTACCATTCTTGTCTGCCTCGGGAGGAAAAGGTTCTCGCGTGGAGAGGCGTTGCGTACTCCGATGAGCAAAAACAGTATGCCATTGATGTGTACCGCGAGACCATGGAGATCGAGACGTTATCATCGGAGGCTATCGAACAGGTTGTAGAGGAATCATATCATCAACACATACGAGATTTGCCGAACATCATCAACGACCTGATGGAGGACAGTCAGATGACCGTCGTCGAGAAGGCAATGTTCGCTGATGATTTCTTCGTGATCCTCTCTTCTCCTGTCGCCCTGGAGTGCAACGGGAGGGAGATCCTCCTCGGCGATCTGGTGGTTGTCATAAAAGATCATCCCGAGTTGCCTTACCACTACAGCGTGGTCTTAGGTCTCTCCAGGAACGATGCGCTCATGTCTGTGGATGATCTGGTCGACGAGGGAATCATTGCCGACGTCATCAGAAGTGCCCATCCGGGCATCTGTAATTTTTTCGAGTTCTGAGCATGTAAGTACATACTACAACGAGACAGAGAGAGAGAGAACACGCTCGCGGGGCGATCCACATGTTGCAATCCAGACGCGTCCTCCGAAAGGACGCGTCTGTTTTCGTGAATCGCAGATACCCTCTCTACTTTCCTTCTTCTTCTTCTCTGCCTCCTCCACTCCTTTTTTTTAGAAAACGAGAGCACCCACCAACACGCCGCAGCAAGTATATATAAACCGCGCGGTATGGTACAGACAAGGACAGGAAAGGGCACCGTGTCCGAAGACTTGCAAATGCAGTGGGAGAGAGTGCAAACTCAGCGAGAGAAGAAGATCGACATCATCGTGGATGAGATGGTCCAGCGCCTGAACCGCGAGGGCGTTAACGGATACGGGGATATGTACGAATCCATCGTGCGTGACATTGAGAAGAAGATGAAGGCGGAATTTGGCATCACGCAGATCGAGTTGGATCATTGTGTCAATGACCCCCCCCGAGGATTAGGGGGAGATATGTCGGTCTTCCTCGTCGAGTGGGAGGATTACACTCAGTTGGATGAGTACACAGAGTTGGAGTATGTGATTGGTTATGACGAAAAGATGACGGTGACATCAACGAGATGGCACTATGAGGCCAATGGATGGATACTGTAATGTAATCGTTACAGGCACAGATGTGCATTGTAAAAGAAAGACTCGCGTGCATTATACGCGCCGGGACCTCCACCTCTTCTCCTGCGTCAGGATGGGCTTTGTGTCTCAACCAGAGTGACAAGTTTGTTAACCACGTCATCGATGAGCATGCCATGCATCTCTCACAATTAAAATCAAACAAGATGTCGTCACCGCCTCAAAGCCTTGTTAATGCATTTAAACGTCTCCTCGTCTCCACTGATGACGAAACGTTGTTTGGTCGGTTGCGACAACTGTTGCGGCGAGCATCGTTCGACGATGACTGTCAGCGCACGCATCTCCAATTGCTGGACCGGGGCGTCGACTTCCTCATGTGCTGGGCATCTATGAGGGCGGATGGATACGCTCCAGACGCCAATCGTCTCTATGCTGCCGTGCTCAGAACCATACCGCTCCCACATTTGTACCTGGCCGAGGAAGAATTCACGTCCCTTCCATCGCACCCGCCAGATTGCGCGTCCGTCACCTGATGCGAGCAGGACAGACCCGTTTTATTATGGCGGTGACTATAAACACGATGGGACCGATCAAGTTGTGGCTCGAGGGAGTATCTGAGAAGCCATCGTGGGTGGGTGACGATGACGTTGGTGCCGCTGTGCATGTGGATAAGAAGATCAAAGATAGACTATTGACGTTGTTCCGTGGTTGTTTTAAGACGCCTGTTACCAAGTGAGTGCATTGTGTAAGATTATCTAGCGTCATGGGAAGACATCATCATGTGGTATCGACGAGCATTGGGTCTTGCATTCTGTCTCCTTGTCACGGTCTTCCTGCTCTCCGGGAGCAAATCGGAAGACGACGAGGCGTTCGAGGCCGTCCGTGTCGCCGAAAGGATGGTATCCGACGACTTGTCCCGTCTCGGATTCGAAGAGCGTAGCGTATTGCGCGTGTCCATGACTGACCTGACGATGAGCCCGGTGGAAAAGAATGTCTCACTCATAGACGCGATCCAGGGGAAAGTTCGGTACACGTCGCGCGCCTCCGTCACGCCCACCCTGGAGGGAACCACACACGTCGTCAGGGCAAACGCCTTTGTGTTCGACGTGGAGAGCGAACGGCCAGACCAAATCAGGGCGATCGCCGAGGAGAAGGCTGCGTCTTTACAGGGTGCAATAACAAACACTTTAAAAGTGAAGGGGTGGTATGCATCTTAGTGTAATGACAGCGTGCGAGCAAAAATGGCTCAAGCAACTGCCTTGGGGTTCTCGACGGTCGGTTGGGAATCGTCGCACACGTCGGCGGACCCATCCCAGGCAGATTTGCTGGTGTACTTAACGACACTCTTCTTCGTGAACGTGACAGTGGTCGTGCCGCGATCCACGGTCTTGGGCGGATCGAGTTTTACGATCGCGCCCGTATAGCGGAGGATGATGCGCGTTCCTGTCTCTCTGAGAAGGATATCCTGGAAGCCGCGACTGGCGGCCTTTTCGGCCGCTCCACGAGGCGTTGTCGACGTGAACCTGCCGACACCTTTCATGGTCTTCGGATCGTGTAGCATGAAGACGCGCTTCTTGCGAACGGTACGAGGCTTGGCCGCGGACGGTTCGGTGGTTGGTGGTTGGACGGTCGGTTCGCTGGACATGACGTTATAATTCAATGATTATGACGTCTTGTTCTGACCACATACTCATTCGTACAGTGGTGGCTGCATTCAGATCACAATAAGAGCATGAATGAGACGGACGCCAAGGTGACGTGGCACACGACGAGGAATTTCCCTTCTGGGCTGAGCGGATCTTCGTTTGAGCCCAGGGTCTGGTTCATCGCTGCAAAGTAGGCTGCGTTGAACGATGTACCGAAATGCTTTCCGGGCTCGTGCCGGTCGAGCGACCGGTACAGCATGGCAAAGATGAGCCACAGCCACATTTGCACGGCTATGAGCCGAATCTTGCTGTTCGTATTCATCTGCCGTGGTTGTAAGTATGTAGACAGAATAAATACGCACCTCTAAATGGTGACCACGCGCCCACCAAACCTGGGAATGGGCGGTGCCGTGACAGGCATCGATTGTGTGATGACGATGCTCTTCTTCTTCCTCCTTTTCCTTCTTTCCATTCGTGCCGCGCGCTCTTCTGGTGTCCGATGAGAAGACGGTCGATGCGGAGACGTATCGAAGACGTACGATGCCGTCACGGCCTGTGGTAACGATGACGTTGCAGGCGCCGCCTGTGGAGGCGGTGGCGGTGCAGATGACGATGGTGTGACGGGGGGGACCGTGTGTTGTGTGTCCGCTTCCGACAGCGCGACGTGGTACGTTGGTTGCACCACGCTTCGACGATATAACTGCTGTGTCCCGATGCTGTGCATCATATTGCGAGAGATCTCGAATAGACGTGCTGGTGTGAGTGTATTAAAGTCGAGAGAAGAGATGAACGAGTGCCTGAGGATCATCACCGTCACGTTTTTTTGGAACATGTTCGCCAGGTCTCGATTTAAACGGATACGGAAAGCCTCTCGCGAGGGATACTCTTCGTTCTGTCGATTGGCGAACAAGAACGCTCTTGGGTTCTTCTCGAGGTTGTGAGCGATGATTCGAACCAACTGGTCAGGGAGGCTCCGATAAAAGCGGCCATACGTTTTGATTGTTTTGTAGTTATTCAGCACCATATACGATTTGTTGCTGGAGGATGATAGGTACACGAAATTGCGTTTGCTCTTGTTGAGCGCCTTTGCCCTCTTCTTGTCTATGGCGATGGCGATGTTTCCGTAATCGGCGCGCGCTGGTTCTATCAAGACATACATGGCAAGGATGAGATGCCGGTCGCTTCCGTACTCTGTCGAATCAAGGAACCGTTCGTATCGTTCCACTTCTGACCAGGTGACCCAGTTGTCGGCCTGCTTTTTCGTCGGTTCGAGATGCGCCGCCGCTTCGAACTGCATTTTATTACACTGTTTCAACGCTGTCGACCACAATGTTCGCGCGTGCTTGTACTGTTCCTCATACTCCGGGTAATGTTTATACAGTGAGCAAATCGTGGCTATCAGGAGTTTTTTTGTGCTGTGACTGATCTCCCCGGATCGATAGGCCTCATCCGCGACGACCAAGTACTTCTTTGGATTTGAGAGAATGACCACTGCATCTGTTGCCCCGGTCATCCTGAACCACCTGGCCAGGTTCGCACGGTACTGCTTTACCGACGAGGTGGTGACTGATGTGTTTACGAAATACGTGAGCGCCATGTCCAATGCAGATTTGCTATCCATGGTAGCCAAACACACACACTGATATATATATAGGGCAATATTTAGTTTATCGCCAATCGATTGACCTGCCGTTGACTTTCTTTTCTTGTCACATAGTATACAAGATGATGATGATGATCCAGCAACTGTTTGAGATGGAGACCCTGCCGAGCACTCTTGCGGTGTTGGCGCTCCTGGTGTACCTTGCAGGAAGGTATAGAACCAGCATCTGTGGCGAGGAAAACACGACGTGCAACGACTTCCTGAAGAACGCTGATATCATGGCGATGGTCTCTTCTGGATGTGCTGCCGTCCTCGTGTTGTGCATTTGTCTGGGATTTGTGACGCTTAGCGGAGGCGCGGGTGGACTGGGTGGAGGGTACGGCGGGGGATACGGCGGATACGGCGGATTCTAAATGACAAAAAGAAACCTGTCTAACATGCTCCAGGCTCGAACACACGAAGACTATGATACAGCGTACGAACGATTCGCGTGTGGGTGGAACAAGGTGTGTGAGACCAAGGAGATGAACATCTCCACGATGACCTTAACAGCCGTATTAAGGTCATCCTGGTCGTCTGAATCGTTGACGGACCGTCTGCGCGCGGTATCGGAAACGCCGACGACGCGATGTGACGTGACGGACCCGTCGTTTTCTTGTAAGAAGAGCACCTTTTGCGCTGGTTCCTACGATATCAGGCCTTTCCCGAGTGGGTTTCCCGGCATCCTGGTGAGGGTGTATGCGACAGGTCACGTACTGATTATGGGCTGCAAGACACCTGCACACGTCGTGACTGCATTACATGACGTCTGCGTGGTCCTGGACTGTTCGCACGACTTCCCGGTTGTCCGTCTGATAAATGCACACAGCGTGGCCAAGCGGAAATCTGTGCGACTGGATACGATCAGACAGCGTTTGTCGACGATCAACGAGGTCGCGCGTGTCGAACGTCCAGAGCGACAGAACCGTCTTCTGATACGTATGCACAGCGGTGTCAAGGCGTCTGTGTTTTCGTCCGGCCGGTACAGTATACATGGCAATGATTGGACGGACGTCGCGTCTGCGTCTCACCTGATAAAGAAGTTCTTGTACTGAGTGAATGTTGCGTGTCCAGGACTGTTCCATTCGTTGCCGGACCCCCCGTAAAAACTAACAAGGTTGATGTTGTTGATCTTCACATCACTGGAATCTCTCCAACGAACGTCGTCCACGCGTTTCGTCTTCCCGTTAACCTCCATCTCGAGGATACCGTCGTTTTTCTTTGGCGTGTTCATGACAACTTTGAACCTGATCGTGTTCCACTGCTCCTTTATGAGCGGGAACTCTTTGTCTTTTTTCCATACATCGTGTCCGGTCCTGTTGCCTGGGTCTGTGACAGCCTTATACTTTGGTCCCTGTAACTCGTACGCTTTGGTGGGATTTCCGCCGACTGGGATGTACACGTAGCCTATACAGAAGGCCGTCTTATTATCGTCAGATCTCCACATCGCACGGACTGATCCCTCATTGTTCGATTTGCTCCAGTCTCCGCCCGTAGCGCATCCGCGCGAGTTCGACCCCAGACAGAATCCGGGTAGTTTTCCTCCTTTCTTAAATTCGAAATGGGACGGGAAAAAGACAGAGTAGCCGAATTCAATAGAGTCGGCGGGCAGGTTGCTCGGGATAGCGGAGATCTTCGCTCCTGAACTCCCGGCATGTGCGTTCTTTGCATACCGCAATGTGAGAACACCATCGGAAACGCTGAGACGTTCTTTGTTCCCCACGGATTGAGTGTTCCACGGCTTCTTTTTATTGTGCAGGATATCGTCGAGCGGCAAGACATTTTTAGGTCCTCCGTCGCCACCGCCGCCGCCACCGCCACTGCCCGTCTTCGTCTGGCCTGACACCACGATGAACACGAGGAAAGCCATGACCAGCGAGGAGACGGAGCACAGGGCCGCGAACCCTATAATGAGTGCGGAATTCATGATGACGAATGCTTCTATACTGGCGCCTTAAAATAATGATGCGGTAAAAGAAGCGGACAAGAGATGGATGTGGAGATTCCTGACCCGACTTCTCCTCGGGGTGACGACGTTATCTACTGGAGTTTGGGGGCAGACAGTTCGTATATGTACATATGAGGTAAAACCGTATATAACGTGCTCGGAAGATGGGCAGAGTCACTACGGTCCTTTGGCAAACATCGTCGTCTCGAAGTGCTTGCCGAACGCGACTGCTCTGGTCGCGGCACTGGATTCCTGTGCATGTGACGCCGGGTTAGGGTTGTTTGATGTAAACGCCATCAACTACTCGATCACCACGCGATTTGTCATGTCCACGCCGTATGCGTCTGTACGGGTGCGCCCGGAAACGGACACTGATGATTTCGACCTGTGGACCGTGTTTAGCCCGTTCGAGCCGACGTTGTGGCTCCTCGTGATGATCACACCCCTGGCTGTCGCCATCGTGATGACGTTCTTCTCCTGGACGATCAGCAAGTATAAGCGGAAGAAATTCCAGTGGCGCGTCCTGCCGCAGTTTGCGTTTCAGAACATGCTCAGCCTTCTTAACGACTACACCCACATTGAATACCTGGATTGGGCTGGAAAACGACCGTATATGGTGGTATTAAAGTTCTTTCTCCAGTCGTTTCTCGTGGCGTACGCGTTCCTTTGCCTGGTGATTGTCTCAGTGTACTCTGCGCAACTCACAAACATCCTGTTTATGCGGAACATGCAGCCGCTGTTTGACCAAGACACTGACATGGCACTGGATGACCTGCGTATGCATGCAATCGGTACCCGTCTTGCCGTACCACAGTCCGTAGAATCTCTGGTCTACGGAACGAACGAGCCGTCGCGCGGCACGGTCTTCGACCTCGGCTCGTCGTCTGTTGCCCTGGGCATGGTCAACCAGTTGTGGATGGGCGACTACGACGGCGTGGTACTCCCCCTCGAGATGGCGATATGGGCGGTGGACGAGACGGATCATCTGTGCGATCTAACTGTCGTCCCACTGGGAAGCGTCTATGCCACCGTGACGATCGCCTCCTCTTGGAAATGCGCGTCCTCGTTGGGGAGACAAGAATATCTTCACACCTTCGCGCCCCCGTGGGGACACGTTGCGTCCTGGATGGATACATATCGACGTGCATCAAAATCACGCTGGACGACCTCGTGCAATAAAGAGGTGCGAATACGAATTTCGATCACAGACATCGCCGGAGGGTGGGTCATCGTCGGATTTTCGATCGCGGTGCCGCTGCTTTTGACCATTGGACGGTATTTGTATTACCTGATGCGTAAATGCATCGATGAGTACGGACATCTGTTCGTCATTAAAACGTTTTCGTCGGCATCTGACAGTGGTTCTAATAACAATGGGTCGAACACGACCGAGGCAAAGCGCCACGAGTTGGCATCCAAATCAAAGGATACCTGCAACGTTCACCTGACGGCGGATGACGTCACGAGACTCATGGAATGCGGATACCACATTACAGAGAAGCACTTGCTCCGTAAGAGTTCTCCTCCAATGTCTACGTAGGAGGCGCGACGCGAACGATACCGAATTGCCAGCATTCATCTTTGAGATGTTGTGACAGTGGACCAGTCTTCGCATATATTTTCAAATATGGACGTTGATCCTGATGAACATTGAGGAGGCACTGTGAGATCACGGCGACCACATCTGTTTTGTGTCGATGCACATCTGCTGCTGTCTGTCTCTCATCATACGGTCGGGTGTCCGATCTCCGCACACACGAGAGGAAGAAATGGTCAGGCCACTCGTCTTCATTCATACAAATGCATATATCGTACTGGTCGTCGTCATCAAACATGACGACGAGATTCAATGTTCGACGACGCTCATTGAATGCTTCTTCTTGAGGACCGGGAAAGTCATACTCATATTTGTACGACTCTTGAATGTTGAGAGAGACATGTTTGATGCCGGGAGGACGATACTGGTCGAGGGGAATGCACAGTTCCTGTGACCCATGTGTGCCCGTGACGATCGTGTGTTCGAGTTCTGCCGCCACGTATGAGCAGAAATCGGGCTTCAAAGTCGTCGAAATTTCGTCCATGTACCATCCTTGGTCATTGTTTACGTAAGATGGCCACGCAGCCAAAAGATGATCAGGTACTTGGCTTGTCTCTCGATAGAACACAAACCGATTGGGATGCCCGTCCGTCTCGACGGTTTTTTCCTTAAGACGTTTGAGGATGTCTGTGAGGACGGAACGTAGTTTGTCGTACATCGAACTGGTCGTTATTTTCGAGAAGGCTTCCACGTCTTGGTTGAACCGGCACGCTTTGAACACTCGCGAATCTGACTGCAAATTCGAGAGACCGACGATGGTGCCGATGACTTCGTCTGGAAGCGTCGGGGACCTCTCTCGTTTCATTCCCGCTCGCTACTGAGATACGTATGTATCTAAGGAGACAGAGGGAGAGGGAGACGGAGAGGACAATGAATAGATATGATTTACGAGTGACCGACTGTAGCATGATGACTACGATGAGGGGGACGCGAATTGATGAGCGAGACATACCTCGTTGTAGGGTATAGCAGGAGGAGGGGGTCCAAGAATCTGGGGGAGCCCGTAGTCGGGTCACAAGAATATTTTTAAAAATGCGCACTACACGTTCTGTTACGAAGAGCAATGTCGAGGATAAACGTGCACTTGCAGAGTGTTTGGTTTCGGGAAAACAGTCAATTTCTTGGCAGCACGTGAAATTCCCGTCCGGAAAAATTATCAACCCCTACGCTCTGCCGTGCATAGAGCCTCATTTGTACTCGTCTGACGTGGCCGAGTATCTTACGCTACGCGGATTGGCCCGTCTGTGGGGGGTGGAAGACGAAGATCTCGGTGGGATTGAGTGGGTGTCGTTTGAGCCACCCCCATTTGGACCCGGTTGGGATGTTTCGCATTCGAAAGAAACTGTGAATCGGGAGGCAGGTAAAGAATTGATTCCAGAACACATTCGCACAAAGCGGGACGTGCGACAGTCCCCCTTTTGTGGGCTGACGGAGATCCCTTACGCTGTTTGGCGCGTGGTTGTCTTGGCTCGAGATGCCATGATGATTTTGTCGACGCTGTACGTGCGCAATGCAAAATGGAATTGTACTGTCTTGGTGAGGCATTTGATCGCAGGTGGCGTTCCCTCTGCATGTATCGAGAGGCTCATGACGTGGAACAACATGACGGATGAAACCGTGTGGAAAGGACTCGAAACCGCCGGGGTGTTTGGCCACTCTGAACTCATGCCCTGGCTCCACGAAAAGGGAGCATATGTCTTCGGTCCAACCCTGTTGAAAGATACGTACAAGGCTGGTCAGTTTACGGCGTTCGCGAGCCTTGTCGATGTGTTGTCTCGACAATGGCAAGCGGGCTGTGACTTGGAACAATTTACGGATGTCTTACGCGACATTTTCGGCTGGGAGGGGTGGTTTCCGATCTTCAAGGCTGTTTTTGACAAGTATGGGTTCCCGCACGTGAGAATCTACCACTGGAATTCCATTCTTTTCGATGACCCTGGCGTTTTGGACATCATCATCTCGCGAAACGAGCAGATTCCACTGACAATGGTGAAAAATTGGGTGACCGATATCCTCGACATGGACTTAATGGACAATGCAGTGACGGATTACAGCGAGGAATTTGTCGATATCATGAGACGTCTCTTGGCATATCGACCGTTGCTCGATGAGGAGGTCGCGACTTTATCGCCTGCCCACCTCCGCGTCGTCCAGTTTTTGCAGTCTTAATCAAGTGACTCCACTGTAAAAATATGTGGGCATAGAGACACAGTATCATGGTGCGACGAACGTCCGGGGACTCCAGTGGCACACGTCGTCAGCCACTGAGCCTAGCCTCTGCCAATGTCGACACGAGGTACGCAACACCTATTCGTTCCGTGTTTCCGGTCCCAACCAGGTCTCCTGGACGAAGATCACCGATCGCACCACGGGCGCCTCGGAAGACGAGTAGACCAGTCAGACGTGCCACCCCAGGACGAGGCGTGCGTTACTCTTCTCTTCAACGAGTGAGGCCACGGATGCTGAGGTTCCTGGATGAATCTGCGAGATCTGGGCCTTCTTCTTCTCCGAGACCTCCGAATACACCCGCCGTCACATCCCGGCGCCCAAGACGTGAAATAACTCCGCGGACCGCACAGGGGACCACGCGGACCGCACAGGGGACCACGCGGACCGTACAGGGGACCACGCGGACCACACAGGGGACCACGCGAAGGAAGTGATTATTATGCGGGCTTGTTTTATGGTGGTGTATAAACGAACGGGCTCGAAGATTGGACGTCGAGACAAAACCTTCTCCAACTTGTACCTGAGACCGAGACAGATCTCAATGAACACGCTCGTGCGACAAGGCAACTACGTACAACTCAAACGGATGTTAGAGCATGGTCAACCAGGCTGGCCAACCATTTCGAGGATCACGCGGGACGATCCATTGTCCGTCGCCGTCGTGCAGTACATCGACCATTTGAATACCCCTCTGGCGAGGCGCTACAAACTCACGCTGCAGTCGGTGATCGACATCGTTTTGGCCGTGCGAGCGCCGATGTTCCCTATCGAACGGAACGCCTTGCACACACTGGCTCGCAGGGCAAAAACCCAGCGTGAATATGACGCGGTGGCTCGCGTGTTTCGACAGCGTGTGCCGAACCATTTCAAAGTGGCACACCGCCACCAGTATATCAACGTGTCGACGAACGGGAACTCGTTATCCGGACGTCTCAGTCGTGCGTCATCGCAACTTGCTGTGCGAAACATCAACGCCTCGATCAATCGGCCGAAGACGTCTGGTGGGAAACCTCTCGGTGCGTCTCGAGCACGCAATGCCGTGCCGGTTGTGGTGAGTAACGACGTGCTGCGTCGGATGCGTACAATATGAGGAAAAAGAGTGGTAGAGCGGTCCACCCAACCGACACATCCACATACCTCTGTCCTCCGACGTCATCGTCATTCTCAAATTCAATGATTCGTTTAACGCCGAACGGACCACTTGTCTTCTCGGAGACAAGTGCTCTTTCAAGATCAATTCAAACCGATCTCACCCAGAGCATCGAGATGGGTCGACCCGGTGGAAGGTCGTTCCGCGTCTGCGTCAAGTTTTACGTGCAGCAGGCCTGGAATTTCCGGGTACCGTTGGCGTACGTGTCTTCGTTGCGTGCAACGTTGCCTGTGAGTGATACGAGAACGCCGGCGGACAAGTTCGAGAAGGAATTTATCGGGTCCTTGCGTCCGCAACAAGAGTCGGTGTGTCAAGCAACGATGACGAATCTCGATGCCGCGGGATGTGTCACCTTGGTTTTGCCCACGGGCGGGGGCAAAACAGTATGTGCTCTCCATTTGATCGCGCTTTTGGGCTTAAAACCGATCATACTCGTGCACAAGACGTTCCTTGCGCAGCAGTGGAAGGAACGTATCCATCAGTACTTTGGCGATGACGTGCGTTGCTCCATGATCAAGGGGTCTGTCGTTGACACCACTGGCGATGTTGTCATTGGACTGATCCAGACGTTCGTGTCCAAGAAGTTACGTCTCCCCTCGTCTTGTGGGACGGTTGTCGTGGACGAGGCTCACCATATCGCAGCAACTCAGTTCAAGCACGTGATTCTGTCCGGGATGACCAACCAGCGATACGTGCTGGGATTATCGGCCACCCCACAGCGGAAGGATGGTCTGGATATACAGGCGCTGGTGGGTAAGATCGTGACGGCTGACGTGCTCCCGTCCGAGATTCCCGGGAGTGTCGACCACCGGGTCCTCGTGAAAGTGATCTCCTTCACCCACAGATGCTTCGACGATCCTGCACCGCTGATGTCAACCGGCGACATCTCCTACAGCAGTATGGTGACGACAATCGTGAATTTACCAGAGCGTACGAAGTTCATATCGTCGATTGTCGTCGCCGAGACGGATGGAAGGGATACGTTGATTCTTACCCAACGTCGACAGCATTGTGTGGATATCGTGGCAGCGCTCCGTCAACGTGGGCTGGATGTCGACCTGTACATCCCGCAACGCAACAAACCCCCGCCGGCACCGACAGCCAAGTTTGTTGTGAGTACGTACGCATTCGTGAGCGAAGGCTTCGACTTGCCAAGATTACAGTGTGTGGTGTTCGCAGCACCTGCCGTCAACATCGAGCAGAGCGTGGGTCGTGTTCTTCGCAGTCCGGATGCCTCTCCTGTGATCATCGACGTAGCAGACGTGTGGAGTATTTTCAACGCGCAGACGAGGAAGAGACGCGCCTTCTATCATTCGAGGGGATTCGTTGTGGTTACCAAGGGTCACTGGGTAGGACAAGGGAACCCGGACGACAGCATGGTTGACCGTGGTCGATCATCCAGGGACTCGTTTCCGAACAACGGCCCGGCCTTCGTCAACGAAGAAGATTGATCAGGCCGATGATGGCTGCGACAATGATGGCAAGTGCGCCTAATCCCTGTAATCGAGCGTCTTTCGTCAAGATTGTCCACACGGGTTCTTCGGCTTTGCCGAGGTCTTTCGGAATGCCGATGATGGCGTCTTCTGCACTGGAGACCAGTCCCGCCGCCGATTCTGGGAATCCGTACTCCGACAACATCTCACCAATCGTCTTTTTCGTGTCTACCGGTCCGTCGTAGACCAGTTGAGGTTGTTGGGTTTGTGGTTTTTGTGTCGTCCCGTCTGTGGCGGTGGTCTCCTTGGCATCAGTCACGTCTGGTAACATCTCGAGTTCTTCTTCCGTGATGCCCAGTCTCTTTGTTTGTTCGCGTAGAATGTCGGACGAGGTTGCCAGACCGTTGAATGGGAGACTTTCGTACTCAGCAGCCATTAAGGTGGGAGGACTCGTTACTCTTATACTCAAAAAATAAAACCGTTGGAATGTCGTCACCGTCAGCGAACAAATCGCTCTTGTATGAATCGTTACGTCGATTCTTTGACAACGCTGAGCATGCAAAGGTGGCGAAACGGTACATCACGTCGTCAAAGGCGAAGAGTTTGCGAACATTGGACTGGTTCATCACCACGTTTTCCCGTCGCAACAGCGTCCTCATTCTACTGGACCGGGGACAGGTCGTGGATCTACACGCCTCGTACAAGAGTATGTTAAAGTCACACAGCAAGAAACGCTTTGACGTATTCAAGCGCGGAGAACCGATCGTGTTCGTCCTCGATGGCGAAGAGATCACGACCACGCTTGCTCAACTGAACTTTTTCCGTTGGCTGATCACAAGTCACGTCACGGACTACATCGAATCGCACGATCAGGAGATTGATCGCGCGATGAAACGGTATTTCGACGAAAAAAAGACCAACCCGAAACCAGGGACGAAGAAGAAGCGGGTGTGCACATCGAACAGCATCGTGGCCCGGGTATGCTTTGACTGATGACCAACAGACATGATGTCCACCGTTTAGATCCCGATGACCAGGATTTTGGCAAGGGCCAGAAGACCGATGGCACCAGAGAATTGGGAGTTTGTCGTCAGTAACCATATGATTTTCGAGGATGTAAACAGCGTCAACAGTCCGAGACACAAGACGAGTGGTGCAAAGGATTTCACCGTATCAAAGAACTCTGTCTCACGCTCGTCCTTGGTCAGTGCCGGATTAAGAAGACCACTGGCCACGCCGATGAGGTAGACTGCCGCGCCGGCCAGGAGGAACGCGTTGATACCTCCTGCGATGAGGCCCACCGTGCTGAGGAACTCCTGGGTTCTCGGGAGCATCGTGTTGGTCAATCCCATGAGTGTCGACGTATGTTACTAAAGCAAGATTATATCCATCAAAAATCGTCATCATCGTCCCCGATATCGATATCGTCCATCTGCGATGCACGCTGGTAATCGCTGGCACGGGACTCGAAGAAATTTGTCTTCCCGTCCATGGAGAGATGCAGCATGAATGGGAACGGGCATTCGACATTGTATATGGCCTCGTGTCCAAGGTCAATCAGCAGACCGTCTGCGGTGAACTCGATGTACATTTGCATCTGTCTGGCGTTCATGCCGATCAGTTTGCACGGGAGGGCGTCACAAATGAACTCTTTTTCGTTCTCGACGGCCCCCCGCACAATTTCGTGTACTTCCGCCTGAGACAAGGGCTGTTCGAGTTTCCTGTAGAGGTTGCACGCGTGCTCGACGTGTAAACGCTCATCCCTGCTGATGAATTGGTTGCTCAGCGACAACCCGGGCATGTTCGTCCGTTGTTTGAGCCAGAATATGGCACAAAAAGAGCCACTGAAAAGGATACCTTCCACGCATGCAAACGCGACCAGTCTCGCTGCGAATCGTTTCGATTTATCGAGCCACTTCTGTGCCCACAACGCCTTCTTTTTGACCGCTGGGATGTGGGCGATGGCGTCGAAGAGACGGTGTTTCTCGTCGTGATCACGGATCAGGGCATCAATCAGCATTGAGTACACGATCGAGTGCTCTGACTCGATGAACGCCTGCAGACTGTAGAACATTTTCGATTCGATGATCGAGACTTCGGCGGAGAAATTGTCCATGAGGTTCTGGAGGACGATGGCGTCTGCCTGTGCGAAGAATGCGAGGACGTGATTCAGGAAGAACTTTTCCTGCGACGACAACGCTTCGTACGCATCTATATCGTCTCGAAGAGAGATCTCGTCACTGGTCCAGAAACAACTGACCTGTTTCTTGTACAGGTCGAAGATGTCGGCGTGTTGAATCGGGAAGGCAGAGAGACGGGTGTTGTCATCCCTCAGGATGGGCTCTTCCAACTGGTCTCTCAGGTGCTCGTATCCGCCGACATAAGTTCCATCCTCTTTGAATATCACCGGGAAGGATGTGATGGACTGTGGATTGATTGCTGGACGAAAGCGGTCTTTGACCTCCTGCAGCGTATCAAACGCCATGGTCTCGTGTGGCACGCCATGGGCCGCGAGCAAAGTTTTCGCCTTGTCGCAGTAGACGCACCCCGATCGTTTCGTGATCACCGTGTACATATTATGATGTGTACAGTTATACAGTAGATCATGAAATATTCGTATAAGAATTTGGGTCAGGACTCGGGGTGGAGGATGTCTGCGGTGAGTTGCCTTTGGGTGGGCACATTGTTCGTCTTGCTTAGCAAACACAACTTGGTCCGTGTATCGTCGGTTGGTTTCTGGATAGGCGTGGCCTGCTTTTTGAGCGCGCTGTGTTTCCTGACGACCCGTCGCTCGACGTACCTGCCGTTTTTGTCCGAGACGGTGCTTCCTGGGTCGCTGTACCGACAGCCTCAGGTCAAGGTTGATGGAATCCGGGTGACTGTGCCCGTTGATCCGTCGTGTGAAAAGGTGATCTATTGGGCGTCGACTTCCGAAGGAGGTGCCGACCCTGGTAAGGCGTATGGCGAGTTCAAGAATTCGGGCGTGGCACCGGTCGAAGCAGGCCAAGCCACGCTCGTCGTAGATTGTCCCGGACGATACTACGTCCGCGGCAAACTGCTCAAACAACATGTGCATTACAGGGAGGTATTTGCGAATGGAATCACTGGCCCAGTCAGGAAGGCGGACGTGCTTTGCGGGTGACCATCGTGATCGTCATCGTTGGACACCGGACATTGTACTTGGCACGAATCATCGCATGATGTCGTTTAATGGCTTCTGGATCTTTGATGCTTCTGTGCTGTATGAATCTATAGTCGGTGAACGACGGAAGACGTGCACCGTACTTCCCCAATACGCCCTCCAGTTTCGCAAGCGATGCGTCACTCACGAAAAAGGCGAGAAGGAACGCCCGACACAAATCGTCCCTGGAAATATTCACGTCCGGTTCGTCGAAGATCCCGGCCAAAACGACTGCCAACCTGTTTAGGTATGCCGGAGGACAGGTGTCGAACTCGTCCGGTGCGTCGGTCAACAGTGGCATCGTGTACGTCCGTCCGTGCAAGCCATCGCGCCGTTTGTCGAACTCCATGACCGACACCAGTGGAAAGAACACGACCATTACGCTGATTGATGAATGATGATTGATGGATTTTAATTTGTGCGGCATAGCATAGGATGTATTGGGAACTCGAAGAGCATCGATCCGACGAGTCGGATTACCTCCTTCTCGGTAAGCCTGAAAACAAGAGCCTGGTTGATACCGTGGCTACATCGGCTCCAGCACGTGCACTAGACCGCTTCAATCGTTCATTCTTCGATTTATTGGTCAGTTCCACCGGTTTCGTGGCTGCTCTCTCGTGGAATGACTATTTCAAATCCCTCTTTGCCTCTGGAGGCGTTTTTTACCACACGGTCGGGCGCAACGGCGTGTTGTACGTTGCTTTGGCGGTCACGGTGCTCGCATACCTGATGACTGTGCTCTTTACGACCATGTACCCTGACCGTCCGGTGGCTAAAAAGACGAACCCTTTAGAGCGAGGCGTCAAAGAGGAAGAGTGACATTCTAAAGATGAGAGAACGTCAGCCGCCGATCATATCGTGTGAGTCTCCGACGTACGTATCGCAAGTCACGACGAACGATTCGCCGCGGGATGATGATGGTCCTGAGCGGGGGGGATCGATCTCTTCTGTCCGGACGACATTCCCTGCCACCGAGTTGACGTGTTGGACCGTGGACGACCGTACAAAAGCACGTCTATTGAGCAACTTCCGGCAGTGTGTACTCGACGATGACGAGATCCGAGAGAACCGGAATTGCCCGTTTCCTGGACCGCAGCCTGTCAGCGTCGACTCGTCCCATTTCTGTCACTTTACGCCTGGGACGTACGTCGTTGCTGCGAAACATGATGGCGTCCGTGCCGGTATGTTTTGCTGCGACGTCGACGGACGTCACATGGTTTGTCTCTTCGATCGAAAAGTCAGCGAACCGTACATCGTCTACGTGCACCGTGTCCCGAAGACGTTCTATCAGGGCTTCGGGACGGTGATCGATGGAGAACTTATATACGACAATCAACTGTGCAAATGGACGTTCGTCGCATTCGATGTCGTCGTGCTTGGGTCGTTCCCGCAATTTCACAAAGCGTTCGACGAGCGCATGCGGGTGTTACGTGTCGCCTTGAGGTCTTACAGCGAAGACGTCAAGGACACTGTGCGTATCGTGCGTAAAACCTTTGTCCCTCTGGAGGACGCAAAGGAAGACGAGTTGAGGAGTCCGGCATTCGCGTCAGATGGGTACGTCTTCATGCCGAGGCAAGAAGGCGTGAGATTTGGTCACCATGCCAGGTTTTTCAAGCTTAAGACATGCCACTCCGTGGACTTTATGTACAAGAACCGCGCACTCTTCATTTACAACCAGGGGACTAAACGGTATGTGAAAGGTGGTACATTGGACGCCGACCCGGCAACAGACCTGCCTGAGGGGACCATCCTGGAGTGTGTTTTGGTGCAGCATGATCGTGTACCGAGCAAGCGACGGTGGAAAATGCTACATGCCCGCCCTGATAAGAGTACATCAAACACATTGTACGTCATGGATAAGACGCTGCTAAACATCCAAGAGGCGTTGACCTTTGACACGTTGCAGCGGTTGGCCTTGCCTACTGAGTGAGCATCGTCACGTCGAAGAGGAAACTGACGTTGTTTGAGTTGGCCGTTTCGTTCGGTGACACAATTGACCCGTCGTACTTTCTGATTGTGACATCAAAACGATCCAGCGTCTTTGGGGGAGAAAAGATTGCTTTTTGCGTGAACGTCTTGTCGATCACTTTCACCGCTCCTGGTGGCAATGACGAGTTGTCGAAATAACACACAGAGAACCCATCGTTCAGATAGGGTAACGACGAGTCAATGTTCGAGTCCTTCAGTTGCTCAATGTCCAAGATGACGAAATCTTCACCATCAACTTTCGGGATGGAGGCTGCTTTCAGGGACACTTCCGTGACGTTCTTGTACCGTCCCCGGGACACCTCATCATTCAACCGAATGCTGAATTGGAAGGGTTGGTCGGGAGAGGGTTTCGTTGCCGTGCGGCTGTCCACGAACAGACGGCGTGTTTCGAGCATCTGGGGACGTGGACCATGGAGGAGGACGTCTTCTGATCGTCTGTCGACGCCGCTGATGTGATCGTGTGTGAGTTTTGGCATTGACAACGTTGTTACAGTGCTAGATAAAATCTCACATCTTACTGCGGTTGTGATAGTACGCCCTTGAACCATCCGCCAATCTTGCTGGGTTTTTTTTCAGACGGGTTTCGAAGTGTCTCTGCTTGGCTGCGTGCCCAGTCTACCAAGGTACCTTTCCCCGTCTGCGTAAACAGACACTTCTCCTTGAGCTGCTTTGAGTCGTATTTGAATGTGACCTCTTTCGCGCACGAAAAACTGTTGTCCGAATGGGAGAGGACCACATTGTTGTTCCCCACGACTGCGATGCGCGCATGGATCTTGCGCGCTGTCCCTTCTTTTCTGGGCTCGTGCATCAACACCCACACACGCAACTCGAAATCATTGCCGAAGATCGAAGAATAAGTTCCCCGTACATGATCTTCCACAGAGTCGTACAAGTCAATGCCCTTCCCAAACTCGAGGAACGTCTTCTCTTTGTTTTGACTTGCTACAACTCTGTCCAACTTCATCGCGTAGTCGAACATCCCCAAGGCACCGACGGAAAATTTTTCGCGCGAAACCTGAACTGTCGGAGACCCTCCTCTGAAAGATGACGTGTCCAAACTCTCTTTGTCATCGTCATCGTCACCTTCGTCATCGTCATCGTCACCTTCGTCATCGTCAACGGTGACCGTGGCTTCAGAACCACCATCTTGTTCACTCTTGGCGCGTTCTTCCACTCGTTGCCTTTTGTTCGCCTGTGCCGGATTCTCCTGTTGCCCTGGCGTGGGAAACGGCTCCGCACGTCGCGCGATTCCGGTCTTGGTCGGTGTGGCCTGATTCTGATAGGCAATGACCGGGCTCAGGCTTATCGGACTGTCATTCGTCCTATTCTTCAATATAGTGTTGATGGCACTGAGCGACGCAAGCAGAGAGGAGTTAACGAAGATTTTGAGGGGGGATTCCTCCTCAAAAGATTGAAGTTCCTGCCGAGACGTCTCCAATTTCCCCAACATGGATCTCCACTGATCAGTCGTGGCGTTTGAACACATACTGACGAAACACCACGAGTATTTGTAAAAAAGTGGCGCTTACATGCTCTCACGCGCTTTGAAAGATAGCGCGACTGTACGGACAATGGGACGCGTTTGTGGTCTGTTGTGACAGACGAATACCTTGGGACGCGACCATTCTGTTCGTGAAGAACGACACGTCAGTATGCCGCCCGTGCGTCGCCCTGTATCTTCTTTATGGTGACCAGTGCACCGCGTATCGCCGTCTGGACGATGATCGTTGTCTCCTCGTCATGTTTTGTCTTTGTGTTTAACGCGCATTTCAACGCCTTCTCCAAGTGCTCTGCTACCGTCTTCCAGTCATCTTTCTTCGTCTTATCAGGATGCATCCCGTTTCTGTCGTACCTTTCGAGCGTCGGAGGCTGTGTGTGTCGAATACGCGGTGTTCGTATCCTTTTCCTTTTTTTTTGGCGATGACCGAGAACGTACGGACGGGTCGTAAGAGGACGCGAACGGATGTGTGGCACAGAAAAAATCTGATGCAAGCGTGCGAGGACGACACGGGACATTTGTCTGACGTGGGCGACTCTGATGATGCGTGTGAAAGCGAACCGTTCGTTGAAGATGGTTGCGATGAGGACAGTGACGCCGACAGTCTCGAATACGGTGTTCGCGTGCACGACGAAGAGGACATAGACGTTCGTGAAAACCCCCCGGTTGTTCTCTGTGAAGATGGGGAGGATGTTCTCACGCGAAAGAGCGTTGTGCTACGTCAGGGCGACGACGCACAGGGAGCGTGTCGTCTGTTTCCCGAGGATGACAGTTGCCTGTCGGATTATTATGTGTGATGACTGTAAAATGACGACTGAATCCTGGTCAGACCTGGATCTTGACGCAGTCAACCGTTTGATTGATATGCGTGGCGCCAACAATATCGTACAGAATTCGAAGACGGGACCAGTTGCGTTGGTGAGAAATGCCAGACGACAACAAATCCCTGAAACAGACGTTGACAATTGGCTTGAGGAGTCGTTGGACAAGTCTGGTCCACTTGAGTTTGTGAAGATGTCGCGTGAGTTTGGTATCCCGTCTGTCGACGTGAACGGGTTTATGTATCGGGTGTTCAATGTGCCGCCCTTGATTCCTTTGGGACGGGAGTTCAATGACATCCCAAATGTGAGGTCGCCGAACCCGAAGCACCAACTGAGTAACGACCAAATACTCAATCTCCTCCTCGTTCCAAACAAGAATACCCGGTCAAACGCAAAGCCGCCGGCGGCCAGTATGAGGACCTCGAACACCTCCACGAGGAACAGCAAGAATAAGACGACGGTTGCGTTGCGTGACGTGCAACTTGTGAAGAAAGCCCGGTCAAATGCAAAGCCACCGGCGACCAGTATGAGGACCTCGAACACCTCCACGAGGAACAGCAAGAATAAGACGACGGTTGCGTTGCATGACGTGCAACTTGTGCTCGCGTATGTCTGGGGTCTGAATCCGGTCACAGGAGAGAAAGAGCCTTCCACGAACAGAAGAGTTCGTTTTGATGCCCCGGATATCGAGCGGATACGAATACAGAATTCACTGCTCACTGAGTTGATTCATTTGAAGGAGAACCCATACGCTCGGCTCTTCGTCAATCTACGCGTCTTTGTGTTCAATGCCTTGGCGCGGGTACGTAGTAGTGTTCTGCAAGATTCACTGAGGAAAACAAACAAAGAGATACTTCTCAATAAAACCGACGAGGAAATCGTCAACGACGTGTTGATCAATGTGTCAAAAGAACTGGCGGAAGTAGATCCGTCAACTCGGAACCTCGTGAATATGAGCCTTCGTCCAAATGACCATACTCCGTTGGAGATCGACATGTCGAAAGGAAAGGATTCATGGGTATGGATGAAGACGAAGGAAGGACTTCAACGTCCTTGGACGTCGGCGCGAATGTATTTGTTTTGCCTTGGAATCACCCTGTACGGTCGTGGTGATAACGCCATCCCGAAAATCCGGAAGAAGTTCCTCCCAGATATGACCGACATCGCCATAAGAAACCGAAAAATCAGTTCTCAGGTTCAAGTGTCGAAGTCGAAGACGTCTCTTTCTGGGCCGCAGAAGTTGTTGGGAGGAGACGGGAGCATCACCGATGCCTATTTCGTAACCCAAGAACAACGATTTAAGGATGCCGTTGAATCTGTCAAGGGGGACAAGCAGACGCATTTGATTTACCGGGCACTGGCGAATTTCCAGAAGGAGATCATACCCGTTCGCGGCGTCAAACGCGGACGCGGTTGACGTGTGTGGAGGACGCGGCGGAGAGGACGCGACGGGGGCACATTTATCCACGCATTTATATGAATTAGAATTGACGCTGTTCTAATTTATGCTAATTGATGACGATTGATACACGTTGACTCGTTCATCACGTGAATACGTATACGCGCCCGCATAATAAGAAGGTGTCGGTATGTCAGAGTTTCGGCCAACGGATATATTCAAGACATCGCTGGGCGAGTCGCTGCTCTCTCGTGTTCAGATGGACGCATCCAGCGCGTTACGTGAGTTCAAAAAGGTATCTGAAGTCGCCGATGAGAGGAAGGAGACGATACAGCGATTGACGGACCAGATTACTCGTCTGGAAAAACTGGTAAGAGAGTTGCAGATGAGCATCACGCCTCCGCGTATGGTGGACGTGAGTGCCGCGGATTCGAAACCCAAATCCGCTGATGGACATAAGAAGTTGCGGCCTATTCGTCGCAAGAAGCGAAAATCCACTCAAGGAGATGGCAAAGACCAGGGGTAAACCAGGGTACGTGGATGCACTTTTCCCGCCTAAATGTGTCCAGCGTACCCCCCATGAGGGCCGTACTTTGCCCAAATGATGGTAAACTAACACCCTACAGTACTAAACTCGAGTTTAGTTCGTAGGATAGCGGCCATGTTTAGAGATTTTTGGGATTCCAGGGCCCCAGACCAGTCGGATTGGGGTTCCAGGAAGTACGAGCCCCGGCTCCCATATGATCCCGAAACAGGCAGTGGAGTTAGTTTATCGGACAAAAAGAGGTGTTTTTCGGTCGAATTCGTCGATTTACCGTCCATGGTACCGTGTAGCGCTTATGTTGATGATGACTTCTGGACGAATAAATAAATAAATTCTTTATTTTTTAGCATACTATAAGCATATAAGGATTCAAGGATGTCACTTTCACTGTCACAGCGTCTGCACCATGCCTGGAAGGTGGAAGAGTCCATCTACGGGCGTACAACCACGACGCACCCCCGCAACCGCAACCAGTTCAACTTCTGCTGCGAGACAAACAAACGCATCTATGACGCAATATCAACGCATCAAATGACCACCGACGCACAAACCGTGTTCCGTGGTCTGCAGTATGCGGCCACGTACGATCGTGAACTGTATTCGTCGAACCTGTCGGTGACCGAGAACATGTTCATCGACAGGTTGTTCGATGTGGTCGCCGAATGGGACAGGTCACAAATCGCGTCGTTGTGGTACTGCAAGTTGGTCGGCGACGTCGAGACGACGCTCTGCAACGCGATCCCACTGACGTACAGTTCGACGATCTTCTTTGCGGATCGGACCATACATGACACGCTCACGTCCTCACTGGACGACACGACGAGCACGTGGTCTCGTCACGAACTCATCACCAGCACCCAGTACGTCCAATACGCCCACGCGTTTCTTCGGATGCTGAATTACGGTATGATGAGAGTATGATCGCGATTTATATTTGGACTTACGGTATACGATGCACCGTGACCCGGAGGTGACAAACGTCGTCGGCATGCCCCGAGATGGGCTGATCGTCTACTCATCAGAAAAAAGCAACTGCACCCAAGTCGTTGAGACCACGCTCGAACGGTTGGGTCTTCTCCAGACCGCCAAGGACCACAGTCCGTGGGTCCACGACTGGCGATGGAACGTGTACAAGCCCCGAAACAGGGTGACGGTTTCCGAGATCGCAACGGCCAAACGGCAGGGGTGCATTACACTGAAGTTTGTGAGGGACCCCGTGGACCGGTTCGCATCGATGTACACACGGTACAACAAACTGGGTCTCAAAGGGGTCGCGTCCGGGTTGACGGTCGATCAATTCATCTCCAGGCTCTCGACAGAGAACCTGTTGCGGTACACGGACACCCGCTTCGACACACATTACCTGAGCCAATCGTTTGACGGCGAGATGGATGATATGTGGACGGAAGTCATTCACGTGGAAACACTGCGATCAGCCAGTGAACGTCAACGGCTAAAAGAGACATACGGTCTCATCTTCGACGCAAACTTCACGTCGGAACACTGGACGCATGCTACCAAGGAATCGTTCACTTCTGATCAGCGCGAGCGCATATTGACGCTGTACGAAATGGACACATCGTACGCGCTCTCATAATTTGTTGTCGTATACCATGAACAACGAAAGGAAACCACGCACTATAAGGCTCACGCCCAAGGCAATGCAAATGGCCAAGCAGTTGGGGGTGCCAAGGAAGTACATGCAAAAATTTGGCAACCTTCTGCCACCCAACAGGTCGATCAAAAACGCGTACCAACTGCTCGATATTCTCGAGAATAATCAGTTCAAAAACATGAGCATGAAAACGAAGAACGGGATCATGTTTCGGTACATCATGACACGAAACAGGGGCGTCCTCCCTGCGGTGCGCACGAACAATCGCACGAACATTCAGGCTCGTCTGAGACCCACCCGTTCTGCACCATCCTTAAAACGGCCTCGATCGAACACCTCCAACACTGCATCGTCAAAACGCCGTGCATGAACAACTGCTGCTGCCTGTAAACGACCCGAGATAAAACCCCGATGAATGGTATCAGGATGTCAGTCAACAGGATCTCTACGGCGACGGTCCGCGTCGATCCACTGAAACGGGACAGGAACGTCTATCGAGATACCAACGAGTACCACGTCGAGTTCGATAGGACATACAACGGCGTGGTGGCAGTGGACCTCGAATACGCTTCGCTTTCCAAGACGGAACCCGCCATCTCCAGCAGAAACGATACGCTGGTGTACCGCGTCGGAACGTCCCAGCGCATGACCACCAGGATTCCGCGCGGGGAGTATACGGTCGACCAACTCGTCTCGGAGTTGACCACCCTCCTCACGGCAGATGGACTGGGATTGACCGTCGTCTACGATGATCAGACGCGCAAGTTGACCTTTTCGGCGGGGAGCGCGTTCACACTGTACATACTGGATTCGACCGCCCGAGACGTGCTGGGACTGTCCACGCCCGAACCCATCGTGACAAGCACCACCAGTGCTCCATACACCTACACATGCGGCGCGTCGCCAGACACGCGAGGCGTCAAGTACGTCATCTTCCGGTCGCCGGATCTGCTCGACCGCGAACTGGGGATGGTGGATCTACAAACGGACCCACAGACGTTCGTCAAATATCCTCCACACGTCTTCAAGAATTACATGCAACGGTTGCGAGGTCTACGCATCAGAGTGGAGCGGGAAGACGGGTGGCTGTACGAAACGGACGGGACCAACCATCTCCTCGTCTTTACCATCAAATATTACGACGATGCCACGCAACCCGAACTGCTGGCGGATATCGTGTAACAACACCATCAATCCAACAGCCGTCCTCCATCAAACGTACGTCAACACGGCCTCGGCAGTTTCGTCGTCGTTGAGATGTCCCCACATGCCCATCTTGGCTCGCAGCGAATCGTCACCGAACAGTTTCACCACGTGATCCATTTTCTTCGATTGCAACCGAAGCACGTGCTCGTCGATGGTGTCGCGGGCGATGATCTTGTGGACCGTCACCTTATGGTCGCACCCGATGCGGTGTGCGCGCGCCACCGCTTGAAGTTCAACACTCGGTGTCCAGTCGGGAGACAGCATGCACACCGTGTCGCTCGATTGTAAATTCAATCCCACACTACCGACCGTCACGTTGATCACCAAGACACGCCGCTCCGTATCGGATTCGCTCACGTCGTTGAACCACGTCGCGAGCATGCCTCGTTCCTGTGACGAGGTTTGACCGTGCATCTCGCGAACCATACACCCCGACCGCTCACATGCCATGGAAACGACACCCATCTCGTTTCGATGATGCGTGAACACCAGGATTCGTCTGGCATTCTTGTCTTCCACGATTTCCATCAACTTGAGCAGTTTTGCCCCGACGCCGATGGCAGTGGCACCAACGAACTCCACGCTCACGATGCACTGCTGCAACATGGTCACCGTCTTCAACACATGCTGTCTACCCTCCTCCGAACACGTCTCGGTGCCCCGCCTGACGATCTGATTGTACACGGCCTTTTCGTGCTGTGTCAGGTCCACCAGGTGTGTTTTGACGTCGCACGGCGGAAGTTTCAGACGTTCGCAGCCCAAGGTATCGTACGTGCGACGCAATATCATAGATTCGACGGCGAACGTTGTAGGCAGGGTAGGCACGCCGGCAATCCAGCAAGCCAACGTCCTCACGTCACGCGGCCGAGACATCAACGGTGTCCCGGTGATGACCCAACGCGTATCGGACGAAATCGACGACACGCACTGGTACGTCTTCGATTTCGCGTTCCTGATGCGGTGTCCCTCATCCAACACCACGCGGTTGAACTCGATATCGAACGACATACGTTGGAGGTACTCGTACGTGCACACGACGATGGGGTGGGACAACGGCGCGCGGCGGATATCGTTGACTGAGCCGTACTTGTCCGACAAATGCACGCACTTTATATCCGTGATTCGACGTATCTCCTGCACCCACTGGTCCGTCAACGATTTCGGGACGACCACCAACGTCGTCGCGACGGGATTGGCACAACAGAGAGCAATCATCATCATGGTTTTGCCCAACCCCATCTCGTCGGCCAGTATCCCTCCCCGGAGCACCCCGCCGGCGAAGGCGGGCCGATGTTCTCGTTCCATCATCCATCGGACGCCATCGTGTTGGTGGGGGAGAAGACGCGCGTTCAACTTGTACCGTCCCAACGACTCCTCGGAGCGAGCGACATGGACGTCATCGTCGGTCGACATGGCGGACGGCGCAAACGATTCGCTGTATCCTGTGGACTCTCTCTTCGTCGTAAGAAGTGGTAGATCGAACGATTCGGCAGGTTGTGTCTTACACGCCCCGCAAGTAGTCGTCCAACATATACAAAAGTGTGTTGCCGCGTCGCTCCGACTGCTGGTGCATACGGGCGTCGCGGACCTGCCCGAGCGTGGACACAAACTCGTACAACTCATCTTCGACGTCCGCGGCGTCCGATAGGTCTTCGTCGATCGTGCCTTGCACCAGTCTGCCCCAATAGTAACACTCCTCGAGAAGGTCCGTCGCAGACCACTCGCGGTCATTGTAACCCGTCACCGTCATCCCATCGCGCACACACCGAACGGCCAAGCGGATGTACGTCGCCAAGAACGTACACACTTGATCCAATTCTTGAGTCGTCTCGATAAATGGAGGAAGAGATTTATACAGACAAGATGGCGGACGAATCAAACGCACCTTTGGCGGGACGATGACATGTCTCGCCACGGTTAAAAACATTTCGCTATGTCAAACACATCGCATGAGTGCAGCAGTTCTCCTCGTATTCATTTTCATTTGTTTCTGTCTGTTCTCCGCCGTCGCGGCAGTCGGAGTCGTCATCATCACCAAGAAACCCGACACATCGACCGACCCACCGAAAGGCGGCGCCAAAGAAACCGTCGAACTCAAGCACGGGTGGAAGTACGTGCTCTCAGACGGCACCAACTACCTCGCATACGACTTTGACGACAGCAGGGACAAAGGCAAAATGTGCAACGCCGCCACCACGACGGACAGGGACAAAGCGGCACCGCTCAAACTGACGAAATCGGGATCGCAATGGATCGTGGCAACGGACTGTGATCAGGACGGGAATTACACGTCGTATCTCACGGCGGGCAAAGATCTCATCGAAGCCAAGAACAAAGATGATGCCAGCACCCAGAAGTGGACGATCGATTGCACACCAGACGGATGCGGATTCAAAAACGACTCGAAAGGATGGCTCAACGGAACCTTCGACGCGCCCACCTGGCTCACGACCAACAAACGTCTCTCATTCGCAAAACTCTAATGCCACTACCGTAAAACACCTCGTGATATGACAGTATCGATCGCCGAGCGACTACAGCGTTTGAATCGCGTCCCACAGTACGAACAGCGGTACGTGCGTATCGTCCGGACTGACCGGGTAACGGGCCGCTTTCCATGGAACGTCAACGAAGACTCACACACCAACATCGCGTCAAGAATGCAGAACTCCAGCATGGTACGAGGTGAGACGGTCCCTCATGACGGCATCCAATGCAGCCGCCGCATTAGGTATCAAACCTTTCGATTCCTTCACGGGGGACGTCCGACGGGACGCCATCGAGAACATCGTCCACCGCAAATTCAAGGGGAACGTGGCCACACGCCACGGCGTAAAATATGAAGACAGTGTGCGGGATATGTTTGATGCGATCATGGGCAAACACACGACAGAATACGGCCTTATCATACACGGGGACGTGCATGGCAAGGAAAAGGGACTGCCGTGGCTTGCGGCATCGCCAGATGGGATCACCTCTCAAGGAGAGATGGTGGGTACTGACTCGACCGTCGTGTGCTCGCCCTGACTCTCTCTCACACGCGTCTTTTCTTTCGCTCGTTCGCCAGGTGGAAATTAAGTGTCCCTGGCGACGACAGATCGTCCCGGGAGAAGTGCCTCACCATTATCTGCCGCAAATTCAGTGTCAGTTGCACGTATGTGACCTCGACATCGCATACTTCGTGGAATGGCAACCTGCCCATCTCAGCGACACCAACACGGAAGTCATCAACATCGTCCCCGTGCCGAGGGATACTGCATGGCTCGAACGTCACTACGACGAACTGAAGGGGTTTTACGACGAACTCATGGAAGAACGGAGGAACTGGGTCCCGCCACCGCCGCCCGTCTGTCTGGTTCGCGATGACCTATACGATGACCTCCTCGCGACGAAAAAGCGACCTCGCCTCATGTTCCAAAGCGATAGCGAAGATGAAGACAGAGCACCCTTGTTCATCGATGATGTGTAATACCGATGTTTTTACACACCACCGAATAGGACCGTCCCCGCAAACGATGCCATCATCGCCATCCCGCCACCCACAGCAACCAAGACACCCGTGGACGTCCCCCTCGACCCCCCGCCGGTCGGCTCCCGACCAGTCTCCGTCGCGGACCTCCGACCATCGACGCGGACCGGGGTTGTCGGTATCGTGCGCATATGAGACCGACTGGCTTCCTGTGCAACTTGGCGCGCCTGTATCATCATCATCTGTGCCTTCTCCTCCTGCTGTCTCGCCTGGATTCGCTCCTGTGCCAACGTCGACTCAGCGGCTTTAAGTTCCTGGTCGGTTCGTTTTTCGGTCGTTTTGATGCTCGCGAGTTCCTTCAAGATTAAGTCGACCTGACGACGATTTGCTACCACGACACCGTTCGGTCCACCGGCCTTGAGATTTTGTACCGTTCGCACCAAACTCTGTGCTTTACTGTTCAACTCCTCCTTTGTCTCCCGCAAATTATCCACAACCTCTTCCGCAATTTTCGCTTTTTCTTCCGCCTTGCGCAGATCAAGGTTCTCTCGTTTCAATTCCTCAATCGTCGCGCGTAGTGTGCGTATCTCGTTATTCAGTTCAGTCTGACGAACCATCATAACGTTGACTTCATCCTGTTTCGCCTTCGCCTCGGCGGCATTCTCGGCCAACGCGCGGGCACTCTCGGCCAACTTCTTCTCCGAGGATTCCTTCAACGCCGAAAACCTGGACTCTAAGTCCTTTAGTTTCGCGGCGAGTTGTTGTGAAAGTTCCGTTTGCTTCTCCAGTTCAACGACGACATTATTCATCTCGACGATCACACCGTTCAATTCACTGATCTTCTCCTCTTTCACAGTCAACACGCCTCGAAGCGTCTCGAGTTCCTTCGTTGTCTCGCCAAGTTCGTTTTTGAGGGAGTCGATTTCATCATTTGATATGCCGAGGGAACGCGCCTGTATCGCCACAGTCAACGCCAACTCATTGCGTGCACTTTCCATTGTCTCTTTCTGTGTCGCCACTATCTTCAACTCGCTTTCCAAGTTGACGATGTTTTGGGACATCTCATTGATCTTCTTTTCATAGGCTTGCTCACGTTGACCGAGTTCCTCAACTTTTTGGCCCAGCGACCGCAGGGCAGCCTCCTGTCCTTGTACCTGACCCCTCAGGGTTTTTTCTGTATCAGCGGCCACATACGCCGCGGCGTTCTGCCCTTCCATCTGCGTTGTCAGTTCCTTTTTCAGTTTCGCCAACTGGTTTTCTACAGTCGCCTTCTCGGCTAGAGCCTCGTCACGGGCCCTTTCCGCCATTTGGACTTTTACCTGCAACTGACTTACAACTTCGTCTTTCTCCGCCAATTCACTCGCTAAAGTTTCAAGTTGACTCGCCGACTCCTCAACCAAGCTCTCCAATTGTTTCAGTTGGTCCAGCAACTCATTCTTCTCCTCCTCAGAAACGGCCTGCGTTTGAGCCGATTCGTTACTTTCACTGACCCGCTGCTGCAACTCGACCACGGTTTCCCTCAAGTCGGTCATTTCCACCAAGGAAGATTCGGTGACTTCTTTTAAAGCGGCTGCCGTATCATCCAACTTCTTCTTCAGGGTCTGGATAATCACAGTTTTTTGATCTTTTTCCCGGTGCAACGCGACATACTGTTGTCCCAACTCGTCTTTCAACACTTGCAACGCGGATCTACTAAATTCAAGTTCAGCGATCTTAGATGATTTCTCGGTCAACTTGCCGTTCAAATCCTGGATGGTAAGATTTGCGGCTTCCAAACCAGCCTTCAATCGGGCGATCTCGTCAGTTTGACCAGAAGAAAAACGCGTCAACTCCATTATCTGTTCATCTTTTTGCGTCAATTCAGCACGAAGTGCGTTCACCGACGTGGCGTCCCCGGTCCTTTCTTGCAAGAGACCCTCTATTTGTGCCTGTAACTGAATCTTGTCTTTCGTCAGTTGATTTATAGCATCACGGCGCTCATTCCTCTCTAGTACAGTAGCCTCGTATTTTCGCTTCACCTCGAGGAACACTTTCTTCATTCGTGCGTCGATGACGTCCGAACTCAGATCGTTGATGACTAGTTCGGAAGTCTGCATGAAAGCCTGTGTATTCGCACCCAAATCCGTCATCAACTCCTTGAGTTGGTCCAGGAAGACGTTGATGCGCCTTTGATTTTCTTCCGAAGT